TAGTTGATGAGCCTTGATCATTGATATCAACATTTGAGCTAATATCATAATTGACATACATTTGATTTTGTATACTAGGAGAATCATTCGTCACTTGACCATACGCTAAAAGATTAACTTTATTTGATAATAATTGTGGCGTTGGAACAGACTTATATTCAGAATATTTATTTAGATTCTTAAGAGTGGTGTACTGTAATCCAAAATTGATTGTGTTAGTGCCAGTAACATACTTTTCTACTTTTAATCCAATTCTAAAATATTTTGAATTTTGAATATAAATAGTAACAAGATCACTATTTGATAATTTTTTATCAAAAACTACACATCCATTTTTTCTGTCTAATATATATGTATTTCTTACAATAGAATTATTTACATATATGACAACATCACTATCGTAAACCCATGATCCATTTCTTGCAAAATATGTTTTGTAATCAGATGTAGATGTTGATTCACCAAATGCTATGTATCTGTTTCCATCTGCATCAAATTGAATTGATTTTTGCCTAGATGGAAAAATACCATTTCTGCTTGCAGAGATTAATTCATAATCATTCCAATTTGTTGAATTGCCTCTACATATGCCCCAAGAAACATTGATATTTTCATTATTTGAAATATTTTCTGCTAATATATATTCATCTAGAATTCCATCAACTTCATATGCATCAGTAAAATAATACTTGACTGCGGGTGTAGTTTCAACATAATACAGTGAAGTAACACTTGGTAAAATTCGATCAGTTCCATCCCAGCCTTCAACTAAATTAATTCTAAATTGAATATTAGTAATAAATTTTTTCAAATTATAAGCTGTAGCACTGGATAAAGTTATCCAAGATGAATATTTTTTTCTATCAGTGGAAAATCTAAACTCTACCAAACACGATGAACCTGAAGGCTGAGTAAATGTAGAATTAACTGAAGAAATATATTTAGCATCAGAAAAGTCAATATCTCTTGTCCAGGTGCCTCTAAATATTTCATTAGCACCATCGTGTAATAATAAATCTTGTATATCAGACCAATCATTAGCAGATTGTGCAATATAATATTGACCATTAGAATTAACAACTACTGGCAAATATTTAGCTTGAGATGTTGAATCATTGGTTGAAATAAACAATATCTTGAATCCCAAACCTGACCAGAATTGACTAGTATATTTTAAATAATTATCTACATCAATAGATTCAAAGTCTGAATTGTCTGTTAATACAATCAATAGAGGAGTATAAGATTTTGCCCATGTTTCTAACAAAAATTTACTTGCATTTTCACTGTTTGTGATATCAGCAGACGTACCGTCCCAATCATTCAAAAGAGTATTTGAATCATAAGTGCTTTGCAAATCAGTCAATCTTAAAGCTGATATATCGTCAAGATAATTAACAATGCTATCAACTGATGAAGTTCCTAAATTCATTTGAACTACAGAATCTTGATTCAATGAATTCATACACAAGTTAAGACCTTCTTGTAAATTTTTTGATATACCCTTAGCATTCAATTCATTGATGATTAATTGAACATTATTGTATACAGTGGTAAATCTGGATGTCTTTTCTTTTGTAGTATCACCTAACATCCAAACATCAAATGCTGAGAAAGGATATTCTGTTACACCAACAGTTCTTGTAGTTCTATTCGAAATTTCAGATAAAAGATTACCCAGCCCAGTTTTATATATTGATGATGAGAAATTGCTCATCGAAGTAGTATCGTCAATCAATACTGATACTAAGAATTTGGAATCTAATGTCAGAGAACCATCATCTTTAGACAATGTGCCTAAATGATACCCTTCGTCCCAGTTATTAGTGCCTGAATAATAGCCTATTGCAACATTTGTTTCAGATGGTGTTGACAGACCTGCGTAATGAATTTTGAAATAAAAATCATAATCTTCACTTCCGTATAGATTAGCCCAAGACCCACTATATTTATATATAGCTTTGCCACTTGTAAATGCAGTATTAGATTTTTTCCATCTCATTACTGAAATACAACTCGAAGATAGAGATTCAGCAATGACCAATGCTAAAGTAGTACTTGCAGTCACTGAATAATTAAATTCAAAATTGATAAAATCTTTTCCAACAATTTGTGAAGGAGAGTATGTTGTTGTAGATGTTGCTACCAGTGTATTTGGTAAACCACCAGACACACTATATAAGTACGCTCTTACTATATTGCCAGTTAAAGAATTTTGATAAAATGGATCAACAATCGTATTATCCACATCTAAAAATACACTAACTTTATCTACTGTATCATTAGAACTTCTAGATATAAATGTTTGAGCTAAAAGATTTCCAGCAGTTAGTACGTCTGAAAATCTAACACTGTTTGTCGGGTGTGAATCAAACAAAACTGGTTCGGAACCATCTGCAGTTTGATTGCCAGATTGATACCAACTATCTCCATCATCGATAGAGTACCAAATACCATTAGAAGTACATGCAATAAGAGCATTTACATCTACAGTTGATAATCCATCCGTGTATGTCGTAGATTCAATTTTCAAATCATTGACAACTAAAAACTTATTATTGAATCTTTCTGCTGGATAAAAACTATTTCCCTCATCAAAAGATCTATAAACGCCTCTATCAGTACCGATAAATATTTTAGACTTTCCAGGTTTTATTCCATCTTCTGAATCTGAAGTCGTTAAAACAAAACAATTACAATCGATTCCATCTAAATATTTAGTTTCAATTTCGTAATTAATAGAGTTATCAGGGTAACACCATTGCCAATTTTTAATTTTCAACAAACCATTATCAGTTAACACAAACAATGATGTTGGATCCAATTTAGCGGCAGGTATTTTTGGCGTTTTAAGTGGTCTAAAGCCTGCTTTGTAATATTTTATATCCGATGGCTTATTAGAACCTAACATTTCTCTAGATATCATTGCTGGAGAAAATGTAGAAGTATTGGCAGAATCAATGACCGAATATATTCCATCATTTGTGAATAATAATATTGTATCAATGTAAGATTGAGTATTTGATATTACTTTTATAATATTTGTTTTGAGCTGACCATACACTTCGATGCTACTGTCAATATTAGCATTATCAGACTCGAAAGAATTAGTATTGGAAATTGTTCTTACAAAAGAAAATCCATCCGACTTACCATAAGATGAATAATTGAAATTACCCCAAACACCTTCATCATAAGAAAACTGCTGCTGAGTAAAAATATTACTTTGAATCCATGTGCCAGTAGAGCTTCTTGACCATTGTCCTTTTTCAGTTCCTACAATATAAGTGTCATCAAATAATCTTTTAAGATAATTTACAGTTTTGGAATTGTCTAGTAATGTTTTTTGAATCCAAGTGCTACCATTGTATTCCCATATACCTTTATCTGTAGCGACAATTAATCCATTCCCATCTTTTGAAAAATTTTCAATTGCATACACAGTGACAGGATCTGATATATCTTCAGTTGGGGCAAATTCTGTTCTAAATGTAATTTCTGAGTTTGTGTCGTCAAGCACTGAATTATTATCAAAATCAGAAATTAATTTGATATTTTTTAAGCCTCTTGAATCTGATTGAGCAAATGGTGCTGAAGGCAATACATCAAATATTCCACTTACATTATCTTCCAAAGAAAGTGCAAGCTGCAAAGTATTAAGATTATTCAAAGAAGTTAGATTGTATGGTAACTTACTCTTGATTTTATATAGATCAGTTTCTATAGATGGTGATATGCCAGATTTAACAGAATAAACTTCGGATCCAGAAATGAAAGTTATATTGGAAACATCTGTTCTTGCAAAATTCAAAGTAACTTCAACTGGATTTTTAGTGTTATCAATTGAATCCACATAAAGAATTTCTTCATTAACTCCATCAGTTACTAATAAAATGTCAGTAGAACTTACAACAGTTGATGTTAAATACAAAATCATATCGTTGGGCGAAAAATCTTGGAATAATTTTGATACAGCAATGTTAGATTTTTTATTTACAGACAAGATTTCATTATGATTTCGTTGCCCAACATTTGATAGATATGGATTATTTCTTGCTATAGAAACTTTGACATTGTTTATATATTGAAGGCTTATTGAATTGATAAATCTTATTAGTCCAATTGTATTATCTGTTGTGTAAGGAATGTTAGATGGTATAGAATTTATATAAACAGTAACTCTTGGTTTGTTCAATACAGAATAATTCCAAGGTTCTATATAAAAATCTTTATATTCTCTTTCATATAAAAATACTTCTCCAAAATCTTGAGAAGAAGTAAACTCTACAAGTTGAAAATTGTTATAAAAATTATAATTTGAAACAATGTTTGAATTAATATCAAATACAGCCAACTCATCATTTGATAAAATCATATTTTCAATTCTTATCCAAGGCTGAGAATCTATGTTGGCTACATTGTTTATTGATTCCCACAAAAAGTCAGTGTTTTGATATAAACCATTTGTCGTAGATACAATAGTTATCCCATCTGAAGTTGAATTATTATAACTTGTAATAGAATTAACATTTCCCATATATGGAGCGTCAAATATTAATTCTTTTGTAGATGGTAATTGTCCATATGCTCCAGATTCAGTGATAAGAGCTAGACCTTCAGAATGTGCAATAATATATTGTTTAGTTACCTGATTTGAATCTTTTTCAATAACAGTTTTTATCTGCGGGGTAACTCCATAAGTGGTTGTTGACACATTGTAAATAGCAGCATAATAAATATCCCAGATTATATTGCTAGTACCCAATACATAAGAACTTTGATATCTAATGAACCATGCTGAATTTGCATTCGTATTGCCATTTTCAACTATTGCATATTTACAATAAATTATTTCAGAGCTTGAATTTAAATCAGAAGCTCTAGACCACGCACTAACAGATGCAATATATATTCCATTTTCACTTGCATTGGTTTGGTTTTTGACTAAAACTCTGTCACCAGCAGAAATTGCATATCCATCTATTGTGCTGAGACCAGACAATGTAATATTTTCTACAGTTGCACAAATACAATTGGTGTATGAACCAGCATTGATAGAAAAAGGTAAATCCCAATATTTATTTGATTCAAAATCATTATATTGAGCTGTATGGGTTATATATACTGTTGAATTATTCCACCAAATAATATTATTTTTATCAACATTATTTGTACCAGATTTGATCCAAGTGATTCCCCTAACTGTGCCAGAAAATTTCTCTTGAATACTTTTGTATGTTCCAGCATAAAGACCATTAGATCCAACATAAATAGATCTATCGTAAAGTACTAAATCTTGTTCTCCTGCAACAATATCCCTGTTTTCTGTGACAATCTCAGTTACAGTATTGACATTACTAATTGAAGATATAATATTTCCACTAATGTCTTTTATTTCATTTACTTTAGAATATTCCCAATTTTCATCAGCTGTATTTTCTAAAATTCTTGCTGAATAAAGACCACTATCTGTAACAGCATATAAATATGTATAGTATTCAAAAATATTTACATCAGTTTGAATTTTATCAGTGGAAACATAAAAATCATTTACAAATATTTTTGATCCATTTGAATCTAATGGTGATTTTTGTATGTTCCAAGATTTGGATAATAAGCTAGTTTTATAAATATTTCCAAAATTTGTCAATACATAAGTTTCTTGAAAATAATTGGTTAAATCAGATGTCAAAAGATTGTCTAAAATTTTAGATGGAAATCCATAATCAGAATAATAATTGGAAACGTTTTTTATATTTTTGAAAGTATTATCACTTTGGAACATTCCATCATTAGTTCCATAAATAAATGTATTCAAATTTAAAGATTGGTATACACTTATGACATTGGTATTATATTGTAAATCAGATAATGTATTTTCTGGGTAATAGAATTTTCTTCCAGGAGTTTGAACTAAATATTTACTTGGACTAAAATTTGCTGTAGTGTTAAAAACAAAATCTGAGTTGTGGTCAAGATTTTTTATCTTTGATTGACTTAAAGTACCTTTGCTAAATTTAGATGCATCAATATTAATTTTAGAACCATCTAAACTATTGATAACTTCGTTGCCAATTGAATCAACAATCACTTCTACATCTTGAACATTGTAAGAAGCAATTGATGGTACAACTGAACTAAATACAATACTTCCTGAGTCTGGATCTAATGTGTAGTAATTATCTTGCTGAACTAAAGATAATATTTGCACTTCTCCAGGCAAATATTGAAATCTGTTCCATGAAAAGTTTTTATAGACAGAAGAGCTTGAACCATTTCTATATTCTAAAGTTCCATCAGTCAATTGGTAATAAACACTATGAGATAAAGATCCAGTAATTTTATTACCACTAGAATCAATGATAAACAATGATTTTTGATTTACATTTAAAAGAGTGATAGATAATTTCTTATTTGATTCAATACTATTCTTTAAAAATATTTTGCAAGGAGTTGACTCAAAGTCAATCACATAGTCATTTTCAGAAAGTAAAACATTATCTAAATAAACTTTTGGTATTCCATAAGTAGATGAATAAACAAAATCTGTATCATCGCTATTCTTTAGGATGAAAATTGTTGATGCTAAATCAGTTACAGAATTGTAATTATTTACACAATTAACAATGGTAGATGTTGATAAGTTAATTTGTGTTGGATTTGAAATATTTCCTAAATGTTTATGAGTCAAATAACTTTTTCTTAATGACTCTTGAAACTCTCCAGCTAAATCACTTAAGTTTTGTTTTCTGTCTTCATAAGATATGGTATTGACTGTTGGAAAATTATAAAGTATTGAGGTAGACCCGCATGAAACTGTAGCAAGATAAGTTACATTATTTCTAAGGTCATAATTTGAATCAGGAGGGAAAGGACAGGATATTTTGCATATCTCATCCTTTTTAGTACCAATTAAAGATTCTGCCCAAACAAAATATTCATTGGACTTGGTCAATCTAAAATAATTATTTACTTCAGTTTTTGCAGCAAAAGAATCTACAATTCCGTAACCGGGAAGTACTTTAATACATTGCTTAAATGCATCGTCAAAATATAAACTTGTAGTACCTAATGTAAACGCAATTCCAGAGATAGTACCTAACCAAACTGTTGATGTATTAGCAGATCCACCAGAAACATAAACTACAAAATTTGAGTTATATTTTGTTGAAGAATCTAGTACAGAGTCTCTTGTCCAAGTTCCATTTGTTCCAGAACCTAAAGTTGATACGTAATAAACACCATTTTGCGATGCCGTAGATTGACTTTTGACTAATATTTTGTCATTTACAGAAAGACTAATGCCATCTAAAGTATTAGGTGCTCCACCGGAAAGGCTCACATTAGTCGTAGTTCCAGCTGCACAAATATTTTGAGATGAAAAACTCAACCCTAATGAAACAAATCTTTGAGCAGTGTCACTTGAAAAATTATTTAAGTAGTTTGATATTAAGCTTAATTGATCAGATCTGTTTTCAGTTAATTTTTCAACTGTCCAGCCATCAATTACTCCAGAACCAACAAAATCAAACGAACGTTTAAGTTCGTTTTCAATTGTGAGCATATTTTCATAATCAAAACCTGGAAACCATTTATCGCCAAATTTTGAATATAAAAAATTATATACAGATGTCCTATCAGCCATATTTACCTACAAGGTTGGCATGAATTTAATATCATCACTGCCAATATCAAGTTGAACTGCAAAATCATAAACTACAGAAGGATTGTTTCCTACAGATGTAAACAATATTCCAAATTTAATTTTATTAGATGGTGTATCTAACTCAAATGACTTATTTGGTGTGATAGGAGTGTATTTATTAAAATCATAAATATCAGCGGTACTATCACTTGTTATATATCCATATGTTATAGTTCCATTATTTAAGAGCTCATTACTAGTAAGCAATCCTCTTTTTATAGTTGGAGAATTTGTATTGTAGTCAGATGTATCAAAAATCTTTGTGAAATAATAACTTGCAGTTCCAGCTACATATGTAATTGTAGTAGAAATTACTTCGGGTGAAATATTTTTTGTTGCAGATATTAGTTCAAACTTATACTGTAACCATTTTCCATTATAAGATGCAATGTTAGCTGACAATGTTGAAAAAGGTGGGGTGCCTGTGTCATTGTTAATATAAGATTCTTCAGTTACAAGTTCCCATGTATTATTTAAACACTCTGTTCTTGTGTCGCCACTTCTTACGTAAATCTTAACTGCAGTACCAGAATCTAGCCCTTCAAGTACCACACCATCCAGTAAATTCAATTGATATTTGTTTGTTACTAATGTAGTAAGAGTTGACCATTTAACAAGTGTAGGCACAAAGAATGGCTGCGATTCATAAATTCCAGATTCTCTAACTTGCCTGTCTGGACCATAAATCGCATAGTCTCTAGCATTGGGTGTGTAAATTACTCTCGTATCTAAAGAATAATCATCATTCTTCTTAATCTGATAGATTTTTCCATTTGCCTCATACAGCTCTTGAGAAATTTTATCTGTCAAAATATCATATGTATTTCCAGAAGAATCAACAGTTATACCATGAATATTTCCAGCTTCGTCTTTAAATCTTACATAAACATTTCTTACTTTAGATTCATAAGGTACGGGATCAAATGAATAAACAGCGCCATCACTGCCTACTCCATAATATGATGTAGAAGATTGTAAAATATTTTTGATTGCATTTGATCTTACAAACTGACTTGCAGGCACAACTTGATATCCTAGAGTTCCTGTAGTGTCATTCCACAAAAGCTTCAACGATGGAGTTGTCGAATTTGAAACAAAAGCATCTAAGTCAAAATCTATCAAATCATTTTCAGCCACTGTGAATGTGCGATTTGAAACCAAGCTTTGATCAGAGCTGATTACTGTTGAACCAAAACTACTTGTTACTGCAGTTCCGCTAAGGTTCAAAGTCAACCCCATGTTTGATATTGTTTTAAAACTATAAACTGCATCTTTTTCAGCTTTTATAGCTCCTTGTAATCTAACTCTAGAGGAAGATCCAAACCCAGACAATGAAAAATCATTGTAATTTATAGCATCTGCTTGCAAACTCAAGGTCTGATATGTAAAAGATTCTGTGTCAGAAACATCAGCACTATAAGATGTTGAATAATTGTTGAATTTTTTCCATGTTTTGTTCAAATTTGATACTGTCTTGTCAAAGGCAGTAATAGTTTTGAAAGTATCTAAAGATTTTATATAAACAGAAGTTTTCGCATCTGCTGCAATAAACAAATATTCACCAGTTGTGTCATCAGATATTGAATATATATGATCTGAATTAACATCATGAATTTTTCTCCATGATGTGGGAAGAGAATTTACAAATGGTAATTCCCAAATTTCTCCGCCCCTAAATCCAGCAACCATCGAAGTTCTTGCTGTTGATGGGGACAAAACTTCAACATTATCAAAAGTTGAAGATAATGTTTGTGTCCAATCATTTCCATCATATTTGTAAATTGAAGATGAAGATGATCCAAAAACATTTCCTAAACCTGCAAAAAGATTAAATTTATATGCAGAAAGAGAAGAAACAAATTCATAATCGGCAAAATCTTTAAGAGATTCTATAGAAAATCCATCAAAAACATAAACTGTAGAACTTGTTGATGTTCCCTTAGAAGTGCCAATAAACAATTTATCACCAAGAACACCTAGTGATTTTATAGGTTTTATGGCTTTTGAATTAGGTCTACTCAAAGGATCTACAGCATTTACAACAGTCCAAAAGTCTCCTGAATAAGATGAATATAAATACCCATTAGAAGTACCTAAATAAACCTTATTTTTGTAAACAGTAAGGCAAGTAATCTGGGAAGTACTACTTACAATTTGATCATTTGTTGTTTCTAATATAATTCCGTCTGAAAAAGTAAATACTTTGTTATTTGATGCTAAAATTATTTTTCCATTAAAATTTATTGAAGCTAAGATATCACTTGTCGCCTCATTATTTTGTTTTTTGAAAGCATTTGATAAAGATGTAATGTTCCAGTTTACAAAATCTGTTTTGCCATCTTGAAAACCTATATATCCTGCAACATCAGCATTGGGAAAATATTTAGCATCCCTGAAATCAGAATAGTGTGAAATTTGAGCCTGCGTCACACTTGAAGTTTCATCAACAGCTGCAACAGTCAATGTTCCTAATTGATCTACTGTGAAATAGTCACCCTTGTAAACAAGTCGCATTTCAACTATTTCAATTGGAGTTTCAAAAGTATAAACAAAATAGTCTGTTGTTGTAGAATCACACAAGGTATCAAATACTTTTTGCCAATTTCCATCAACAGATGTCTTTATTTCTAATACATAATTTTTAGGTTTTGATGCTGTAGCTCCGATTACAATTTTTGAAATAGTTGGATAAATGTCATTTACTGGATTTGTTAAATCTTCACTAGTTTTATTGAGTTTTTTCAAAATATAATTTGAGTTTTTATCACCAAATAATTCGTACTTTTGCAGTGTAGAATCAGAACCAAAATATTGAGCATCTCTCACTGGTTTTTCAAATATATCTAAAATAATGTCTGTTGAGCCTAAAGGAGATTCAGTAATATTTGAACTTACGATTTTATAATATGCTGTTCTATTTTCAAACAGTGAATATGTTGTAGTAAAATCTGTCGATGGGTACCCAAAGAATGATCCAGTTTTAGTGTGAGTTGAAATTATAATGTTTGGATCTGTTGTTGCGCCAACTGGAAGATTGTCTAGTTCAGCTACAACCCAATATGTTGTAGATTTAGATAATGATTGTGGTGCAGACAAAGCCAATTCAAAATCTTGATATGAAGTGGTCAAATCACCAAAATAAACACTACCTATTCTGAATAAAGAATCAAGAGGATTATTATTGATTGTACTATTTGAATACACCGAGAAATTAATTCTATCTCCAGTATTCAAAATAGTTATATCTCTTTTTATCTTGAAGGTAAAACTTGTAATATCCTGATCAGAATTAAGTGTGAAATTCCATATAACTGCTGAAGTTCTAAATGAATAATCTACTTCTGTACTTGTTTCTTCTAAAATAGCACCATATGCATCAAATTTGTGTATTTTAATGCCAGTGTTTGTACTAGAGCCTCTATTGATAATCGCAATACCTTTTGGTGGCTCTGTGTCAAGTATTACATTAGCACTAGGATAAATTTCTACTTTTCTAAAAAGATCATTTGTATTTGAATCAATATTGAACGTATATCTTATGTCATTGTCTAAATTATCATTCCATGTAAAAATATCAAAATATTTTGATGATTCATACAAAGAATTATTAGAAAAAGATTGTGGTTCAAAACTAGTAATTACATTGCTGTCTGATTCTTGTAAATTTCCAGCTCTGTATGCTAATTGCACTGAAGAATCTTTGTGAATTCTTGAATATAAAGTTATCTTTACATGCTCAGTAAATGATCTAGACAAGCTTACTGCAGATTTTACAGGATATGATTGACCGTCTACAAATACAACAAATCCTTGTATCCCTGTTGCTGGTAATACTGGTTCCAATCTACTAATGAAAAGAGATACATAAATATCCAAACCGTTTTCATCAACATAGCTTCTATTAGCATCAAAGTAATTAAATGCTCCAGGATTAGATGCAGTTACAAAATTAGTTATAGAGAGTTTAGAAAATAAAGAATCTAAAGTATTTAAATTCAATGATTGATCAGTGATGTAATTTGTTGAAGGTTTGCTATAGTCTAACTCTAAAATGTCATAGTTTTTGAATGTACTGCTTAAATTCAATCTATATAAAGAAACACCAGACCCTGCGTAAGTAGTATTACTGGCAGTGATAGAAGATATTGTATATCCAATACCATTTGTGTACACTGTAAATCCAAATCCGGGACTACTTGGAAATGTAGGTTTAGACATTTTTACATAAACAGTACTACCTATAGCATCTGTGTATGTTTCTATAATTACTGGTTTAACTAAATCGGCAGTCAGGTTGGTAACTGCCAAGCCACCGAACTCAACTGCATAATTTCCTACTGAAGTGCTATCTTTCAACTTTAAAGTATTACTTGTAGGTTGGATAAAAGTTAAGGATACTGGATTTGTATTGTCATCTATTAAAAGTGTGTCAGCTAAATTAATTCTTACTATCTTGCCCAGAGTATCTGAAGAAGGATCTAAGACAAATGCAGAAGTAACAGGTATTTCTGTTGTGCCTTGAGTTACTGCAAATCCAGATATATTGGTGTAAGGAAAAAGTGGAGGGGTAGCTTCTCTAAATACAACAGATATGTTAGAACCATCAGTTGAAGAGTATGCATATAATGCAACAGGACCATTGGCTTCTTCTGTTCTGTTAGATACTCCCAGCCCAGTAAAACTTTCTACGAAAGATTTAGTAGCATCATTATCAGATAAAGAAACTCCTAGACCAGATGAAGAATTATACGAAACATTTACAAATTGATAATTGAAAACTGTACCTACACCAGAGTAAGTAGCATCAATAATTTTATCAGAAGAACTTAATTGAAGTTCTAAAAGTTTTGGTTTTGAACTATCAACAAATGATGCAACTGGTGTTACTGTAGTTGCTGCACCTGCCAATAACTTTGTGACTCTAAATCTACTTTGAATACCAGATGAAGGACTTAAACCAGTGCTATCTGGATCAATAAATTGAATATAAACTTTCAATCCATCAGCAGATGTGTATGCTGTATCTCCAGTGGCACTGCCTGGGTAAGGTCTACTCCCGGAAAATATTTTTACTTCATTGTTATTGTTAGTATTTGAGTCCATTTTTATTTTATACTTCCATACTGACCGCTCAAATATAAAGTACCTTTGTAACTTATTGCATCAACAGGTCTTACAATTCCCAAAAGATCATATGAACCATCTGAATTAAAAGATTTCTTTCTGTCAAATGGTAAATCACTTTGTATCCACGATTCGGAATTCGAATTGTATGCAAACAATTTAGCCTGTTTGTCATCTGGATTATTATTTAGATTTGATCCATCAAATCCATCAGTGATACTATATAATGTTCCATCATGGTAAGTTAAAAGCCTTACTCCACCAGAAGATTTAAGCTCGTGAGTATGAGAGAAATCATAAACTTCTTTTGTTGACGGCTCATACGTTTCACCAACTGCGAAAGAAATTTTTGAATATCCAAAAATGGAATCTCCACCATAATTATTTATTTTCCCAAATCTAATATATGGTTTGTCATAATCATTATCAGTCAATGTTGGGTCGAAATATTTTCTATTATAATTATCTAAAGATATAAAATTCTTGATATTTATTAATGGATATAATTGTTTATCCAAATAAACTTTTACATCTCTATCTTCAATTAAGAATCTTATTTTTGACAGTTTTGTATTGATATCAAATGAAACGTTCTCATTTATTATTTTGATGTAATCTAAATAATAAAAGGAAGGTCTTCTAGAAAGTTCTGGAATGTTATCAAAAGTAATTTGTAACTTTGAAATTGTGCCTTTCCATGTAGGCTTTATTGTGTACTCAATGTAATTGGAAGATGTTTCAATTATTGTTGAAGATTTATTTATGAAACTTCCACCTTCGTATGCCCAAGAAGCTGAAATTTTTGCTCCATTGAAAGCCTCTTCTTCATTAGTAGGATCACCTGATACAGTTTTAGGTGTAATTTTTAATTTTAAATTTATTACAGAATCAAAATCTACAGCCAGATCTAGATTGTCTATGTATATTTCCGAATCACCAGATTGTGTAGGGATAATTCTTAACACATTTTTTGAATACGCTGTACCGTATACATCTTGGTCAATTTGTGTAGTAGCTGCAATACCCGAAACAAAATTTCCAGCTTGCCAACTCTGAGTAGATGCTACACCACTTGTATTGAACATCCACTCTTTTAAAACACCTAATGTAGGAATATTCTTAACTACTAAATTATTTCCACTTTTCATTACAAAGTTAGAATTATTTATTTCAAATGAAAATATTCCATAAACATTCGCTATTTCTATACCTTGATATCCAGTGAAATCTGTAGTGTCATATCTAACTTCGTCAACATTTAGATAAACACATTCTTCCAGAACTGTGCATTGATTAGCCTGTGTAAAGGAAAGATTTACACATTCCAATTCAACAGTTGATTTAGGCTTAAAGAAAGAGTAATTTTCACTTTCAATATCATTTGTACTTAATAAATATCTATTCTTTTTATTTGTATATCCATTGTCTATGAAAAATCCCAAAGTATTTGTATTTGTTTCAAGATTTGGGTTGTATCTAATAAAATTTGAGTTAATAAATTGATATATTCCATTGTATATACCATTTGTGCCTGAAGATGTTTGATCTTTTATCATTACAAGATCTTTGTCTTGCAATGTGTATCCATCAAAAGAAGATATGTTTGAAAAAGATGTAATGGATTCTGTAGATGCACATTGCACTTTAATAAAATCCTGATCAGGAAGTATATGTGATTGAAGTTGCTCCCAATCTGAACCTTCTGCATATTCAAATAAACGAGATCCAAAAGCAGTTGAACCAATAGAAGTTCTCGTATTGCCTTTTATTACCAGTACTTGATTGACTTTTTTAGGGTATTCTGGATCTTCATATCTAGCAATAGCTAAGTTTGTATCAGATCTGGAATTTGTTTTATCTTCGTATCCATAAAATTGTGCAGGTGCTGGGTCATTTCTGAAAACTTCATCAAAATTTTTTACTGTCCATAATTCATCTGATGGATTATTTTTTGTAATCTGGGTATATGACCATAAATGTGGAATAATATCTGCTCCAGCAAATACTTGATTCTTTCCAACCTCTAAAGATTTTACGCCAAAATTGTAATTTTGAAAATCTTCTAAATTTGGGTTTGATAATGAAGATGTTTCAAGAACCTCTGTGATATTTTCACTTACAATAACTTCTTCTGTTATTAAATTTGTAGGCTGTAATAAAACTACTTCTTTCGTTCTGCGATATTTAAGGATTTTTTTATTTCTACATCCAATAAATATTTTATCAAAAGCAGATGTCAAGCATAAAATTCCACCAGAAGATGCATTAAGTTCACCAGAAGGATATAATCTTTCCCATCCTTTGCCATCTAATGCTGTAGAAACTTTAGCTCTGTACAATCTTGGTTTTTTATCACTACCAACATATATATAATCTTCAGATTCAAAATCAAATTTATGAACTAATAATGAAGATGCTGGAAGAGAGACACCATCTTCCATATAAAATATAGGTCCTTTTAAGTAGTGACCATTGTAAAACCAAACTTTTCCTGAAACCCCAGCTAAAAATATACCTGAAGAAACAGATACCATTGATGTGATAGCTCTTTCTCCAAAAATTTGATAATCTAATATTTTTTCAAATGATATAGAATTAGCTTTAAATAAAGATGCATAATTCTTTACCAATGTAGCATGAACATTAGGTACACCGTCACTATTTGAGTCGGTAGTAATGTCTTGAATTGGATAATTTTCATTTATAATTAATAAATTCTTATCATCATCTATACCATATGGGATTGCACTATCAACTCCAAACAATATAACTGTATCTAAAGATATTGGGCTATAAATTCTGTCTTTATCAGTAGAAGAAGTTCCTACTAATTTGAATGCAGTTTTTGCAGGATATGCTGAGTCATAGCTATCAACCAACTTCAAGCTTGTGAATTTGTCTTGAGTAATACCTGCGTAATAAATAACTTTTTCAGAATCAGCTGGTCCTCTCCATTTGCAGGATGCAGTATATAATGTTTTCATTATTTATTTGCCCTCGTTACACTTTCCCAAAGGATTTTAGGTTGTGTAATGTTATTACCAAAATCTCTAAATGCAAATTCAACTTTCTTGACTCCATCCTTTTCTCCTGTAAAATCTATTACCCTGTATGGATTAAAATATTCCCATTCAGACCATTCTCCAGGACCAGAATCATATATCCTTCTAACTTTATAATCTTTAATATCAGACACAGTATCAAAAGCATTGATCTTGACAAATGAATTTAATAGGTTTGATAATGTTGTGGAATTGTATGTTCTTGGGTCATAAAATACAGCTGTACCAATTGGTGGCTCAGTATCAACAATAGCATAACTTGTTGCAACAAATGTCAAAGGATAAGACTCAGTAACATTTCCAACATAGTCCATCAGTTGAACCCAAACTTTTCTTATTCCAGAATAACCGACATTTTGCAAATCAAATGTAGAATTTGTGATTCCATTGTCGTAATAATTTAAATCACCATACAAATATACATAATATTTACCATTGTTATTCACAACATATTGTGACCAAGATAACCATGGAGTGTATTGAACTCTAGAATTATCAATTTCTTTACCAATTCTGAAAGACAATATTCCTGAATCACTATCAGAAGCTAATATTTCTAATGCTGCAGTCCTAAGATTGTAACCATTTGTATTTTGAAGCAATGGTACAGAATTATTATATTGCGGTCCATTTGCATCTATTCTTGATGCTGATGAAATATCTGTTGCATGACTTGATATATTTGAATGAGATACAGTTCTAACTCTAAACTGCTGATAATTTTTATGTGTCAGATTTTCAGTTTTTTCTTCATACCTAGCATACATTTTGTGCCAAAGATTTTTAGCAAGTTTATAACCTGAAAACTTACCATCAGATAAGTAATCTTGAAGCACATAATTTTTGCCATTTGCTTCGGCTAATGATGTGTTGAATGGTAATGATATAGCAACCCAAATTTTATCTGATTGAGATACAAGAGGAGATTCTGATGAGGAATTTGCCATAACAACTTGAACTAAATCAGTGTTTGGAGATATTATAAATCCAGGAGAAAATGGGTTGTAAGAAATGTCTAACCAATTTGTCAATGGGTTATCTGAGTCAGGACTTCCAGATGCATCTTGAAAAAATCTGATTCTCAAATCTGATAATGGAAATATTTTATTATATTTCAACCAGTTCATTTTAAATTCGAACAACAAAGGTCTTATTGAAGAAACAAAGTTGGATATTTGTCCAATATTTATATCTTTGAAAAAGGTAGTACAAACAAATCTTTCAGCAACAGTATTATTCTCTTGAGTTGATGTTTTATACCAAAATGTGTTTGCGTTGATGTCGCCTAAAGTGATTTTGTATGGAGTATTGAGAGTAGTTGTCTGCAAAGTCCACAGTCCTGAAACTTTTCTATATAATCCATTTTCATTAAATATTGTTTGATCTTTCAACAATATGTAATCGTTATTTGATAAACTTGATACTTGAATTCCATCTATTGTTGAAGATGCTAATGTTGCAATGTCTATATTTACTCCACTAGAAGCGAGTTTGACATCAGTGGGGGTTGAAGTTGTTGTAGCCGTGGAGTAATTGTAGCCCTTAAAGTCAGTAAGGCTTGATAAACAAACTTGTCCTAAATAATGTTTAGAGTTTGCCAATCCATCATCTGCAAGAGCAAAACTTCTAACAGACGCAATACTTTCTGCATCTTTTTTACTAAATGACGGTAATCCATCATATTTTATTTCAGAGATAATATTTGTACCAGTGCTGTATGATGATTCCTTAAACCCAACAGCTGCAAAATATCCTAATCCTTTGGAAGAAGATGACATTTTCTGATTGATTTCTGCATAACCAATATAATCAATTTTAACGCCATTATCTTTTTTTATGTAAACCCATGTAGAGTTTGCATTTTTGGATTTCTTTGTACCTACTAGATTAGTATTTACTTGATCAGTAATTTCTACAGTGTATGTGTCAGTTGTAGCTCCAGGAACATAAGACTTCACTGTGTGCTTAGTAAAAGAATTATCAGAATTTCTTTGTAATATTGATATGTATTTTTTATCTTGGCTAAATAATACTATTATTGTTGATGCATCTATTGGATTATCTGCGTAGCTGTCTTTGTCATCACATCTAGTTCCAATAGGTCTATCCCAATCAATTTGAACATTGTTTTTGGTATACGGTCTGTAAGAAGAAATTGGACTAAACGCTACATAAAAGTCATCAGATTTATGCAATACTTTAACTTGCAATGAGCACTTGTTAGATAAACTTGGTCTAAACAATTGTATTTCATAACATCCATCAACATCATATACATTTGTGGAATCTATTTTTGTCAATGAAACACTACTTGAAGAAATTGTTTGTCCATAAGTAAGATCATAAGGACCATCAGTTAATATTTTATATTCTTCATTATTATCTGTAGTCCAAGATGATTTTAAATAACTAACTGGAAAATTAATTCCATTATTATCATCATTATCGCATGTACCTAAATCAACAGATAATTTTGAAGTGCCTTCTGCTATAGCTAGCTCTTCAATTAAAAGTGTTGCGGTTTGTCCTACTGCTCCTAAAACTTGATATGCAAAGGATGAACTAATAGCAGTTGTCCCCAAAGAAGGCATCAATGAACTTGCCAAAAGAAAACTTTGATTATTTGTTTGTGTATTTAAACTATCTGGAGTAAAATATGCCTCAACATAAGAATTCAAAGAATCTACATTAGAATAATACATCTCTAACAATCCACCATTTTTCAGCATTGGTAAAATTGAATTTGAAAGAGTTGTTGTTTGAGAATTTGCACTATCAATATATCCACTAACTGTGTACAATGTAGCTGTTGGATTAGAATCATTGGGTATATCTAACCTTAAAGTAATTGAACTACTAGCTATTCCAGAATCATGATTGTATTCAAGATTTATGAAAGCTTGAGATGTACATGCAATACTTGAAGTGTTAAACTTGAAATGAGCTTGTGTAAATATATCGGATGAAGACAGTAATTTTTTAGACGTTTCAAAATAAGCTCCTCTGTCTATAGTTGCTGCTGACAAAGTTGTCTCAGTTCCTACATCTAATATAGACGATGTCAAAATATAAGATGTAGAGCTCAATCTTGAAAATTTATATGTATTTGCGGTTGTTGTGTAATAATCTGCATTTGGAATAAGACTTCTTTTGACAGAAGAGTTCACAGAATGCAAATCTGCTGTATTTCCCAAGGATGCAATTTCATACACACTACCAACATATCTAGAAACACCTGTAGAACTTATTTGAGCACCACTGGCTGAGCCAGATTTGAATAAACAAAGAGAATTTTTACCAATCCATCCAGATTTTAATGAAGAATATTCAGAGTACTCTGGTTTTACTGGAAAACTACCTTCCCAAACAATGGTGTCAAAAAGTCCAAAACCTCTTGGATATTCTGCATCTTCATCAGCTGGACCAGTTATGATTGCCTTCATGTAAACTTTGGACAATCCACCATTTGCACTAAGTGCCCAATTATTTACAATAAATAAACCTGTACCAGCTTGAGAAGATCTGGAAGATTCAGCAGACTGAGATGAATCAAAGAAATATAATGGATTTAAATTACATATATAGTCAGTAGATGAATCATAAGTGCCTGTGGGGAAATTTTGAATCTGAACAGTAGATGATTGTTCAAAATCTGGATCATTCGAAAGATATAAAGTTTTTATTCTTTCTAATGAAACAAGCTCTCTAGTTGTTTTAGATCTTAATTCAAAACTAAAGATAAGAGTATTTCTATTGCGATCAAAATTTGGATCGTTAGAAAAAATGCCAGCTGTATACGCAATACCAGAAGAAATAAATTCTGATTGTAAATAACCACTTCTAAGTTCGCTGGGTAAAATAACAGTTACATCAAATGACATTCGATATCACCAAATCTGGACAAATAATTACTGATATATTCTGTTCTAAGGTTGATAGAACCTATCAAAGGCTAAAATCAAACTGAATAGGCATATAATTTTGTACAGTTAAGGGAACTTGAACATCAAAATACATAAGACCATCAACATAATCTGCATTATTATTTTGTCCTTGTTGATAGAAATCATATTGAGCTTTGTATATTGAGGTGTTTGTAGAAGAACTACTTGAAACAAAATACATACTTACATACTGTGCTGATTTAACTGTATCCAAACCATTAGGCAAATACACTTTTAATTTCAATTCAGAAAGCGCATTTGACGATAAAGTTTCAATTATCTTATTGCAAATTATTCTGAAATAAATTGTTTTATATATTGGACCTTTGCCAATATTATAATATTGAATATCTGTATCTGTAGAACTTGAAGTAATATTCGCAGGAACTGTAGATATAACAGGATTTCCAAATCTTACATGTCTAGGAATAGTAAAAGTAGAATCATCAAAACATGCTATAGAAAATTCTGGATTGTAAGTGGTGTTGTCAATTACTGTTGAATCAGCAATTATTGCCAGAGATTTAAATAAATCTTCCGATTTTTCATATAAATTAATTACTGTAGTGTAATCATTTAAAAATAGTAAAACATTACCTTCATCATCAATTTCTAGAGAACCATTACTCACATCTAAAATAAAATTTTTATCCTGAACACCAAATTCAATAGAAGATTGTGATGATTTGTACAAAATGTCGTACATAATTTTAAAAGAAATTAATCTTGAGTATGCAACATCTTTTTCAAAAATAAAATTTACTTTGTCTTCTGCAGAAACAAATAAAGCACATTGAATATTTTTCTTTATTGATAATAAATAATTATCTTTATTTTTACTTATAATAAAGTTTATAGGAGTTGATAAAAATATAATATCAAAATTCAAATCAGCGTGAGATAATTTGACTGTTGAATTTATATTTACACTTTGTATTATCATTATTTACTCCGAGACCAAAATATCATTATTACTCAAAACTTTCATTCCTTTAGGGTGAACTATTTCATTATTTTCACCCCATACAGAAACTTCATTCCCAGTGGTATTAATAAGCCTCAATCTACTTTTGGAACCAGAAGTTATAACATCATCAGTCAAAATATAAAACAAATCTTGAGATGGTCCAGGCAAAGCTCTTATAATATCGTAATCTGCAAAATTCAATCTTGTTTCTATAACACCATCAGAAACTCTTACAATAATTAATTTTCCATTATCAGATGAAGATATAGCTGGAGCACCAATTAAAATTCTTCCATCAGTAATTTCGTATGCATTGCCAAGTTTTGTATCTATAAACTGAACTACACTATTAGAAATAATCCACTTTTGAGTAAGTGAAGTATTATCATTGAAAGCTAAAATTGAATCAGTAAATGGCTGAGCTAGTATAATTGTACTATTGCTATAATGAACAGAAATTGGATTATATACATTTGCAAAATGTATAGGTCCTTGAATTAAATTCAAAGTTACTTCATTTTTTTGATTATTTGGACCTAATAAAACGTCAGATGGAACAATACCATCTACATTGTAGTCTGAGGAATTGCTAGATGTATATCCAGTGTATGGAATACCAGTTATAGTATTGCCAGTACCAGTAAATGTTGATGAAATAACATTTAGATAAGTCAAGGATATATTTGTTGAAGTAGTAGTAACTGTTGATTTTTCGCCTATGCCTACAGTATTTACTTCAAACCCACCATTTGTTATTGAACCACTGTCAAATCTTATAGTTTTACTTCTAGCATTAGATATGCTTGTGTTTAGTGATTTGCCCTCTTCACTTGAAGAAAACTCGACTAATAATGTTGCAGATAAAGAACCAATAGAAGAAAATAATCCTGTATTACTTGATATCCTTGGATCGTCTAATCTAACTGTTATTCCATCGTATGTAAGATAGATTTTAGTAAGATCAAATTCACTTATATTTTGAGAAAATGCAATCCAAATTTGTCTCACGTCCGGATTGTAATATGCAGCTAACACAACAAGATCATTCAAAGATTGTTTCAATCTAATATTGCCTTGAATAATTTTTGTAATTTTTCCATCAATATCAAACTTTACAATTCTGTCATTTTCAGTGTCACAGAAAATACGTCCACCATCTTCTAAGCTTTGATAATCTTTTGGTTGATTGAAACCAGTGTCTGTAGACTTATAAAAAACTTGAACTGGTGAAAGATATGAGGACAAAGTACTTGAATCTATTCCGTCTTCAGATACAACTTCTGTGTCAGTTGTTTGAGCAGATATAAGTGAATTGTTTCTTAAAAATATCCAGTTTCCAATATTTGATGTGCTAGCAATTTGAATTTTGTTTTTTGCTTTGCCTGTTTCTAAATATGTAACACCAAATCCAATATTGTTTGAATAATATTGCTCACTTAACCAACCAGATTGAGATGTTGCAAAGTTGGAATATAAAGTGTCAAAAACTCTAGTAGAACCTGTTCCAGTAGCTGAAAAAAGAATTCTTAAGTCATTCATTGATGGTGAACTTGTTCTTGTTGAATCAGAATTTAAGCTCACCAAAACATCCAAGTATCTTCCAGTATTATCATTAGGAGATATTTGTCCACTATATAGATTTCCAGTTTCATCTATATTTGACAATGAATTGAAAACTGAACTTGAGATATCAGTTTTAGTTTCAATCGTGTAAAGAGTATTTGTAGGCTTAGTTGCATTCCATTGAACCAAGTTGTAAACAGTATTTACATTACCTGAATCAAATCTTATTAAGAATTTACCAGTTGAAGAATATAAAGACTCATTCCATGCAAACATAGAAGACGATGCGTTTGATGTGGTTGATTTTCTTTCAGTTTGTAAATCATTATAATTGTATGGAGATGGATTTACTTGTTCATCTGTAGGTGTTACTAAATCAAAAGTAATCTGTTTTTCAGGGTTCCAACCCTTGGCTGAAGACCAATAAAATCCAATACCCTTTATCGATGTTCTATTTTGTGAAGGAAACAAATTAGACAATCCTACAGTTCTGTATATAGCTGTTCCAATTCCAGCAATATCTGTGGAGTCAGAGTCATCAAATATTTTAAATCCAATTTCACTTCCATCGGTTGATGAAAGATACAAACTTGTAGGAGCAGTGTTTGGATAAATTTGAGATGAATCAAAATTTACATTTATATCATTTGCATAAAGTGGATCAGTGTCAGTACCTAAAACTAAGTACATGTAAATCTGTCCAATTTTAGCATTAGTTTCTCCAATGCCTACTGAAAATCCAACACCTACATGAGATACTCCATCCATAGCTATTGGATTACTGAAAATCTTATAAGAGTAAAGTCTTGAATCTACCTTAATACCTGAGGCTGTACTAATAGGAACAAAGTTAAATCCTCTGTACCACCCAGATGTAGTAGTGAAGGTTCCAGCAACAGGCTGTTCTAAAGATCTGAAATTCAATGGTGATGATAATTGAAAATATCCATCAGCATCATCATCAGTTGTTCCAGAAATTTTTATATTTTCGAAGAAACCGATATTTTGTGAAATATTATAATTTTTAGCAACAGTGAAATCTCTTTTAGTTGTATAGGCTTGGGTGTCAACATAAACAGAATCAGAAACTGATGAACTTATACCTAAACCTGATGACCATGGAGCAGTATCATTTACAGTTGCACTTACAATTGATGCTGGAATAGAATTATCTGAAAAATTAGCAGTTGTTCCAACAGATGAATTGGCAGAAGTATTTGGAAAAATACCTGGAACATATACTATTGTATTTAATTGTGTATTATCAATATATTCAAAACCTGATTGCTTTTTTAGAGCTACTAGCATTTGCAGTCTATTGGCTATCGAAAGGTCTGATAATTTGTATTGCGTGTCTTGTTCTAATAAATTTGTTAACAATGAATCTATTTGATCGTGAGTAAGATTGCCTTTGTTGTCTAATAAATTGTGATCTATGATTGGCAGTCTTGAAGCATCTAATGTTCCAGAATTAACATTGTCTAAATTAATGTTTGAAACATTAGAGCCATCAAGTGTCCCTCTAACTTCTGTTGATAAATCAATTGGTGCTGGATTTGCGCTACCACCAATGTGTTTATGTCTTTTTATAATATCAGAAATAGCAGAAAACAAAGTTATCACTTGTCTATTAGTATCAAAAACTGATATCAAATTATTAGATGTATTGATTGTTACTCCGCCCAATGCAACATAATTATTAGAATCTGTTATTTGAGTAAGAGATGCTATAAAATCAACATCTTTTAAAACTGGTGTGTTTGCATTTTCAACAGCATATAAATAAACTGTAGCTTCTGTTACACCTATTGGTAAAACAGGCAATGCAACATCTTTTGGTGATGATGTTTCAGTAGATTTCCAAGATACATTACCTTTTCCTGAAGTTACAGAAACTGTGGTAAATTTTCTATCATCAGAATAAGTTTGAATTTGCCAAGAAATACTATCAATAGTATCTTCTATAATTCCATTCTTGAAAATTTGATATAAAGAATAAACTTGAGTATCGATAGTTTTAAATCTTAACTCATCCAAGTCAAGATCGTTAGCTAAATCTTGATTTACTTCTAAGTAACCAAGTTTGTAAAAAGGTGTCTTTCCCATAATTATTTAGGTTTGTATTCAGTAGTAACTTTTTCAATGCCCCAAGTTGAATATCCCCATCTCAATACACCCTTCTCATCTTCAATTTTCTCATCAATGATGTTTATAACACCTAGTTCAACACCAGTAGATGTTCTCACTGTTACTGCATTTTGAATTTTATTTTGAAATTCTATCATTTTTGCAGAAATTGCAGATGATAATGATTTAAATTGAGCCATAGGTTATATTTCTAGTTTTTCATTTCTAATTCTTTTATAGTGAAAGGTTGACTTACTCCTCGAACAAAAGCTGTAATTAAATTATTTTTCTTATCAAATGTATATCTTATGCTTTGGTATATATACTTGTCTGTTATTTCAGCTTCTCCATTTAAGAAAGCACTTACAGTAAAACAACCATGTGCAGATAATGGCTTGGTGGCATAACAATCAAATTGTATTGTGTGATAAGGATTTCTAATAATTTTTTCATTAATAGAATGTTTTTTTCTTAATAATTCAGCAGATGGAATTTCACTTGCATTGTATGCATCAATAATATATTTTCTAAACCCAACATAGCCTTCTGGTATTTTTCCAGAATCTAAAGAATTTAATATATTATCAAAAGCGGTATCTGACATAGCTTGTGCTAAAAATGTCTCATCCGAAACTTGTGCTTCAAATCCAGTAAGTGTTTTTCCGTAAGTTTTGACACCAAATGCTAAATTCTCAACAGATGTGTTGATAATAAATTCACCACTTAATAATCCATGCCAATCGGGAGTTTTTGTAGAAGTATCAGGATTAACATTTATTTTTTGACCAGTTGGATTCAAAGTATCAACACCAAAATTTCCTATACCTAAAAATTTCAAATCTGAATCTATAGTTTTATATCTTGCTTCTAATTTAAATATTCCATTAGACTCATCCCATCTAAATACAGGTTGTTGTCCTAAAGTATTCATTTTTTCTAGCAAAGGATGTAATCTTTCAGCTATTTTGTCAGTTGGTAATGCTTTCATACTATCCTGATATGCAGCTGGATTAGCATTCAACCTTAAACCAAATCCATCAATACCAGAATAATCTGCCTTAAAATAATCAGCAAATCCTGAATGATCAATTACTTGAGTGATAGCAGTAGATATAGCCAAACCACCAAAAAGATGTGCAGTATCAAAATATACATTTTCTAAACAATAGCTACCAACGTCTTGACAAGTTAATGTGAGATTTCCACTTGATCCACTTCTATTCGAATCAATATTGGTAATGAAACCTTGAAAATATGGATAAACAGTTTCATATCCAGCCCAAATTTGAACAATACATAAATTATGCTCTATAAGCTGTAAAATATTCCAACCATGTTCTGTAGTATCTAGATTTTTTAAAGTTACAGAAGCTGTTTTTTGTATTAATGAGGCATTTTGTAATGTTGAATTGACTTCAACACTTACAGCATCTAACCATGGGGACAAGTCACCTTTTGGAATTGAAAATATCAATCCTGTATCTTTTACATTAGCTTTTTTATTCTCAATATTTAAAAATGCTGGACCTTCAATAGTTGTATCGTAACTTAACAATCCAAAACTAGTTCTATATGTTTTAAAATCAACAGATGCAATTTCTTTATATGAAAATTCTATAGTTTTTCCTAAACCTGAACTGTTTCTCCAGTCGCCAAATACCGCTGGTTTTCCATCCGTTACTTTTGATATAGGAGCTAATATACCTAAATATCTACCTGTTATAAAGTTATTAAAAATATTAATAGGCTTTAAAGATTCAGTTTTATCAACAGGTTTCAGAGGAGCCTTAAAATCTGTAAAGATATAACTCTTATAATCAGTGTCTAATGAATCATCTTCAGCATTATAGTTGTTAAAAATTATTGCTGAATATTGAAATTTTATGTTTGCATTCTTGACTGTGAGTCTAATATTACCGGATCCTTTGGTAATATAATTTTCAGCTGAAGTTTTTTCGCCGATGTCTTCTGGATATATTGAATTCCACAAACTTATGTCGGGAGAGAAACCTATCAATACATTTGGACCTACAAAATGAACATAAATTTCATATGAACTTTTATCACTTGCATTAAATACGGGTCCTTCTAACTGAGTTATTAAATTAGATTTTATTTGATTATTATCATTGTAAATGTATGTGATTACTGGTTTGAGATTTGGTCGAAGTAAAATTCCATATTCATATATTGTGTTTATTTTTGGAGACGAATCCCATATTTTAATAAATATTTCCGAATCATTTGAATTTAAATCTGCAGAAAGAATTTTAATTACAAACCCACTATTTGCTGATTCAACTGCGTGTATTGGAGATGATCTATACGTTGAATTAGTAGTTCCAGGAATATACAAAAGAGCATTTGTTTTTACTGGATCTTGTCTGTAAATCGCGTCCATTGAAATTGGATATATTCTTTGTAATGATATAGATTTTCCCACGCCCAATGCATTTACTGCTACTGATGAACCATTGTAAGGATCAGAAATTGTTCTAATAGAAGGTTCATTGTTTGTAATATTAGGTCCAATATATTTAGTACATTCTCCTAAAAATAATTTATCAAAACCAAAATTCGAATCATATTCTTCTTTGTAAATATTCCAAATATTATATGTTGTTAAGATTGGAGGCTCTACATCATATTGTTGAAACTTATTAAAAGGAATGATAGGCATACTATTTTTAGTAGATAGTCCTGGACTTCCTGGATCATATGCTGTTGATTGATCTGTGCCTACAAAAATCGGATTGTAAGTAAAAGTATCTCTGGTTCCTGGACCTTTCAATAATGCATAAATAGGATGAACTTTAGAAGGTTCTATGCCACCATATGCAAACGTACAAGAAGATGCGCTAGGTGTAGTATTTACTGGATTTATATGAGCATTTTGCAAAGAATTGATATAGCTCAACCTAGGACTAATTTTATTATATTTTGTCCCATTGATATCAATCATAGGATAGTTATTAGATTTATTAAACTGTAAAGATTTAGTATTATTTGCATCTTTGTTGTATGAAAGTGGAGCGTAATAACCGCCTAACTCACTTCTACCAGGCATGTTCATAACCGCCAGGTTAACAACCATTTTTAATTCTCTAGCATCTGGTAATCTAATTGACATTGTAAATCTTTATTTTCGATGTATTTTTGTAAGGGTTAATTACAATAGAATTTATCAAATTGTTATTATCTTGATAAAAAACTATAACTTCATCTGTTTTATTAGCTCTTGATGATGAAATAATTCCAGATTTTTGAGCTGGTAATGAAATATTTTCAGTACTATAGTAAGATACGATATTAGTTTTATAATCACTTTCTTTTTCGTTACCAACAATATGGTGATATCTATTAGGATTAGAAGAAGATTTAGAAAGTAAATTTATCAAATTGCATTCTGTATATATCAAAGATGTCTTGTGATAAAAGACAATTTTGACAACATTTAATTTTTCATCAAAAACTGCACTTGGGGAAAATATATCTGCTGGAGAATTTGAAAAAACTGAAGAATCTACAATTAAAAATCTTTGAGATATAAAACCATTATTGAATATTCTTCCAAATATTTTTCTAGAATCAGATTTTATCTTAAATAAAATAAGTAAATCTCCTGATGGCAAACTTATCACTGGAGAAAAATCATCTGAAGATTCTATTTCAATTGTATACACAAAAGGATTTGGAGCATTTGTAATATTTGCTAAGTTAATGTTTACAACTCTCAATTTCAATACTCCATTATCAATAAAAGAATTATATAATTCTGGAGAATTATTTGAAATACAAAATGAATTTAATTTTGATATTGGCAAAATAAAACTGTCTTGCTTGCCTAACTTACTTGTGTATGGATACCAATTCTTTAAGTCATCTGAATGAAAGTTTGCAGAAATAATTATATTGTTTGATTTTTCTGCTAACACAAATGAATTTGAATTATTAAAATAGTTATTTTTTGTGTTTGAAGATACTATGACAGGATTTTGCCCTACAAACTTACTACTTGAATCATTTAAGTAGATTAAGTCGGTATAGTATGTAAATGGATTATCAATTGTATCTAAAGACAAAAGTGAAACATTGTCATTGGTTTTATTATATGCGACTAATATCTGATTAGTTAATTTGTTTTCAACTGCTGATATTTGTTTTTTAGCTAAATCTCTTACTTTGAATACAAATCTTTGTTGTTTTGAAGAATAAACTAAAAAATTAGTTACAAAAGAATTATTTTGTATCTCATGAGTTTTTAAACCAAAGCCAAATGGAGATCCAGTGTAAAATTTGCCTTGAATATCAGACAAAGTAGTTCCGCGATTATTAGTTGTATTATTTTCAACATAACGTAATGCAACTTCAGAATCTTCTTTTATTTTATTGTTTGAAGGATCTAAAACAAGTCCATGAGCTTGACCTCTCAAAATCACTCCTGCACCTAAATTCATCCACCTTTTTACTGAACCATCATTGGGTGTGTATGTTTCAAAAGGGTCATTATAATCTGGTATAAAGTCTCCGTTTATTGAATCAAATAATGTTTGTGCTATGACATTATTGTGAGAACCAGATGCAGATTGATTTTTTCTAATCCAAACTTGAATATCTGTGTTAGGATCATCATAATCTTTACCAAAAGAATATTTTCCAGGTTTTACAAAAGTTAATCCACCACCACCAAGCCATACCATTTTTCCTGTATCTGAATTAAGATAAGATTCTCTTCCAAAACTAGTTGCTGCAATTAATCTTTGAACAGTCCAACCAGTATGATTTGTGATCAATGAATCAGAAAATTGTTTGATAGTTCTTTGTATTTCTACAGAAATATTGCCTGTATTTTCATATCCCCAATCCCATTCTTCTTCATTTCTACCATCAACATCAACTTGCCAATGTCTCTTTCCAAAATATAATGTTGTCCGGTTATTTATTATTTTATCGGTGAAAACTTTATTTAGATTGTCAGGAAATGGACCTACAAAATTTGAAAGAGTAGAAATATTTTCTACCAAATAAACGCCAAAATCAAAATTTTGTAAACTGTATTTTATTTCTATATTTGTATTATCTATTTCAATTTTGCTAATTCTTGTCAATCCAAAATAATCACTATTGGTTCTTTCTTGACTTGCAACAGTTGTAAATGTTCTGTCTGTTGGCAAAAGTCTAGGATAGGGATTGTCTTGCACATCAACAAGTGATGTTTTATTTGTTGGAGAACATAGATCTATTCTAAATCTAGTAAATTGTGGCGTTGCTTCTATTGGATATGTTTTTATGTCATTGGGTAAACAAGTGATTGAAACAACTCCAGATTGATTTGATGAATTTTTAGATTTTACATCAATCTCTAAATATCTATATGAATTAAAATTTCTAAATCCTCCATATATTGAAGGTGAATAATCTCTCAAATTACTTTTTATGCCAGAAGGTCTAACAGAAACAATGCCTAGATTAACAGAAACTTCTTTAGCATGTTTCATATTTAATGCTATGCCATGAATACCCCTGAACATCAAACGAGTATAAAATTTATCATCTAAATTTGTATCTAATGTTGAAGAATCTATTTTACAACTTATCTGTGTTTTGGGGACAGTGTCTCTGCTAAAAGTTTTTTTACTACCACGCAAATCAGATAGAATATTGAATTTTTCAAAAAGATATTTACACTCTGTAATTTTTCCAGTATCAACTAAAGAAATTGTTGGTTCAATACCTGTACCTGCAATTAAAACATTTATTTTATTTGGATATGGTTTGTCAAAAGCATTAATTCTTCCAAATATTCTTGCATTTCTATCAAGATACAATGTCAAATCTGTAAATGCAGTAGCACTTCCGCTAGGTATATCAAGTTTTGTTCTTACTAAATCTGCACCATTCCAAGTTGTTTCTGAGTTGCCTTCTATGTGTCTAAAAGATTTTCCATCTTTGTCATTGATTTCTTTCTTTTCATTGTAAGGTACGTCAACTTTTACTCCATTTAATGTAACTCCATTAAGATTGGCAACTATTACTGGATTTGTATTACCTTGAACACTTAATAAATGATAGTATCGAAATCTATGCTCAACATTTATTAAAATGTTATTTTGATTATTCTGCTCAGTATTTAAAGTTATTCTGTCAGTAAGTGGGTTTGGTCCAATTTGAACAGTAACATTTTGAGAAGGTCTTAATAATACAGTTTCATATTGTCTATAATCAGTTTTGAGTGGACTAGTTTGATTAGAAGTTTCTGTAACATCGTATTTTATAGCTGTTAGAGCTTGAGAAAAATAAGTCCATGTTATTGGCACTGTATATGAAAAATTTTGAAACTGACCACCGGATTGACCTGACGGTACTGATCTAGATGATTCAAAATAACCACCATATAAATCAGTGACTGAAACTGTGACCTTGATCCTGATTCCCCAAAAACCATTATTTCTACTAATCAATGGCTCGGAAATAATTCTCATTAAATTGCCAAATTGATCTGTGAACTCAATTTTAGAAACTTCTAATTTCGTTTCTATAGCTCCAGTATTTCGATTTATAGTATACGAAGCACTACCGCTACCTGTTGCTAGACATGTAGATGTTCTTGTAGTGTCAGTAAATGTGATGGTAGCCATGTTAGGAATTCAAGAAAGATTTAAACATTGTTTTTATTTCAGCTTTTGTTTTTGCTTCATGTACTTGCAATGCTTTTTCAGTGTGAGATTCTAGTTTGTTTTCAAAATAAGATATAACTTCATTCTTAATATTATTTACTTCTATCTTAGTTATATTCTCTGTTTTTATTTTATTTTCCAAAACATTTACCATATTAGTTACAGATTCTAAAATTTCAGTCTTTATCTCGGTTATGTAATTTTGAGTTATATTTTGAATTGTAAATCTGACAGATTTATTTTTATTTAAAATACTATTCTTAAAACTAACATTTTTTGAGTTGTATACATATTTTGAATTTTCCAGTGATATATTATTCTGTGTAGTATTGAAAATATTATCTATTTCATTATTTATCAAATTTTCAGTATTATTTTGATTATTTGTTATATTTTGACTATTCAATGATTTGGGATTTAATGGATCAAAGCCATAATCTTTGGCATTTTCTGTCATTGGTAAATTGAGGATCTCATTTGTTGATGAGGTACCTTGAGAGAAATACCTCTCATTTAATAATAAAATTACATATTTGTTTATTTTATCAATTACAGATAGAGATCCATAATCATATTTTTTAGTATTTGCTAAGTCAATAAAATTATTTTCAAAATATTTCAATAACTCAAGTGCTTCATCTGCAATATATGGAATATCTTGAATCTCTTCTTCACTAGAATTTTCAATAAATGGATAAGATTTTGCAATATCATTAGATGATCTGAGCAAAATACTAGATTTATTTATGTTATTGAAAGGATTTAATCTAAGTAAAGATTCTGGTTTAGTTATATGTTTATGTTCTGGTAAAGAAAAATCATCAGGATTGTCCGATGATCCAGCAGTATATTTGTCTAATGCTAAAATTTGTGTAGAATAATTTTCGTCAATAATAAAATTTATAAATGGCTCTAATCCATTTAAATCAAGAAAAGCATCTGATTGATAAGATAATTTTTCATAACTTACCATTTCGATGCTTTCTTTTTTCATATTTACTTATTGTGCTTAGGATTTTTCTTTTTTTCTTCTTCTTCTACTTCTTGTACAGTTTGATCCAAATGTTCTTCTGGATTTTCAAAAATATCACCATATCCTGGCAATAACTCATCCCAGTACTCAAAAGTTTCATCTTTTGGATCTTCTTTTGCAACCTTTACAAACTTGTTATTTTCAGAAGCGAAAGATGTCAATGATCCAAGACTTGAAGGGTTTGTCAATAGTTCAAGATAAACGCCTTCTAATTTGGAAAGATTTGTTTGACTTGTTTGTAGTGCATCTTGTAAACTAGACATTTCATATTCATCAATTTGAGCTTGTGTTTCTGGAGATGGTTTTATTTTTGCACCAATACCTGGTTGTTTAGAAATATCATCAAAGTATTTATCAAGTCCAATTTTCTCAATAATACTTTGTGCTTCTGCAGTTTGTGCCTGAGCAGCTTCTTCTTGATATTCTTTTAATTTTTTATCAAGTTGAGCTGTGACTGCATCTCTTAATTGAACATCGGAAATACTGAGTATTTGATTCCTAAGAAAACTCAACTTTTCTGAGCTGTAATTCAAATGTAAGTAAGGAACACCTGCACCAATAGAATCATATTCAAAACCCATCTCTTTTAAGAGATTAGCTAATTTACTATTCGCCTTGTTAGCTAATTCTTGTGGAGATAAAGCTCTTGGTTGCTGAACTTTCTTTTTTCCTAATGCTACATCAAGAGATTCCAGTGGATTGGGCAATTTAGGTTGCGGTAATGCACTTTGAGCTTCAGTGATAAGATTAGAGAATCTAAAACCTTGTAATTCTTTATTTGATGCTACTAAATTTTGCGGAATAACTCCAGGTTGAGGTTCTTGGATTTGTGGAGCAGTAACAGGAGATTTTGCTATTTGTGTATTATAAAATTTCTTAAATGCATCTGGGTCTTTAGACAATATTGAAGACATGATCTTTTCTTTATTATTTTTTTCAAGATCTATTAAATTTTGCAATGCTCCTAAAACACCACCAGGTCTCATGATCATGTTGGCAACATTAATTCCAATACCAAGAAGATTTTGCATATCAGGTATTTGTGATTTTAATTGTCTTAAAACCAATTGAGATTTTTGATAATTGTCAGCAAATAAAGTGAATGATTTGTATTTTCTTAATTTTGCTAAGAAAAACTCTCTTAAATCTTTACTAACTTCAGCTTTTAAATCAAGAAGATTACTTGTTGATAAAATTTTATTTTTACCATACATTTCCATTGCTCTTTGCTTTAAATTGTCAATAAGATTATTTTCATATTGAATAATTTTTGTAGCATCAAGAACTAGATTGTAATACTCTTGGTATTCTCTTTTTATTTCTTCAGGTGGAGCACTTGCTATACTTGATAAATCTTTTCCTCTAGAAACTTCACCTTCAATTCTTGCAGATAATGCAGATTCGAAATTACTGATTACCTGTTTGACATTTTGTCTGTATTGTTCTAAAGTTACTAAAGTTTTAGATTCAGACTGGGATGCCCCTAATGCTTCAAACATTTTGGCTGATCTTTGTACTTGCTGTGGAGTAAGTTGATTCTTTGGTAAGTTTCTTCCTAAAACTCTTGGTGCAGTGGCATATGCATACTGTTGAAATAATAACCAACCAGAAGCTGCTAAACCTAAGGCTCCAGAAATATCACCACTTAAAAATGCATTAAGTACACCCAAACCACCCACTACAGTAAGCGCTGCATCAAAAAAAGGATCAGTAGTTGGATTAGGAGCTGCTATACTCTGAGATACTTTTATAAACTTATTATTATTATTAGCGTTTGCTTTTTTAGAACTTATGCTTTGGAGTTGTAATTCAGAACCAGTTCTACTTATCTCAGGGAAAAATTTTAATTCAAACTGCTTTGAATTCATGGTAGGAAGTTCTTTTAAGATAGAACTTAAAGAGCTAACCGTTCTTGAGAATGTTTTTGTAGTAGCAGCTAAATTTTGATTTTTGCTAGTCACAGCAAGAACTTTATTAATATCTGCAATCAAAAGTGTCAATGTTCTTTGAACATTAGGTTTGTTTTTATTAAATACAGATTCTGACTCTGCAGTTGTTTGTTGTACTGCAGCTGGCTTTTGTAAAGGAGATCCTTGTGTTCGAGGGGCATTTACTTTTGGCAAAGCTGGGGCAGTAAAACCTTGAGCTATCTTAACACTGCTGGTAACTTTTTTAACATCTGGTATATTTTTTCTTCTATCATAAGTTGGTATTGCTGTTTGATCACCTTGAATACCACTTAGGAATTGATCTTTATACTCTTGCCCTAGTTTTAACTCTCTAAATAATCTACCGAACATTTTTAATCTAGGGTTTGTTTGAGAGTCTCCAAATATTTTTGCTACTTCTTGAATTGCAGCAATTTCAGCATTTACAAATTCATTGCTTTCCATCATGTCAGCAATTGCTTTTTGCTGATCAGCAATCTCTAGTGCTCTTATTTTTTTATTGATATTGAATTGATAATCTCTTCTTAGAACTTCATAATCTTCAGCTTTTCTCAATGTTGCTAAACCAATAACGTCTTGCATAAGATTGAATGCATCCATATCCTTGCCAAATAACAATGGATTGTTCATATATTCGTCAGCATTTCCCATAAATGCTGATATTAAGATATCAAACACAGGTATAGCTCTAAACTTAGATTGAAGACTAGCTGCATCTTCTAATATTCTTGAAGTAAGTTGAGGGTTTTGAATTGTTTTATAATGAAAAAGAGCAAAATCTAAAACTGTATTTAAGCTCTGTCCACTCTTGTATGAAGCGTTGATACCTTCATTACAAATGTCGATAAAATCTTCAAAAGGAATACTATACTCTGACAAACCTTTTGTAATAATTTTTATAACATTATCTTCAGAAGTTAATGTTAATAGTCTACTAATTAAAACATCTCTTTTTTGAAGATCGGCAGCAGTTAATTGAGCCAGTTGACCTCTTTTTGCAGCAAGCTCCAAAAGCATCTTATTTACAGAATCAACGCCAGATGATCTAGAGGGTGCCTTTGTTCCTTTTTCTTCTTTTGGTTCTTTTTCTAGATTTTCTTTCTGAATTTTCTCAAGCTCTTCTAGTCGTTCTTCAACGGTTTTAGTATCTTCTGCTAACCTTTTATTAGATGAATGAGAACCAAAAAGGATATTGTTGCTGTTATCGAAATTCATTTCTTATTCTGTCTTAGCAATAATTTTATATGTGGAAGTGGAACAATGTGGGCATTTGCCTTGTAAAGCATGCCTGTTGCTCTTGAAGACTACTTTTTTAGGTGCAACTGTAGATACCATAGTTCTACATTTTACACAATACATTGGGTGAGTTACTGTACCGTCTTCTAATTTTTCTGATGCCATATTATTCTCCCGTAAAATTAATTTCATAAATTATTGTACAAATACCTTTAACCAGTAGAACCGAAATGCCAAGATACGAGTATATTTGCAATTGCCACTTTGAACCTAAAACTTATGTTATTAACTTATCTTTTAGTGATTATAAACCTGAGATTCCTTGTCCTTGTGGCGATGGAGTAGCTAAAAGAAAATTTTCTTCATTCTCAGTACAAGAAGGGTTAACGTCTAATGAAAAGAAATTTGGCACAACGTCAAATAGAAAAAATATGGCAGACTTTATGAAGGATCAAAAGACTGTAAGAAAATCTTCATATGCACCTGATACAAGAGAATCTGTATCAAATGAAATTTGGTTGGGTAAGGAAGGCTTAGATGGCATCACTTCTATGCCTATCGAAAGGAAAAAAGATTAATGGAAAATAACGAACCTGAATCATTTATTATTCAAAATGTCACTCTAAGTCCACACTACGTCAGCGATATCAGATTGCAATTTGATCCTCTGGCTGTGATTGATCTCACTTGGGAAGAATCTAAAGCTGTAAAGGCATCGAAAGATTTAAGAAACTCCTTGAGAACTGGTGTTCTAAGAAAGATTACACAAGATCAATGGGAAAAGATTCTTGAAAAGCAAACTATTCGTGAAAAAAAAGAGCTTCTTAAGCAACAAGACTTTGAAAATCTTAGAACTATTGATGTAGATGGAGAAGAAAAGCAAGTTGAAATTATTGATCTTCAAAAGGGAAATTCTTCAAAAGAAGCAGCAGTTTCTACGTCTGGATATGCGAATGACTCTATGAGTTATGCTTTAGCACTAGACATTGCTCAACAACAAGCAGAACTTCGTGGAGACGAATTGTCTGTTGAAGAGTTTGCTGAACAAGTAAAGAATAATGCACATCTTGTTCCTACATTGATCAAGCAAGCAAGAAATTTATCTGAAAACTCTTCTGTTTCAGGAGATGCTAGGAAGGGTAAAGCATATGTTGCATATCAAGCTGAACAAAATGCTGGCACATCAGTAAAACAAATGAATATGACAAATTTTAACAGAGATGGTTATGTTGCTAATGGATCAGATAGTAATAATATTCCTATCAAAGATGCATTGGATATTGAAGCATATGATGACATGCCAATTGCAGAAGCTATCGATCTAGAAGGCGAATCTGGAGATGATGAAAAGGGCTCTGTACGTAGACTTTAGAAATTTGAAGTAGACGAAGTTTAAAAGGCTACCGTTGAGTAGCCTTTTTCAATTGGAGATAACGATGTCAGATATACAACAATTTTCTTTTTCACAAAGTCCATTAGTTTACTACAATACTAATTCAACAAATCCAGGAATTTATCTTGAATGGGAAAGGTACAATATCACTGACACATATGCTTACAATGTTTACAAAAGTGCTACTTTTGAAGGAACAATAGGCAATGAATATACACTTCTGACTACAGTCCCTTATCCTATAAATGAGATGGTAGATGGTTATGGAAGTCCAAACAATTACTACAGAATTCAAGAAGTAGACAATCAAGGAAATCAATTAAATGTTGGGCAACCTATTGGTGGTGATGAACTTCTTATAAAATCAAGCCTAAGATACGAACTTGAACATTTATTGAATATACCAATCTACGATGAAGAATTGATATTTTATGGATCTAGGACAAAAGCAACATCTGCATTTCCTTTTTGGAATTATTACCCTAGACCTGAAATAAGAATTACAGGATTTTCAAATGAAGGAGATAGGGATGCTCTTATTCATTTATCTGAAGTAGAACCTACCTTCAAAACTATAAATGCAGGATACGAACCAATTGAGTATTCTAGAGATGGAAATGTTGTTGAATACCCTGGTGGAAACAACTACAATGAGGGTCTTTTATATAAATGTGACTATATGGGCAATGTTTACTTTGTAGATCAAAGAGAAAGAGCATATGCAATTCATCCATATGACACTGTTTTTGCATCTTACACAATTAGAATGTTTACAAGTCAACACATGAACAGTGCATTAAATATGGCATTACAAACTATAAATGCCCAACCTGGTTCTAGTAAATATCCTACTGTAGCATCTGCTCCTTTTTATTATGATCCTGCTATAGTTTTTGGTGCATGTTATTACTTACTAAGAGCACTATTAGTATCTCTTACAGGAAGACAAAGAAGATTATTGTTAGAAGATCCTGATGCTAAAATTATTGACGAATTAAGAAGTACTGCTACTATGTACAAAGAAGACTTCGATAAACAACTTGAAAAACTTCCAATTGCAAGATATCCGGGTGTCAGAGGTATTGTTGTACCAGAGTTCAATATGCCTGGTGGTAGATCAAGATTCTTCAGATACATATGGAACCTTGGTACTGGTGGCTAGTTTATGAATTTGATAATTTGTGATTCTAAAAATATACATCTAATAAATAAAATAAAAATAGATGGTAAGAAAAACAAACTAATCATTGTGGGTGATAGAAATAAGAACTTTTATCTGATTTGCAAAAATGTCAAGTTTGTATCATGCATAACTGACATACTTAAATTAAAATCAAAATATCATAAATATATTTTTATAGATAAAATTCAATATATGGACCCAGAGTTGATAAATAAAATAAAATATTTATCGCCTGGGTCTTTTTATGCTTCAAATTTTTTTGGAGATGACGAATTGTATATCATGCAAGTAATGGGTTTTTTACCAGATATTCTTACTGGCAATTGGCACAATGAATATATAAATAGATGTAACTTATCAAAAACAGATTTAAAATTTGATTTTTTAGAAAAATATATCTTTACTAAAAATAAAGAAATATTTAATTTTAACAAATACCATACTTTGAATCCAAGAAACATTTTGATTACTAATAAAATAAATAAAGTAAAAAAATGCATAAATGGTACAAAAAATATATCAGATTTTATAAATAAATATCACTCTGAAGAAAAAATTTATCTTTTGGGAAATATATGGTCCTTAAATGATAATGAGGACCAAGAAGAATATGTCAATAGATTATATAAACTTCGATAATACAAAATTTCTTATTTCTTCACATGTATCATCATTTGATTATGCACAAAAACTACTTAAAGCATCTTTACTTAAAAATAACATTCCTGAAGAGAATATATATACTGTTGTAGCAGATACTGAAAATAATAAAATTGAAAATAATGTAATTTCAACAGATCATAATTCATACGATCATACAGCAATTATTGAAATTGCAAAAAGAAATATATATTCAAAGTATTGGTTCATTATGCATGACACATGTGAATGTGGAAATCAATTTTACAATCTCTTAAAAAATAAAATTATTGTGAAAGATTATGTTGCTATGTCTGAAATGGCTTGGCTAAATATGGGACTATTTTCAAATAATTTCATTCAAGAAAATAAAAATTATATTTTATCTCTAGAAAATTGCAGCAAAAAGAGAGCTATTTTATCAGAACGTGTTTTTAGTAAACTTTGTGATTATGACTTTTTCGGGTCACAAAGTGATGTTCAAACTATCAGAAACTGTAAAATTTACAATGATTCTAAAAAAAGAATTGCATTGTATTTTCCATATCTTGATTTTTATAAATATCAAAGTTATGAAGCACAAAAAATTATGGAGTTTAAGGAATAAAATATGTTTTTACAAGACTGCGAGATTGAGGATTGTTCCATTGAATATGGAGAATTAGGAATTAATGGAAAAACAGGTTATGAGATTATTCCGTCAGTCAACAGCAATCCAGTATTGCATTTTATTAGTGCTCATCCAAAAAGTTATATAAGATTTAAGATATCACCACTATACAGATTCTTCTCTTGTCAGATAGCGCTCAATGATTCTTCGGACAATGATGCTTTAGCTAGTTTTGAAATTAAAGTGGACGGAGAAACAAGTTTTTATTCTAGAAATTTACCTAAGAATAAAATACAGACTGTGCAAATTTTTCTCAATGAAAACACTATTATTGAATTATTCTGTGAATATTCTGGAACAAGTATTTGTCATGGATTATGGATTCAACCAGAACTTTTTCAAAATCCACCAAAAAACCTAATTGATGCTTTTCAAACTTCTCTTATATCAACAAGAAAATATTTTGATGAAAAACTAGACTATTGTATAGCATGTTATTTTGATGAAAATAATTTTAAGTACTTTAAGTATTTTCATGAAAATATTATGAGGCATACAAAACTAAACCTTGAATTTATTGTTTTTTGTGAAGACTATTACCCTGAAATAAAAGAATTTTCAAGATCGACAAATACAAGATTTATTAAAATTTCTGATATTTATCATGAAAAAATAATAGAAAAAAACAAAAGAGGTTTCTTAAATAAAGCATCTCTTTTTTCTATAGCAAAATTTATTAATTCAAATAAATATTTATTAATTGATGTAGACATTGTAACAACTAAAGATATCAAAGAAATATTTGATGTTATTGAAGATGAGGAAACTTTGTATGTAACTAGAGATGCTCATACTGAAGGACTTACCTTTGGAGAGATTGTTACTGAACCTTGGAGCGCATATGAAGGCACATCAAAATGCAAAGATATTTTGAAACTTACTCCAGAAGAATGCGCCTCTGAGCTAATTCTTAATTCTGGAGTTATTGCTGGTCACCGCAAAGCTATACTTGGTTTAGAAAGTGAACTTTACAAAATGTTACCACTTTCTAGATTTTATTTTGACGAAAACTCAAATTGTGGGCTTAGAGAACAAGCTGTTGTTAATTTAGCAACCATTAGATATGAGAAATACAAAATACTGCCTAAAAAATACAATCTGCAAGTTCTTTGGGAAGAAATAATACTAACACAAGAAGATGAAAAAATAAGTGCTATATCAGAAGATTTCGAGCCTCTTTTCGTTCACTTCAATGGACCAGGTGCTAAAAATGATTTGAGAAAAATTTACAATGACCTTTCAGTTCTAAATGATTTTAAATATTCAAAAGAAAAAATTGGGAGAGATTTATCTAAAATTTTTGAACACAAAAATAATATAAAAGTTCTTGATGTTCAAACAAATGAAACTATCAGTCAAAGCCTCAAAAATACTTGCAAAATAAAATGCGAGATTACAAGAATTCTAAATAAAAGAAAAATATTTATTACAGATAATGAAATAACTGAATACTCAATAAAAGATTTATATTCGGAAATGAAGAAAATTTCAACTGAAGAAACTTTTGATTTGATTATTGTTAGTAATTTAGAATCCAAACACAACATTCTTACAAAAATGCTGTTAGCCACGAGAATGCTCAATGATGGATATATTTGTTTCAATGAGTATGACTATGCTGAATCAAAAATAGAGACAATAATGAAAAATAATTCGATATCTAGTGAATACAAAATAGAATTTGAAAAACAAGAAAATATAAATCAAAAAATTTATCTTTTGAGAAAAATATGCAATTAGAAATTCAAAAATATCTTAGATCTGGAAAAAATATTCAAGATCTTATATGGGAATACGATCTTCAAGCTTTTTATTCTGATCAATATCCAGATTTAGTATGTTTTGATTATTCAATAATATCACCTAAATCAGAAAAAATAGTTCAAGAAGCTAGAGGTTTAGTATTAAAAAAACAAAATTGGGATGTTGCCTGTATATCAATGCCAGCATTTGAATATTTTAATGAAGATTTTGAATATTCAAATGCAAGAGCTTTAGAAAAATATGATGGCTGTTTGGTGATTCTTTTTTATTATGAAAATGAATGGATAACTGCTACTAGATTTTCAGTTGATGGCGATTGTTATGTAGCATCTGCATACACAATTGAAAAAAAGCTAAAATGGAAAGAGTTATTTTATCAAGCAATATATGATATGGGTTTTGAAAAAGATTATTTTCTTAACTCGTTAGACACAAATAAATGTTATAGTTTTGAACTATGTTCAAATGTAAATAAAAATATTGTAATTTACGATGATACTTTTGTAAAATTAATTTCAATAACTAATAAAAATACTTATATTGAAGAAAATATATTTAATAATAAACTATTTCTCAATATTTTTTCAGATTTTTTACCTAACAGTTTTTATATCAACTCAAAGAATGATGTAAACACTTATTTAGAAAAAAATCATCCTGGTTTTTCTTTAGAGGGTTTAGTGCTCTTGGATGAAAAATTTAGAAGAATCAAAATTAGAAATAAAAATTATGATGCGATAACTTCTACTGTGGCTCTATCAAACGAAGAAAAAGTTGAAGATTATATCCAAAATTTAATAAAAGCAGTTTCCCCGCCAATTGAAAGTTTAAAATATTGTTACACGTACCCTCTTGACCCCACTCAAAGAATTCTTTGCAATTCTGATACTATACCACTACCATCAGGAGCATATCTTATATCTTTCAATAATGCTGATTGTACCACATGTGATAATACTATGCTTTTCTCATGGTGTCGAGACAATGGTGATGGTACTCAGAACTGTGTTGGAGGGTCTATTTCAGCACCCTATGACCCTGGCTATCTTAACGGTACTTACACAATAGATCAATATGCCGGTCCATATTTAGATTTGAATTGTGATGGTACTTGTCTTTCATATGAACTACCTCCTGGAGAATTATCAATAATGTCTACCAAGACAAAGGGATGTACATCAAGTTGGATTCCAAAAAAACAATCAGATGACCAACCAGTAGCTTCGTCAATAATTGAAATAAGCCAATGGTTTAGAAATCAATTTATGAAGTATAAGTCTGGAGATACAGAGAGTAAAGAAAAAATGTTAAGTGTATGGGAGTTGGCATTCTACCAAATGAATGAAGGTAAAGGAATTACAACTATTCTAATCAACTCTTCATTAGAAGAACAAATGAATGCAATACAGAAATACAATGATATGAGCAGAAGAAATCTGCTTTAAATTAAATTATTAAATTTAAAGCTTTAATTTAAAGTTAAATATATATTCCCTAATATCGGGTGTACAAAAACAGAAAACAGAAAAGAGGGTATGAAAATGGATAGATTGATCAACACTTTGAAGAAGGCAAGCACTAAAGTGGCACAGATAAGACCTGATTTAGCCACTGATATTAACTATGCTGTCAATGACTTATCTGACACCAAAGATCCATCTACAATGATAGAATCTTATGCTAAACCTACAAGCAATATAACTGTCAAAGATAACAATGGAATTGTGCATAGTTTTTCAGTTGAAATTAAATCTGATAAAAACAGTTCAATCCCTGACACAGAACTAATGTCAAAGATTCTTCAAGCAATAGAAGGACATAGCGTTTCTGAATTTGACAATACTAATGAGTTTTCCACAGGGTCTCCGCAAAAGTTTGAGGTTGTCTCTTTTAAATATGAAAGAAAAGAAGAGAGAGGCAAATAGTCCTGTACAATAGCCTTATGGATGAAGATGAAATTAAAACCCTAAGGCATAGCTTCACAAGCAAAGAAGATGCTGGAAAAGTCAAAAAAAATCAGTTTGGTCACACTGTTCTTGGAAAAAGTCAAGATTTAGATATTTCTAAAACTCAAGTTGAAATTAATAATTTGGGTGAAGTTGAGGCTAACTATACTGAAAGTATTTTGACAAATCCAGCATTTCTAAGCTTGATTAATGCATTAGAAAAAAAAGAAACAAACTTTTCTGATCAGAATAATCAAGTTTCAGACTTTAAACCCAATAGTGTAAATTTAGCTGACTTACTCAATGAACTTGATGAAATGGATGGCACTTCTAAGAAAAAATTAGAATCATCGTCTGATAGTTCTAATCAATCTATTGATCATATGAAATCTTGTTTGAACAAAGATTGTCTTTACTGTCTTCCTAAAGAGGCTAAATTTTGTCTCAAGTGTGGCACTGCTCAAATGCCAAAATTTTGTACTGAATGCGGATTTAGTTTTCCCTCTATGGAAAAGTTCTGCCCTGACTGTGGCAAGAAAAGATAGGTATTCAGCATATAAATCTAGTAATTCTTTATTATGAAACAATCTTGGTTGTCAATTGCTAGAAAATGCACAGCTCTCAGAAAACATGTACTAAGGGTCGATCTTTGTGTATTCATTGATGATGAAGAAGCTTTTTCTAATGAAAATTACTTAAACTCTACAATAAAATCAATTTTATTAGCTGGTGTAGCAAAGGGTTTAGATATAATTGGAATTCTCACTCCTAACAATTCAGCCATAGGATACAGAGCAGCTCAGATAGCCAAACAACAACAGATGGATATCACAGTTATTCCTGGACAAACTTATTTATGTGCTGAAAAAGAAGAGTTATACATATACAAGTATACAAAACCATTACCTCTGGGATTAACTATTGATAAAGTTTGCAAAGCTGTTCATGATGTAAATGGTTTTGTTGTAGCATCAAATATAAGTAAAAGAAAAGCTCAAACATTGGAAAAATTACAAGGAAGTGAATTTGCACCAGATGCAGTTGAGATATTCAATGCTAAAGTTGGTGGATACAGAGATTTGAATATTGATTTCCCTAAATTTGTTTCTTCAGGAGCGACATCAGCTACTGACTTAGAAAATACAAATGTTTTCACTCTTCTTGACAGAAAAGATGCAGAAGAAATGAAACTCTTACAGCCTGAAGAAGGCATAGATTTTGTACCTAAATACTTAAATCCACAAGGAGTTCAAAATGGCTAGATCATACTGCGGAACAAATGATGTCAAAAGATATTTACCACCCAATGTAGTTACAGAGGGTGAAAATCCAATACCTAATTTCAGAAACCCATCACCTGAAACAGCTTCTAATATAGACCTAGATTTTTTCATTCAACAAGCTTCAGCTGACATTGATGCAAATCTTGCTACCCAATATGATGTACCTTTAAAACAAGTAAATATTGGTGGTGAAGTTAGTTATCCACATCCTATACCTGTTGTTTGTGCGATACTTGCTGCTCAAATGTACTATTCGCAAGCATTACAAGGTGCAGATAAACAGTTTTCAGAAGCGCAAAAAGAAAGATTTGATTTCGCTCAAAATCAACTAATTAGAATTCAAAATGGCGAGATTAGATTATTTGGTCAAAGAAATACTCGCGGTGATAGATTTGTTAGATCAACACTACGTGGAACACCTTTGAACCCAGTTCAAGGTGAAAGAAGATCTAAAGGAAAAAGTCAATAGGTGAATTAAGTGCTAGAAAGAGTTTACGATACCTTAATTGCCATTTTATATTACGAATTACCTAAAGATAATTATGGTAAAGTGGTATCTTATGACAGACCTATAACTGCATGGTATATTGGTCAAAGAGATATAAAAAATAATAATCTCTCTGTGACCCTTAAGGGAGCAAGCAGTCCATTAAAAGACATTGGCTTGGGACTTCAAGAATTTTCTCATTCAGTCACATTTGAAATTAATGCTGGTGCAGATAATATATCTATTACTGAAAGATTAGTTCAAGAAACAACTAGATTAATTTTGGCTTCTTTGAGAAAACATCGACGTATATGGGTAGTGGAATATTGCCCTATTTGTGCAAAGTTTGCCTTATCTCCTGAACATTTTATTCAAGACCATAATGATATTTTAGCAACGTATGTCACTGGTGTTGTAAATGATTACAACAGCTTGTGGGCAGAAACTCACCCAGCAAATATCACACCAGCAGAATTACCAAACTCAGCCAAAGCTACAGAATCATTTTTGAGAATGTACGAAGATGTAAGAAATAACGTGGTTGTTGCCAACTTGCCTTTGACCGCTAAGAAAAATATACTAAAGATGCAGTCTGATCTTGTTGAACCAATAAGAATTATGTATGATTGCGTGGCAAACACTTCAACTCCATCCGATGACGCTACCGGACAAGCTTTATTTAGGAATGGCACTATTACTCTTGAGCTTAAGGAATTGATAAAGCAGGACAGTTATGGTCCTGATAATGTTCCTATTACAGCGATTAAAAAATAATGAGCACTGTTACACGAAAAGGATTAGAATTTATTGTAAATCAAATTGGGAAAGCAAAATATGTTTTCAAAGATTTGATTGGCGACACTACTTACATTCGTGGAAACAGATTAGAATTTGAAAAAACATTATTGAGATTAAAAGGCTCTTCTGTTTTTAATGATTACGATTTATCAAAAAAAGATCCAGATGGAATTATAAAATCTAATTTTACAACCTTTGATGCAACAGATAATGTTGGTTTTGCAATTCAAGGCGGAAAAATTGTAATTGATTCCAAGATTTCATCTTTTTATAACTCTGGCTCCTGGACTCCACAAAATTATAGCCCACCATCTACAGAAGGATGGTATATATATGATTACAATGCATGGTCAAATTATATTCCAAAGTATGATTCTTCAGGTATAGCAAATTCAAATTATGTGATATACCAATTTCCTTCAGTAATAGAACCAAACTCCGGATCAGGTAGAACAACTTTTGAATATCCAATAAGATATAATGGTTCGGCGTATTCTAGAGTTCAAACTTTCAACAGTGCTAGATGGATTTCTTTTAAAAATACTTCAGGCTCATCTAAAACTGAAATAAGAGCAATTGTCCCTAAATCTACTTTTGATGGATTATTAAACGTAAATCCTTTTAATAATAAACCACTTGACTTGGGTATATATTCTCACAGTTACTTAGTTTCTAACAACATTGATTACACCCTGACATTAGATGGGACAATGGGTGTTTTAGGCAGTTCAGATGTCTTAGATCCATTAGGATTCAATGTTCAAGAATCATCAAGCACTGGTTCAACTGTAGCAAAAATAAGAGACCACTGGGTGTTTGATATTAATATTCCAGCATCATCCTCATGGATAAATAATTCATGGATTCACTTGGGTTTCTATTGGGGATCTTATGATACTTATTTTAAGACAGGTTACCCATCTTATTCTGCTGGATCTGCAACATCTTTTGATAAAAATAATATAAACTCATCATGGTATATTTTTAATAGAAAAAATTTCTTTGTAAATAATATTAATAATTTTATATCATTTGAAAAAACTGGCATAAATGATACTAATGTTTATGTTTATTCAAATAACAAAACTAATAATACTTTTATAGATCAAAAGTACTCATCTCCGAACAATTCATTTAGATATTTATTGAATGAAGATATTACAGGTTTTGCTTCTACTAATAGTTTCTTAAGTGACAACCTTATTGATAAAGATGAATTTTTACCAGTAATCATTGCATCAAAAAATAAAGGTTTTCAATTTGATAAACCTAACCTTGACTTGACAGTTTTTCTTGGTTCTCCAATTCCTTTAACAGAAATTCCTAATATCTGGAGTGATTTTAAATACTTCCCTCAAATTAATTCCGATTATGATATTCTTTTTAAAATAATATTAGGTTACCCATCAGTTGAAACTTCTGAAATTAACGTTGATAAACTTGATGGAACTTTTGATTCAAATTTAATTTCAATAATTTATATTGAAGAAAATGCTAAAAATTCTTTTTCTCCTAATATAAATGATGGATCAGTTATAGAGTTTTTCTTACCTGCTGAAATTTCATTTTCAACTTTCATTAGAAATTTAGAGTTTGATAAGCTTTTTGATGCATTTAGTTTAAATGTAATTCCAAGAATACTTAGATACGATATTGACAAAATAAAAGATCTTAATTCCTTTACCACTAACACTGCTAACGCATTCAAATCAATACACAATCTGTCAAAAAATCCATCTGATACATTGTTGCAAAACAATAATGACAGTGAACCAAAAGCTATACAGTTCTCTAAACAAGGAAGCAATTTAATCAAGATATTTACAGAAGAAGAAACTTCTAAAAATCTTGCATATATAAACAGCAATGAATCTTACATTGTTGATGAGTTGCTTTATGACAATGCAGAGTTTGAAATTTATCAACAAAAAGACGATACAGAATTAAATCAAAACTTAACTGGCACTAAGTTAGCCAGAGATTACAGTTTGAAAATAAAATTTGTAAATAAAGATAATACATATTATGTTAAAAATTTATTTATTAACGCATCAAAATATCTTTTGTCTGATGATGAATACTTAGAAAGACAAAATAAAAATCTATCCTTATTAGGATATTACAAAAATTCTACTTTGACAGATATTGACGATTATAGAGTTCATGGATATGCAGCAGTAGTTCCTGATTTAGAAAGTCAATCTGGCAGATTAATTTCAATGAAAGCAACCTCGCCTTCTGATTCTACAAAAGTTTCAGAATCTGCTTTTGAATCAGCCTTGTTGTTAAACAATCCATCATATAGTCCAAGTCAAATATCAAATATAAAATCAGGATTTGCTCTTACTTCCATATTTTATACTGTAGATGAAACAAAATTTGATAATAAGTTTGTTGGAATTAAAGATTTAGGCATCACTATAAGTGAATACTCTCTAGATATGAAACCCAACTGGATAAATAATACTCTTGGATTATTAGGTTCTGAAAATGAATCATTTATTGCAAAACCTTTACATATCAAAGATTTAAGATCTGACTCTTTCTTGATATCTGGATTAGGTTACACAGCTACTGATAATTCGTTAAATAATTTAGAAAATATTTTTGATCAAACCTTACCAGTGGGATTGGGTTCATCAATTTCACAGCAAACTCATTTAGGTTCAAAAGTTATAGAAAACAATAAATTTGCTATTAGAATAAACCCTTTTGCAAATGTAGAGATAAAATCTCTGAAAATAAAATTAAAAAAGACTTCAGAATATTTAAACCCAGATGCAAAAATAACAATTCAAATATGGAGTTCAGAAAACAATTTACCTCTGAGCATCATTTATTCAGGTAGTAGTGTAAAATTAGATTCTATAACTAATATTTTTGATGAATATGAATTTTTTATAAATTATTCATTCTTTAAAAACAAAGAATACTGGATTATATTATCAATAAATAATCTTCCACCATTGTATGACATAAATACAACTGGATTGATAAATATAAACAACAATACTGTCACTGGTATTTACAATCAGAAAAATAATTCATTTACTGAATTTAATAAATACAATGTTGGAGCAAAACTTGGCATAGGATCAACGATACCAACAAATATTGCTACATGGTATGAGATATCATCTATTGGGTCTTCTAATTCTATGACTGTAAGTGGTGCTGGAATAACTCTAAATAAACAAGATTATTCTATAAAGTATGATTTTTCAATAGGAATTAAAGAATCATCTTCAATCGGAGCAAGTACTAATTTTGCATCATATAGTTCTATTGGTTGGAGCTCTGATACTGGAACTGCTTATATTAGTTTTATGAAACCTGATGATCAAATATATGCTGCTTTTAACAGAGACTTCTCTGATAGTGATATAAATTTACCTGGTCCTAATAGATACAGAGAGTCTCTTCCTAATTATTATGTAGACGGTTATTGGTCTTTTAATGTAAAAAGTTTTGATCAAGAGAAAAGACTATGTTTATATCCAAGGTCAGTCTCTATGAAAACACAAACTATCATAGCTTCTGGTGTTTCGGGTAATAATTATATATCAATAGGAAGCACTAATTTTACTCCTAAAATATTAGGTGGGTTAGCTATATCTCAAAACTCAAATATTGCTTCAGGAACAGCAATATCATATATAATTTATGATTCAACTAATTCAATATATAAAATAAATTTAAATAAAAATCTTACAGGATCGTTTATTGATAATTTAATTTATGTAGGTACAGGTCAGACAATCCATTTGAGAAGAAGTCAAGATATTTATGTTACTGCTAGATATTATGTAAATGGTGGTTTGGCTTCTACTAGTTTAGTATTACCAAAATCTTCGACATGGATTACATATTGGAATAAACAAAATAGATATAATTACTCAGTAATTGATAAAAATTCTAAACCAGATTTCCTTACTGCTTCTTACAATTTAAATTTAGAAAACTATCAAATACCAAATCAAATAAAATATGTTAATGGATATACTATTGGAAATTTTGTACCCAAATCTTCAATAGGTACAACTTTTGATTTTAAATTTACATCTTCTTATGGTTTGAAAGTATTCTTTAATGATTCTTCTCAACCAAGTATAGATCAATGGAAAAATACTTCTGGTGCAGGATACACATGTTCTTACAATATTGATTCAATTTCTAGTCCAATAAAATTTGAGGTTCATTTTTATAATTTGTCCTCAAGTATTGGACAAACATTAAAGGCTGAATGGAAGGTACAAGGATCATCAACTTGGCAAGATTTAGATGATTCCTTTTACACAGATTATGTTCCAGAAATCACAAAATTAGATGATAATAACATACAGAAAATAAGTTATGTAGCTGTAGGAAATACTAGTTCTTCAGTTTCTGCTCCTTATTATGGAGCACCGCAAAATGACATGTTGACTATAAGGAGTAAGTAATGGTTCCAAATTATGCTTCAGCCTTGATATTAAACAACATTGTCAAAGCATACAATTTATCAAAATCATATTCAGATTCACCAATATCATTAAAAGAGTTTGCAGCCAATTATGATGATGTTGAAAAAGATCTTTATTTACTTTATGGACTATCTCCTATCAAGTCTAATAATGAAGAATTTGTTCAAGACATTTTAGTACTTGGTAAAGGTTTATCCAAATCAAATCTGCTAAACAATATAGTAGAATTGCCATCTGCCCAGAATAATCAATTTGGATTTCAAATATCTGAAATATTGGGAAACAATACAGATATAGCGGATTGTTATATATTTGCTGCAGCATATTTGACTGCAACAACTTCTGGTATAGATGTGAAATTTTCTTTAGGAAAATCAGTTGATAATAAAACAGGAGAAGTTTTTATATTAGGCAGAGATGTTGATTTAGAAACAGCAAAAAACATTCTTCAATATAACAATCAAATTGTTTTTCCACAGCCAAACAATACAGATCAATATACTTTGTTGTTTAAAATGATTTTAGATATCTCAATTTATGATGGTACTGAAAAAAATTCAAGAGTATTAATTTCTATTTTAGATGAAAGAAAACCCAGAAGTTTTTATTCAGTGTCAGAAGAAAATGCAGCCGCAATAATCACACCTGCGATGTTCAGTTTTGACAAAAAGTATAATTTTATGGTTAGTACCCAATTTAATGCATTGTCCCAAATAGTCAATGATTGGGTTAATTTAGATTCTTGGGATCCTGATTTTGCAACATATTGGTATAACTCTCAAAAACCTTTACCAACTGATCTTAAAGATTTTATAATAAGTATTGGAATAGATATAAGTTATCACATTGAATCTACTGGTATAGCAACTAAGCAAGTTTTTGGTACAGCAAGATTGGATAGTATATAAATGGCAATATCATCAAAAATTGAGGAAGTAATTTTAGAAATTACCAAAACTGCTGGGAATATTTCAGATTCCTTAAAAATAGGAATTGGAGAAACAAATATTCCAGGTTCTTCTATTTTTGAGATCAATAATTTATTGTCTGTAGCTAACACAGGATATCCATTTTTTGGAATTGTTGAAACTGATACATTAGGTTTTCAAGCATCTTACAGTGCATCCGATGACAGATATAATGTCAAAATATCAAGTGGAAAAGTTTCATATAATGGCAGTTTGATAGATCTTTTAGAACAAAAAGTTTCTATAAAAAAAGATTTTATAAAAGATTACAATCTTACAGCTTTTGGGGCTACAGCATATAAATATGGAATTACAATTGGATTTCCACTATCTGAAGCAGAAAAATCTATACAAACTTACAATACTTCAGTAAATGCAACATCATTATCTGGCACAAATGTTTTATATGTAACGTCAACATCAAATGCTAAAACTCTAGGATTTCCTTTAGAAGCACATGTTGGCTCTATTTATTTAAGATTTATTGGTGTTAATGATTTAGATACTGGTTTGATCATTGATTCTACATTTTACAATGGATCTCAGTATGGGGTGTTGCCAAGCACTATTATAGAAAACACTCCTGTAAAATTTGTATATCAACCCAAGTTACAATATATATCTGGATTCCCAATTTCTACCAGTTCTAGTGATCCAAGTCTTTTTCACTATTTTCCACCATTACCTTCATCTTGGTTACCAGTTGCAAAAGTGTTAGTAGAGGATCCAAATTTTCCCATTATTGCAGGCACTGGAAGAACTGCTTTTATAAGAACTGTTGTAGATATTCCAACCAATACTTCAACTAATAAAATATTAGGTGACTCAGCTGATGTAAGCAATGTAATTCAAAGTTGTAACTCTGCTATTGACAACTTAAGAAATTACAGAAAAAATGCTGTGATTACAAGTGTTGTCAATGCACTAAATCAATATACATATGCCTTGACATCTGTTACCAATTTAAAAATAAGCCAATATTGGTCTTTGCAGCCATTTAGACCAACTCAATACTATTCAAAAGGTTTATCCTTTTCTGGACTTGAAAGATTTGAGTTTCCATCTAATTTTGCTGAAGCTTATTACAATATAACTGGTCAAGATTTACAACATACATTTGCAGTATTTAGAGGAGATTTGATTGATTATAATCAAGCTGCCCTTGGCTCAACTACTATCAATTCTTCAGCAATAACTGCAACTGTAATACCTTGCGCAGCAAACTATTCGTCTTTGACATCCGGAACTCAAATATATGGAGTTTCTGGAGTAAGAAGTATTGCTTTAGATGAGTATCTTGAAACTGTACCATCATATTCAAGTAAAATATCAACTACTATAACTTCAAATAATTATATGGTTGAATTGAATTGGTCAGGAAGTGGAGTAACTGATTCACTATTTTATCATATTTATAAAAGACCAAATCTATCAAGTGAACTTACAGAAAATAGAATTACAAATATTGATGAAATTAAAAATTATCCATATTTTACTGGTTTAGCAATCACTGATACAACAAGCTATACTGTTCCAAGATTTTCAGCTATTTCAATAATTCCTAATGAAGATTGTTTTGTTGGTGGAGTGACATTGAAATTTGGCTTTAGCGCCCCAGGGCAAACTGCGTCAATAGGTTCTACTGGTGTTAATATTGCACTGTATGGAAACTCAGCTGGAGCACCTGATTCATCAACTCTTTTAGCATATACTGACACACTAAGATATGAAGATGTATCAGAGGGCTTTGGAGCATATACTGTAAAGTTTGACACAGGTATCAACTTAGATGCATCCACACAATATTGGCTAGTTATAGACAAACCAACCAATCTCACTGTTGGTACTGGTTCAACTGAAATGATTACAAGAGTCATTAATTCAGGAACCAGCAAATTATTGTCAAGTAGTTCTTTTGGTTCATGGGTTGATTCTGGAAAAACACCATATGTAAAACTTCGTGGTTACCTTGATAATGGTTCTTCATTGGGAACAAATTACAAAAGAGGAATAAAATTCACTAATAAAATAGCTAATAAACCTAGAAGATTATCAGTGTATGTTCCTCCTGTAGAAAATATAATAAATAATACAGGTTTGATATTAAATGGAAATACAACTGGTACAGCTTTTTCTACTGATACTTCTATAAAAAATGAGCTTTTAGTAACTGTATATGCAAGAAATGGTACAGGCGGAACTACAACAGTAATGTCCACTTTAGTACCAAAGGGCACCATTAGAGATACAAGATTTTTACTTGGTGCAGACACTGATTTATTTGACAGAGTAGATAATATAATTGTAAGTCCTGGCACTGATTTGACAAGAGTAAACAATGGTCCAATTATTTGGGACATATATGATCTAATCACTGTCGAGACGGAACCATAGGTCTCAGGAGACTTAAATGGCAACGCTTACAACATATTTTACTACGCAAGCCCAAACAAATAATCCAAGTTCAAGAACTGGTTGGGATTGGTCTTTAACTGGAAATACTGCAGCTTTAGATGGAAGTGTAGTTTTTCAATCTTATCCAGTTGAAAATTTTATTCTATCATCTCAAACTGACTTTCTTGATTTAACTGATATTGCAACTAAGCTTCCTGATGGAGCACAAATTCAAGGTGTAAGTGTTAGAATTTTTAAATCTTCTGGGTCAGATTTTCCAGACTTTTTATTTACCACTGATCTTAAAGTTCAATTTATTTATAATGGTGCGCTTCGCGGTCAAGATAAAGCAGATACTTCAACTCTTTGGACAGATCCAGGTTCTTATGATACATATGGTGGAAGTACAGATCTTTGGAATTATGAATTTACAACTGGTGGAGACTCCCTTACATCAAGTTATTATGTAAATCAACCTTTTTTTGGATTAAGAATTGCAGCTACTTTTGCAGGTGCTAATACTCAAAAAAATGTACTTACATTATCCATTGATCATGTAGAAATAACTTTTTACTATACAGAAGCACCTATTGAACCAACTGGAGTAGAGTCAGGGCAAATACAGTCAAATGTAAACAGACTTGCACCTGGTGAAATAAATTTTAGACTAAATGCATTGGTTAGTTCAAATAACTTATCTAATGTTAACAGATTAGTTGCAACTAACAGATTTGGCTTAAGTACTTCAGTCAATCTTAGATCACCAACTCTTCCAATAACTCACTATTTATCTCCTATTGCAAAGATATATGCAACAGGATTAACTTCACCTTTAGTTGGCAGTCACAGAATTTATGCTGAATATGATATTCAACACTTAGGTATCTCTAGTTTAGAAACCATATCTAACGGTCATATTTTAATACCAGGAAATGTAAATATTGGACATTCTTCTATTACAAGTGAAGAAAGTTTAACGGGACATAGATTGTTTGCTCAAGCAAATATTTATCATCAAGGGTTTGGAGTAGATGAGTCTGTAAACAATCCAACATTAATTCCAGTAGCATATATTTATCCTGGGTCTACAGATTCAACTAATATTATAGATGGTAACAATCAACTATTTTCTATCGCAAAAATTTATCATATTTCACCTTTTGATAAACCTGAAATTGGATGGTCTGATGGAGCTCATGGAGTTTATTTAGATCCATTGGCATATATTTATGTCAATAATCATGCTAAAGGTCAACCAGGATATTCTCCATTTACCTCACCAGTCTTCAATAATGATCTTGCTATAGAATTTCCTCTTAATATATATCCTGAAGGTTTGATGACCAATGAAGTGAGTTCGATACATTTCCTTGGAAAAACATACGGAGAAATATATCCACCGGGAATCATTACTGATGAAATCGATTCTATACATCAAATAACAAAAGAAAAAAATATATACCCACCACCTATATCTGATAATAATAAAGATGATGGATTAGGTTTACATGAATTGTTATGGAAAAGAAATACTATTAATTTCTTCAATTCAATATATAGTCCAGCATACGAAGTTGGTTATTTTGATTGTATGGCACTCACAAGAGATGTCAACAATGACCCACAATATGACTTAAGTTATAATAGCATCAACACAAACTATCTTTTCTCTGTTGATAACATAAATATGCAATATGCTCAACAGGCAGATGCATCAAGTAGATATGCTGGTGAAGGTGCTGTATCTAATACATTTAAAATCAATAAAAAAGATTATTCATTGTCGTTTACATTGCCAATAAAAATAGAATCATGGGGATATGTAGACAATGTGTTTGCAGCTCTTTATGATTATTGTCTACAAGGATATAAAGGCACTCCTACAAGTTATGTAGGGAGATTGACATCGTCTGATGCATCTATTGGAGCTACAAATGCGATTAAAATTGACAATATATCTGATTTTATAACATTAGATCCTGGCACAATAATTTACACAAGAAGTGATGACAACTCAAATATTATCGAGGGTCTTGAATTAGATTATGTAAGTAAATCAGAAAAGGTAGTTTACTTTACAGGCACTGGTTCAACACAATCTTATCAAACTGATATTTCATATTTATGGTCCAAACCAGAAACAGACGACAGAGAACCATCATTCTCATTATTTTCTCTCAGAGAAGGTTTGATAAGTGGTTGTATGGTTGACAAAATATCAATGACCATTACTCCTGGAAACTCTGTTGTTGCTAATGTCGATATGAAATTTACAAATATAGATAGAGAATATCAGAAAAACATTTTGGCTAATTTCAATAGTTTGGTAGCAAATATAAACAAAAGAAAACCTAATTATTTACTTTCTGGTGCACAATTTAGACTTTACAATACAACTTCAGACGCTGGGTATTTTAACTTAGGATTACCTATTGACAGAAAAGTATTCCGTGGATTCCAAGAAACTGATATTAAGAATTTTGAGATTAATGAAATAACAATTGACATATCAAATAATCTTGAACCTATCTATACATTGAATTCTAAAAGTAGTATTGAAAAAGAAAATAGTGACAATAATTTGAAACCTTATGGATATTATTCCAATGGAAGAACTATAAATGGCACTATTACATATTCTAGTCCTATTAAACCTTGGTTATTTGCTGAAAAATTATCCGGTCCATCAAGTATAAATAATGGTGGGATTATATTTGATTTCGGTCCATTCAAAATGAATTTGCCACAAATTGTATGGTCACCTCAAAGTTCTGAATCTTCCATGGAAAAAGTACATCAAAAGAAAGTCAACTGGGCAGCAGTAACTAACAGTTTTGTATTTGATCCATATTTGGAACCAACTGGAATATTTTAATGGATATATTTGTATCAAAAGAAACTCAAAAAATTAATATTTATTGCAAAACGATTTTAGATAATAATGGAAAATTCGTCAAACTAAAAGTAAATGATGATTGGGACACTGTTATAGAATGTGATGTTTTGGGAAGAGACTTTGAAAAAATGTCAAAAGTCATTGAAGATTCTAGCATCATTAATTCTGTAACTGGTAAACCTATGCTGAGAACATCAATACTTTGCAGATCAATTTTGTTATTTTTTTATAAAAGAATATTAGTCAAAAAAAGAGATGGTAGTTCGGAATCAGAAATTAGTTTGAGTTCAGAAAATATCAATAGAATGGATTATGACATAGTTAAGGAACTAGCCAATAAATGGTTAGCATTAACTAGTGGTAAATTAAATGGCTGACTACACAATAAATAATGTGATTTTAGGAACACCTTCTAAAAGTCACAACATCATGGTTATGTCTTTATTTGAAAAAAATAAGGATATTTTTAAGATGTTAAAATTATCTATGGGTAGCACAGTAAATAACAAAGCAAAAAGATTTATCAGCGCTTACATTTGGGATTTATGGACATTAGGTCAAATTACTTCTGACGAATTTGATAATCCAAGAAGACCTGGTCATTACATGATTAGATCTAAAGACCCAAGATGGAAAAAAATATATACCAATAATTTTAATGACAATTCTGGATCAGGTATTTACAATAAACTCAATAACTTTACACCTTTAGCGGTGCAGAATCATCCAACGTATACAGGGCAAAAGTACAGTTGTGAATTCTCTTTTTCTCCATTGATCAATATTGGATTTAATCCTGAAACAGTTTCAACAATTGCATCAACAGATCCTGAGTTTCCAACATTAATTAGTGACCAATATGAAGCAGAACAAACAATATATTTAGCATCAAGAATACCAATGTTTCCTTTGATGATATGCTCAACAGTTCCAGCGCATTACACTTATGGACCTGTTTTTCCAACAAACATTACATTGACATGTTCTGGATCAGGAAACTTGCCTATAGTAAGTGTAACGTGCAATTTTGAAGGTGGTAAAACAATAACATCTCCACCTTTTGAATCAGAAGATTACAAAAAGCCAACACCAGAGCCTGTCACTATCAACACAATGAACGATTTAAATAATGTTCCAATTGTTGAAAGAGCAACATTATATAATTTTGGAGTTGATTATCACAGATACAGATCAGCAAATATGGTTGACTGTATGATAGATTTCAAGGAATATGCAACCTTGGGAGATATGAGAATTGCTATCAATAATAGTATCAACTATCCTCCAGCATTTAAAATTATAGGATTTGATTTAGTAATTAATCAAACTATAGATTTACAGTTTACATATCCTGGAGCATTGACTAACAACTTTGTTATGGAATATTTTGGTGACAAGATCGGTCCCAAATTTGCTGCATTAAGTGACAGAACTGTATCTGGAACAATCACTTTCTTTTCATTTGATAAAGATGTTGTATTACCAAACACTAGTGGTTTAACAATGTATTTTGGTGGTCCATTTTTCTACTCCATGAGATATGTTGATTGGAACAATCCAACTGTGTCTATTGAACCTAATTCAGGATATACTCATAAGTATACTTTCAAAGCAAGACTAACTGATGATGTAAGCTTCCCGCAATCAGATAATTTAGATCAAATTGTATCTGAATTCACTGGAGCCCCAACATTCACTATTCAATCATTCTTTGATTTGCTAAAACAATGGTTTAGATTCTAGTATGGAAAAAATTGAAGCACTAAAGTTCTTACTTGATTGGATAGATAATCAAACAACAAATGATTATGTCTTAAATTCATTTAAACCTAACTTGTCTAATAAATTTATTTTAGAAAATAAATATGAAGTTTATTTAAAGAGTATTTCATGGAAAGCTTTATTATCTATTGATGCTAAGTCATTTAATAAAAATGCTCAAGGTATTTATTTTAGTACAGAAATACAAAAAAGAGAAATATTAAAGTATGGTCTTGAAAAAATTAAAAATATTTCAAGTAATAAAGAATACTCTGATGACCTACTGAGTATTTTGTCTTATGATGCAGTTGAAAAAATTTGGATTGAATATCAAAATATTCTTCACTTGACAGCTGAAGAGGCAAATATTATTTATAATTCAGCTAAGAAATATTTTAATAGCGAGAATAATGATCTTTATCCTGTACTACCAGAAGTGATAGAAATGGACTATATTCTAAAAGGTATAGTTTCTTTGAGTAGAACAGAGTTTAATAATTTGTCATCTAAAGAGTTTGAAATTATGCAATTAGTTTTATCTACAAAAAATGAAGTTTTAAAACAATTTTAATTCTTCTTTATATTTTGAAACATAATCAGAACATATAGCATAGCATTTGGATAAATCTCCCAAATATTTAACTTCTGGCATAACTGCTATAGACCCAGGTATAAGTTGTTTCCCAGGAAATACCCATATATTTAATCTTGAAGTCAATGTGCAATAATCAGTTTCATGCCAAAAATATTCAGAAGATAAATTTGATTTTGACATAAATTCCAAAGCCTCAATGTTTTTACAATGAACAAAAAATTTATCATTGTCTAGAAATGATTTACCTATCTTGTAATCAGGTTTATCATGACCTAAATATAATCCATCAATAGTTTTCCACAAATCAATTTCAGCATGAAATCCTAAATCTAGAGCACTTTTGATATATTCAGGGTGATTTTCCTTAGACAGGTTTATTCCTTCAGTATTTCCTCTATGCGCGATAAATATCATACATTTTTTTCTAAGAAATAATTTAGATCTTCAGGAGTACCAAGTCCCCACATTTTCGGTATATCAAATGTTTTAATTTTCAAACCAGCTTTTATTGCTTCATTGAAAACTGGACAAACATAGAATTCTTTATTAACTCTGATATTATTTTCAATCATTTGTTCTGCAAAACGGACATAATCAGAACCATGTTTCCAGTAATATATACCTACAGTTGCAATATTTGAAATCGGGTTCTTTTCTGCAACTTCTGTTACAAATCCATTTTCGTCTGTTTTAGCATATGACCACTTTGGGTGAGTAGAATGAAAAGAAACAATACCAGCATCTAAATTTTGCTCATTCATTTTGTAAAAGAAATCTAAACTATTCCATTCAACAAATTGATCTGAATTAGCTATGACTAATGGTTCATTATTATTAATAAATTCTTTAGCTAGTAAAGTAGTACATGCTGCTCCTTCAGTAACACCTTCAACTTCAACAATTTTGCATCCTGGAGTAATAAGATTTAACATTGAATCAAGATTGTATTTTTCTCTATGTTCTTTTTGAACAACAAAAATGAAGTTTGCTTCTACAGCCAAATTATCTACAACTACTTGTATCATTGGCTTACCATGAACTTCTATTAAAGGTTTAGGAAAAGAATATCCAGCCTGAGAAAATCTACTCCCATGACCTGCCATAGGTATTAATACATTCATTTTTTTGTCTACCCATTTTTCTATAGTTTGTTTTTTATGATTGAAAGCTTCTATAATTTTATCAAAATCAAAATCTTTAGGATTTTTTACTCTAAGAACATTAGCTCCTGATTTGTACGCTGCTTTAAGCCCAGTAGGTGAATCTTCAATAATCAATGTATTTTCTGGTAGTGCACCAAAATATGACATTGCATTCCAATAAATTTCAGGATGCGGTTTTGCAAATTTTACATCATCATTAGATAGTTTCATATCAAAATACTCTGATATACCTAGCTTTTCTAAAACTAAATCTACTGTATTTTTAATAGAGTTTGAACAACATGCAATTTTGAAATCGTTATTTTTAAGATTATTGAAAATTTCAATAAGTTTTTTGTTAGGTTTTAGGTTTGACAAAGATTCTATTGTGAAAAATTGTTTATCTTTGAATATTTGTGCTTGAATATCATTGTCAAATGGCATGCCTCTAAGATAAAGTAATTTCAACTTATCATAGGTTTTCATTCCATCAAAAGTTCTTAGATGGTCTTCCCAAGAAATGACATATTTAGGATTTATTTTTTTTAATGCTTCATTTAGAGCATTGTAATGAATTTCTTTAGCTTCTACAAGAACTCCATCCAAATCAAAAATAACTAATTTCATATTTATCTCTTATAAATTATACAATCATATTGTCATATACTTTTTGTATTGAATCATGAAGATTAGAAACCTTTATGTTTAAACTTTTTATAGTTCTAAAACTACCACAGTAACTTAAGCCCATATTTTTATCATAAAGTAAAATTTTGGATTTTTTATCAGATAAATTATTGATAAAATTTGCTACATCAGTTAACGTATGTTTTTTTTCATAACAACAGTCTATAACTTTAGGCAAATTTGATTTAGATAAATAAAATTCAATAACTTTAGCAAGATCATCAATATGAAAAAAATCCATGTATTTATTTTGATGTATCTCTATATCGTCGCCAGACAAGTATTTAAGAATATTTCCACGAATCATTCTGGTGGTTAACTCATTTTCATTGAAAACATTATAAATTCTCAAGTTGTAAAATTTACTATGATAGAAGAAAGATTTCGCAATCATACTTTTACTTAATCCATAAGGATCAGTGGGAAATCTTTGAAATAAATCATCACCATTTATATTTTGTGTTCTATCAAGTTCAGCTCCTGAACCAAAATGAATAATCTTTTTAAATTTATTTTCATTTTTAAGGAGATTATTTACCATTAAACAATTTTCATATACCCAGTTGCTATCATCTTGTTGTAATCTATTACCGCCTGAAGTTGCACAGTTGATAACTAAATCAAAATTTTTGTCATTGAAGAAATTTTCTAAATTTGCTAAATTCATAAGGTCCAAATTATCTCTTGTACCCAAAAATAAATTGTAGTCACCTAGACATTTTGCTAAATTTCTGCCAACAAAACCATTACTTCCAGTTATCAATATATTCATTTTAATTAGTTAAGCTTTTCTTTCCAAAAACTTACAAAATCATGCACTGTTTTCAAAGAATCATTTTGAATTGACTCCAAGTGCGGTTTGACCAAAGGCAATGTTTCTATAGCTCTTTCTGTGTCTTCACCACCATATGAAACACCATATTTGTTGATAGAGTATGCATTTAGCCAGTCTTCTTTTGACAAATTGTAATCTGGTACTACAATAGAAAAACATCCACATAATGCTGCTCTTACTGAACAAAAACTAGATGCATCATAACTTAAAAATATATTTGATTGATTCATTGCCCATTTAAGAATATTTTCATCATTGTATTCTTTTTCAATATCATCGTAAACAAAAATATTTTTTAATTTAGAATGCCAATTTGATGAAACTTTATGAGCACCTTTTCTAACCAAAACTGTATTGTAATTTCTAATGTCTTTATTTTCATTAGTCCAGAAATCTAATGCAAAATCATTAATCCTCAATATTCCATCGCATTTATTGAACTCTGAGCCATAGTATGGATAATATTTGAAGATATAATCATTCTTATTGGGATAAGAAATTGTTTGATGAAAAAGCAACCATCTAACTACATGTTTAGCATTCAAAGGATTATCAGTGATACATTCTGGATATATTACAACAGTATTTTCAGAATCGAAACCTTCTTCTTCATTGTAATGCGGAGTGATATAGTTGGGGTTTGTTTTATTTTCAGATACAATGCAGGCATCTTCCCCTATACGATTTAAGTAGTCACAGAGCTTATGCATAACACGTACTCCGCCCACATGTTTTTGCCATTTCCATGTCCAAATAATAAATTTCATTTTATTCCTACTTTTTTAAGTTTATATACGCTGGAACATTTCTGTCTAAAATGTTTTCTATAGCAATTTCAAGATGCTTGTTGTCAGATGGCTTAAAGCATTTAATGTTTTTAAAATTTTCCATAAATAAAAAATCATCATTTGCCCAATGAGAAAATCCTAAATATCCATAATCTTGATCTCTTCCGCCACCAATTATGACTACAGGAGTTTTTTCATGATCTATGTAATTTCTTATTACTTCAAAAGGTCTAAAAATAGCAAAAGGTGTTATAGAATAGACAAATGGTTTTTTATTTTCAAGAGCCATACCACATGCAGCTCCCATCATCAATATTTCTGATGATCCAAAATTATAAAATTGATCTGGGAAGTGTAGTCTTATATCGTCAAAAATTCCATAACCAAGATCTCCAGTGCAAAGAACTATATTTGGATCTTCTTTCATTTTATTAAATAATAAATTCGCAAAATATTTTCTCATTTTTCTACACTATTGTAATCTTTTTCTGTCATTATATGATAATGAGCATTCAATCCCTTTAGAAATGGGTATTGTTCTACAGATGTATATTCAATGTTTATATTTGGCAAGAAACACTTCAATCTGCTAACTAAATAATCTACATCTACTTCATCATATGCAGCATAACCATTAACATTTACGTACACATGAATATTAGAAATTTTTAATTCATAAATTGTTTTAAGTGATTCCCAAATACTACCTTCTGCACATTCTCCATCGCTAATTAGAACATATACATCTCTATTTTTATTAGCTAATGCTCTACCAACTGCAACTGTTATACCAAGCCCAAGACTACCAGTAGAACAATAAATTTCATTTTGTTCATCTAGATGTGGATGCCCACCATTTTCTTCAAACAAAAATTCAGCATCAATATTTTTGTATTTTTCTATACAGACATAAAGTGCCAAAGAAGCATGTCCTGATGAAAGAATAAAAATATCATCAGGTTTCATAATAGAATAAATTTTGTCAATGATTTCTAAACTTGAAAGATAACTTCCAAGATGACTCAATCTATTCTTGTATGCTATTTCTAAAATTCTAAGTTTTAACTTTTCTGAATCTTGAATCAAATTATTTTTTCTTCCCAAAATTTAACAAATTTATGCACTGTATCTAAAGCATTTTCTTCTAATTGTTTCAAATGTGGTTTGACCAAATGTCGTGTATCAATTGCATGTTGAATATCTTCATACCCATACGCCACACCGTACTTGAGAAATTTACGATCATTTATCCATTTTTCTTTAGAAACACCCCCGTCTGGAATAACTACAGATACACATCCACATAATGCAGCTTGAGCTGCTATAAAAGAACATGAATCAAAACAAATAAAATTTTCAGATTTATTCATCAAATTTTTAATTATTGTTTCATTTTGCTCTTCTTCTATCTCATCATATACTAATATATTTCTTAATCCATCATGATATGAAGGGTGATATTTTCTGTGTCCTTTTCTCACCGCTACCATATTATAAGATCTATCTTGATTTTCATTTGTCCAAAAGTCAAGATTAAAATCATGAATTGTCAAAATACCATCACATTTATCGCCTTTTGTTAAATAAGATTCAAAATATTTAAATATGTAATCATCTTCGCCATAATTTGCAGTGATGTCTTGATTAAAAAGAATCCATCTAACTACATGTTTAGCATCCAATAGATTTTTATCTATACATTCAGGATATATTACTACAGTGTTGTCCTTATCAAAACTTAATTCCGGGTCATGATACGGAGTATTTAAATTTGGATTTGTTTTCTTCGTTGTAATATAAGCTTCTTGACCAATTTCATTTAAGTAATGACAAAGATTATGCAAAACTCTTACACCACCAACATGCTTACTCCAACCCCATGTCCAAATAATAAATTTCATTTATTTTTCCTTAGCAAAGTCTGCAAATTCAACCAGAATAGTATTTACACCATCTTCTCTTAATAAAGCTTTTTCGTATGCTGGTAAAATTTGCTCAGGCTTATATAACTCAATAACTTCAATATTTTTAGTCATTGATCTGAATGCATCAGAAAAATTACCTTTGTGTTGAGATTGTGGATCAACAGGTCTTTCACTTCCCACAGCAACTCTTATTATGACTTTTGGAGATAATTTTCCATCTGACATTTCAATAAATTTATCCAAATGATTTACTATTTGATCTACTCCCATTAGAAGAAAATTCCATCTTGGAAAAATAGAAACTGGTATCATTCCAGCTATAGCCATTCCATTAGCTAAACCAGATTGGAAATATTCAGCAACAGGCAACTCTATTCTTTTTTCTTCAGGAATGTGCTTTAAGGAATCATACAACCCTGTTCCTTCATACAATACTGCTTGCCCTAAAAAAACAGTTTTTGGATTGTCTGATAATAAGCTCATTGCTTTCTGCAATTCTTCAAAATATGACATTAAAATTGCACTCTCATACCTGCTCCAGCATGTGGGTATTTTGTATTATTGTATTGATAATAAATAAGATTTTTTTGTCTTAAAATTCCACCATTGTATTCACTTTGAAGATAATAGGGAGTTGATCTTCCCCAAATCTTATCAGTTGGAGAACAGACTGATTTTTTGTTATCTTCTACTATAAAAGTTATTGGTAAGTTATGATTCAAACTGTATTTGTATGCTTCGTGAAAAGCTCCAGTTTCTGCTGTCATATCTCCCACCCAACACCAGACATGTTGTGCATTTCCAAGAAGTTTGTTTGCAAATGCTATTCCTGTTGCAATTGAAGGTATACCACCTACTATTGAACTGCAAATAAATTTATATTCTGGAAGAGTCAAAACCATAGATTTACCATTAATAATATTATCTTTTAAAATATCTGATGGTATACCCTTAAGTAATGCTTGATAATGATTTCTCCAAGTGCAACATACCCAATCATTTTCTTTATCTATTTTTTTAAATATTTCAATCATTAAATCTTCATTTCCGTAATACAAATGAATTGGTGACTTAATTTTTTTATTATTAAAAAGATCAGCTATTTCAGACTCAAATTCAATTAATTCGTCTTTTACCATATAAATTTACCTTTGTAATATTTAGCTATTTCTGCTATTTCATTTTCAAAAATAGCTTCTTCTTTCCAACCTAAAGACCTCAATTTCGAATCGTCTAATGAATATCTAAAATCTTGACCTGGTCTTTGGTAACTAAAGTCATAAAAATGATCTTTGTTTTGTGTATTGGGAAAATAAATATCTACAATTTTGTTACACACTTCAATATTTGTAAGCTCAAATTGACTTGAGACATTGAATATTTCATTTTTTGAGTCTGATTTAATAATTTTAATTACAGCATTCGCTGTGTCTTTTGCATGTAACCATGTTCTATGAGATAATCCCTTATTGTGCAAAGGCAATTTTTTTCCAAGCTGTAAAAATTTACAACATTTTGGAATTAGTTTCTCAACATATTGACCCAAACCATAGTTGTTTGTTGGTCTAAGAATGACATAAGGAATATTGTATGTTCTAGCCCATGCAAGAATTAACATATCAGCACTAGCTTTTGTAGCTGAATATGGATTAGAAGGCATTAATAAATGATCTTCTGAATGTGATCCACTTTCAATATCACCATAAACTTCATCTGTGCTGAAATGAAAGAATGTAGGTAGTTTATTAGTATCAATATTTGATCTTCTGATTAGATTTAAGATATTAGATACTCCTAGAATGTTTGTTGATAAAAACTCATCATTTCTTGCAATTGAATTTCCAACATGTGTTTCAGCAGCAGTGTTAATAAAATAATCACAATCAAACATCCTATCAAGATCACAAATATCTGTTTTTTCAAATCTAAAATTTTCATATAAATTGAATTTTTCTAAATTTGAAATATTTGCTGCATATGTGCATTTATCTAATCCAAATACATACCATCCATTGTCTAAACAGGCTTGAGTTACATATGCACCAATAAAACCTAAACATCCTGTGACATAAACAACTTTTTTACTCATGGTAATTCCTCATAAAACTATCAACCATTTCTTTGATATAAGATATCTGTTCTTCAGTAATTACTGGAGAAGTACCTAAAAAGAATGTGTTGGTGGTAATAAAATTAGCCATTGGGAAATCTTTTAATTGAAGATCCCCAATTAAATGAGAATACGCAGGCTGCACCAAGATATTCCCAGCAAAATATGGTCTTGTTTGTATTTTTTTTGACTCTAAGTATTGACACATATCACTTCGCTTAAATGGAGAGTTTTCTCTAATAGTCAATGGAAATGCAAACCAATTTACATCTGCTTTTAATTGTGGTCTAGGTAAATGAAAATATTCTTCGTATGGACTAAATATATCAAATAAAAGTTGATAGTTTCTTTTTCGTAATCTTGAAATTTCATCAAATTTATCAAGTTGAGCCAAGAGCATAGATGCCTGTACTTCAATAGGCTTAAGATTATAGCCTACTTCTTCATATACATATTTGTGGTCAAAAACTTCACCAGGTATACTCGGTAGCCATTCTGAAAATCTAGTACCACATGCTCCGCATTCAGTAATGTTTTGTTTACCAATACAAAAACATCCTCGACCCCAATCTCTAATTGAACGAATCACTTTTTCCACTTGCTCGTTGTTACAAGTTATTAATCCGCCTTCTCCACAAGTAATATGATGAGCAGGATAAAAAGAGCAAGAAGACATAAGACCGAAACTACCCAAAGGGTTACCGTCGAATGTGGACCCCAATGCATCACAGCAATCCTCTAATAAAATTAAATCATGTTCTCTGACTAGACTCATCAATTTATCTATGTCTGGCGGATTACCAAGCACATGTGCAAAAGTGATTATTTGTATGTCAGGATCTTTTTCTAAAGCTTCTTGCACAGATTTTAAATCTAAATTTAGACCGTCAATCTCGATGTCAACAAAAACAGGAGTAAATCCACATTGAAAAATTGGATTTATAGTGGTTGGAAATCCAGCAATTGGAGTTAATACTTTTGTACCAGCTGGAAAATTTGTAAGTCTTTTTGACTTGAGTGCAGACATCATAAGAAGATTGCTGCTACTACCAGAATTAGTTAAGAGAGCATATTTTTTTTGAAACATGCTGGCTAGTTTTTTCTCAGCTTTGTGTGCTTCTGCTCCTAAAACTAGCCAGCCATCAAGCAAAGTAGATATAGATCTTAAAATTTCATCTTGATTGAAAAAAGGACCAGCATAATGGACATGATCCTTACCTGGTCGCCATTTTTTAGCTGGCTCTGAAATTATATAATCTTCTATTACTTTTAATAAATCTTGCTTTTCCATTAAATGCATTATACATTCAATGCATTTTATCTGTCAATAAGATCAGAAAGATCCTCAGACAATAATAGATTTTTCTTATAAATTTCCATCTGTTCATCATATTTGATGAAGTGCTGTTTTCCAAAACCATGAGCAATATCTGATCTAGAAACTTTTGAGGCTATTTGTAGCTTGCGCTTAATTAGTTCATGTGTCATTGGGGAAAATCCATACCATAAGATATCAAATTCTTCATTATCGTGATTATGAAGATGCCTTCCTTGAGCAAAAGGTGCAAAATAATTACTAAATCCTCTACACCATCGATAACATTTATCCCAAACACCTTCCTCATATCTAATTCCAAATCGTTTAATGTCAGTAAGTTGATCATCGTGCGAAAGTTTTTGGTCTAAATCTTGAACATCATCTACCATAATATTGGATCTCAAACTTAACATAGTTTTTGGACCATAGTTGTCAAGTTTGGTAAAATCACCAACTATAAACTCTGTTGTGTTTAAAGTTATGCGCCAACCTTCTTCAATCAACATGTATGAAATTTTATTATTCTCTTGTTCCAGCATTATAGAATCAAATTCTCTTAATCCAGTTTTGACAATTGTCCAATTTGGAGCATAATGTCTAATTATATCTATAGAATTGTCTGTTGAATTATGATCTATTAAAATTCCATGATCAAAATATTTTTGATGATGCTTAATCCACCAAGGCAATAAATATTCTTCATTGTAAAAATGGGTCATTACTGTTTTCATTTTTCTACCTTATATTCTGGAAAATATTTAACAAATACATCATTACTAATGTCTCTAGATTTGCAAATTCTTTCCCTTATTTCATCATAAAAATTCCAAGCCAGTGGGACAAAACATATCTTTTCAATATTATTTTGAAGAAGTGCAATAGAGCAGATTTCAATGTCTTGTCCAGGAGTAAGATATCCCCATTTCATTTCATTATCATCAATAATATAATCTAACTTATATTCTATATAATTAAGTAAAGTATTACCCTTAGCAGCTGCCCCATAACCAACTAATAAATATCCAGCATCACGAAACTCTTGTAAGCCTTGCAATAATTTGGATTTTGTTTCCGAAGCTTTGTTTGCAAATGAAAAATATTTTTCAACTGTGTAAGTATTGTTATATGACTCAATACCCATCAATTCATCAAGTTCTTTTTCATCACAAGATTCATTTTGTAAAGAAAATAAGAAAGATTTGCTGTGTATGTCAGTTTTGACAATACTAGATACATACATCTCATGGTTTCTGGCTAATTTCTTTATTGAACTACCAGTAAAATAAGATGAGTGCTCATGATAAATAACATCAAATTCATTATTCAAAAACATATCGCATTGAGACGTTTGAATAAATATTTTACCGCCTGGTGCTAAAACATTTTTACATGCCCTGATAAATTCATTAGGATCTGGAACATGAGGTAAAACATGGAAAGCTAATATTAAATCAAATAGTTTTTCTTTTTGTTTTAACGTATTAGAAAATCTCATACCCCAAAAATCAACAAACACATTTAGATTTCTTTTTGCTGCTAGTTCATGAATATTTTTGGCAGGATCTACACCTACACACTCAAATCCATCTTTTTGAAAAATTTCAAGAAAAAGACCAGAATTACAGGCAATTTCTAAAACTCTGCCTGTCTTGAAACCAGATTCATTTACAATATAGTCTTTTGCCCATATGAAATAATCTGTTAATGTTTTCGTAGTATCGGAAATATACAAATAATGCTCAAACATTTCTGATGGCTCTACAGAAACAGATAACTGTGAATGCCAACAATTTAGGCATACTCTCATTCTCAACGGAAATTTCTTTAGCTGTTCCCCGTGATGGTAAGAATTAGCAAGCGGTTGATCATTGAGGTCAAGATATTCAATTTCTACTGGCTCTTGACAAACTAAACAATATTTATTCTCTGTATATCCTGACATTAAAAATTTTCTCTCTTTGCCCATTTATTATTTGTAGGGTTTACTAATAATGATTTCACAATATTTTCAATACCATCTTCAAACTTAAAATTAAATGTTTCAATAAATTTGTTAGATGATATTTTAAAATCATATGTAAAAGTTTTGCCTTTATCAACAAATTCGGAATCAGTGAGCTCCGCAACTTTTTTACCAATATTTGTAACATTTTCATTAAATGACGCTAAGTTGTATATGCCTCTTTTATCTTCGTCAGAACATACAATAGCTTCAACCCCACGACATAAATCATTTATAGACAATATAGGTCTGTATACTTGACCATTAAAAACATTTACTTGATTTGTTTTCATTGCAGAAAATGTCATAGAATTAATCATCAAATCAAGTCTTGTATTTGGAGACCATCCATTCACACTACCAAACCTTAATCCATAAAATTCAATATCACTCAATGCTGCAAAATGATCAATAGTAGTTTTAGTAAGTGTTAAACCATCAATTGGATTTAAAGCACTATTTTCAGTTTTCTCATCTTCACCTGATGCAACGTACACACAAGAGCTGGATGCATAAATAAACTTTTGTTTATTTAATTTCTTCATCAGATTCACAAATTTAATTACATTATTGTTAAATGTGTCATGCAAATCAGAGCATAGTTGTACTGATGAATTAGCAGCAGTAAGAACTACAACATCAAATGAATCAAGATATTTTTTTGAAAGCAAATCATAGTCTGTTTTGAAATTAGAAAGATTCTCAGTTTCATTGAAGTTTCCAAAATATTCAAGATCAACAGTATGAACATCAAAATTCAATTTCTTGAAATATAATCTTAGTGCTGAACCAATATAACCACATCCACCAATAAGTAGAATTTTTTTCATAATATTATATTATATCATAAAACTAAAAGAATTTTTAGTTTTCTTTTTAAGACAAAAATTCAGAGAATATGGTCTTAACGAATTTGTCCGATTGATCAAGTCATTATCAAAAAGATAACTTTGATTATTTCCCAGAAATGGATAACTTTGTATTTCAAAATATTCAGAAAATAATTCTTTCCATTGGTCTTTGCTATTTGTTGAATTATGATAGCCTTCCCATATTCTATCTATGTTGATATCTCCTAAATCTCTTGGATTACCCCAGATACTCTTAGAAATTCCACGATCAATATTTAAAGTAGATTTAGGACCATAGACTTGATTAGATGATATATCATAATAATATTGATTTTTACCATCAGGTGAATCAGGAAAACTTTCATCCGGTGGACCATTTTGTTTGTGTAAGTGAAAATGATTTTGACCAAATGGAACATTACCTATTAAAATTGATTCTAAGTGCATAATATTTACTAGTTTTTCAAATAAATTGCACAATGAATCTTTACTAAGATGTTCAAAAAATTCTGATGCATGAATTACATCAAATTTAATTGGCAAACCATCTTTTAATATTTCAAATGGATATCTCAAATCAACATTAAATAAACACTCTTGGTAATGGTCTCTCCAGCAATGTAAATTATTCTTGTATGCAAAATCACTACCTTCTAATCCAACTGCTGTATGCCCAAGATTATAAAAATCTGTGATAAATTGTCCACCAGCACACCCTAAATCCAATATGTTAATTTTATCTTTATTTATAAATTTTTCTATTTGATGAATTAATAAAGGATTAGTATTATTGTCAAAAAATATACCATCAGGAAAAATATGATCCGGTATATCTAGCGCTACTGGATTATCTGTTTTAATTTCAATCATTGATATTCCTCATAACCAATTGTACAATATATCTATGATTACAAGCAAAACTCCATATAGAATAAGTTTTTTTGGTGGCGGAAGTGACTTGGAATCTTATTATGAAAAAAATACTGGATATGTAATTTCTACATCAATAGACAAGTATATATATCTTAGTATTAATAAAAAATACGAAAAATCAATACGTGTAAATTATTCAAAAACTGAAAATGTTAATAATGTAAGTGAAATTAAACACGATATTGTTAGAGAAGTATTGAAATATTTTGAGTTAACAAGTTATTTGGATATTACTTGTGTGGGAGAACTTCCATCCAACGGTACTGGACTTGGTTCGTCAAGTGCATTTACTGTTGGTTTGATCAGTGCATTAAATAAATATTTAAGATTGAAACTATCTACTCATGAAATTGCTAATTTAGCATGCCATGTTGAAATAGAAATATTGGGAAAATGCATAGGTAAGCAAGATCAATATGCTTCAGCATTTGGTGGGTTTAATGAAATAATATTTGAAAAAGATGGAAATGTTCTTGTCAATCCATTGAATGTTTCAAAAGACTTAATTGCCCATTTACAAAACAATCTTTTGCTTCTTGACACAAAAAATCCAAGAAATGCAGAAGATATTTTAGTTAAACAATCTGATAACATTAAAAAAAGTTCAAATGTATCTGACAATCTTTCGAAAATGATTGATTTAGCAAAAAATTTCAAAGATATGTTGCAGAAAAATGATATAGACAATGTTGGTTATTTATTGCATGAATCATGGATCTTGAAAAAGAATCTTAGTGATTCTATAAGTAGTAATCATATTGATCAGATGTATGACTTTTGTATGAGCCTTGGAGCAGAAGGTGGAAAATTATTAGGAGCTGGTGGCGGTGGATTTCTATTAATTTATGCTAAGCCTGATATAAAAAAGAAAATTAAAAATTTCTTTTCAGATTACAATCCATCAGATATCAAAATAAATACAAATGGCACTATTGCTAAATATATATAGTTAAAAAAATAAGGGGAGAAAAATCTCCCCTTATTTTATATAGTGTCAGTAATTAGCTGACGGTGATTCTGGAAACTGCGTAATCGTTGATTAATGCAAATCCGAGTTCTTCGTAAACAACCCATCCAAGTCTGAGTCTCTTTGGATCGTCAGCTGGGAGGACAGTGATGTCTTGGCGAACTGGGAGAGCACCAACGAATTGTGCAGGTGCGAGAACGTATACAGAGTTCTTAGGAACCATTGTGGAAACGTGGATGTCTGCGGAATAAATATGTCCGTAGAGACCAGTCATAAGAACGTCTCTTTGAGTTGCCTCATCGAAGAATTCCTTACCCCAGTTTCTGATATCCTTGTATCTTTGTGGGTGAAGAACAACCTTAGCACCAATGAGTTCGTGCTCTTCGATGAGAGTCAACGCAAGGTTGATGTTCTCTGGTTGAAGAGTACCGGAAACAGTGATAGCTTGGTCAGTTGGAACACCAGCATTGACAACCTTGAAGACTTCTGTATCTTCTTGTCTTTGGAGGGAATCCTTTGCGCGAACCTGTGCTCTATCGACAATGTAAAATCTTCTTTGGCGAATTTCGTTAAGTCTGATTTGTGGATGTGCAGCAAGTTCAATTGTTGGGACAAGGAGCTCTTCAGCTTCAACTTCAGCAGAAGGAACAGCGCCTCTCTTAGGAATAACATAGGACTTTACAGCTACATCTCTCTCATATCTTGCAAGAGCGCCTTGTGGGAGCTCATCAACCATGAGAAGTTTTCTACCGATAGCTTGGTACATAAGGGAAGTCTTGATTGGCTCAACCATAGCTTGAGCTAATGCTGTGCGTCCCTCAGGAGTTTCGAGAGCCATCGCAATGATAGCTTCTCTCTGCTCGTTTGTATTTCTTTTGATCATTGACATTTTATTTTTCTCCTAATATCTTCCTAAAATTAGAGTGCACTTAACTGGGTGAAGTAAAGAAGACCAGTTGCGGAATCGTAACTGTCAACTCTACCTACAACGAAGCCGTGTGAGGAACCAGTACCGGAAAGAAGACCAGTCATACCAATCTTGGTAACTTTTCCAGATGAACCTACAGCAGCAGCAACAGTTAAGAGATCACCGATTGCAGGTGTCCATGCTGAACCAGCTGTATCATCAGCAGTAGCAGAAGTTGTTGCAAAACCAATAAATCTGTCAGTAATGAACTGACCACCTGGGGTGTTGAATGCAGCAACGCCTCTTCTAGGACCTTCAAAACCAGTTGAACCAGCTGTTGGGTTAGTAACAGTATTGACGTTCTCAGCTAAGAAGTCAGCAATTGCTCTCTTTGCAACGACATAGAATGCGTTGTTGTTAGCAACAAAGTTGCCAGATGAGTCGGTGTAAGATGCACCAACTGGATCAGCCAAGATCATGGTGTTACCAGATCTAGCTGTATCGTCAGCTGAGAAACCAACGAATCTACCTAATTGAAGGGAGTTGTTGTTGAAGTCAGATCTGTTTCTATAAGCTGGAACTACCTTGCCGTTAGCTTCAATCATTAAAGCGTCACCAGCAAAGATAACAGCACCAGCGAGTGTGTCATAGTTTGCAACAATTGCAGAATTTAATGCACGAATAGCCATTTTTTATTCTCCTAAATTTGTGTTTGAGGACTAATCCTCGATTTGTGGCATTGACCAAGTGCCTCTAAGGGCAGATTGGATGTCGAGAGCTGCATTATTGACATTGCTGCCACTAAATGCAGGGGTTGTAGAAATACCAAGTGTAGATGCTGTTCTGGTATTACTCATTCTCTCAGCAGCTGCAGCAGCAACTCTTTCAGAAGATGCTTGTGCAGATTTGAGTAGAAGTTTGGTTTGTCTGATCATAGCGTCAGCCTTAAGGTTGTCGTTTAACATTTGATCAGCATATGCATCAACTTCAGATGTTTCAATGATTCCAGCTAATGCTAGTTTACTTGAACATGAATAAGCTGCTTTAATTCTGGCTTTTTCAAGATCAGAAGAAGATGTCATCAACTTGACCTGATCACCAGGAGTTTGCTTGACTGTGACAGTTGCAGCATCCTTATCAGAATAGGTGCCCTTATTCATCATTTCAGAATAGTTGTCTTTTTCCATCTTTGCGCAGTTTGAACATTCAGTTTTTTCATCATGCATTTCAGCATCTGTCATTGATGTTTCATATCCACATGTTGTACACTTGACTGCATGTCTTTGTGCTTGAGCAACAGTGGTCTTATGTGGCATTGATGGCATTTGAGTAGGAACCTCAAAATACTTTGCATCAAGTCCTTCTGATGGATTCTCTAATGAATCCCAATCCACTGTATACTCTAAAGAGCCATCGCCTGAACCTTCGAACTTGCTAGGCTTAGTGATATCTGGGAATTGTAAAGAATCAGGGATGTTTGTAGGAACTTTTTGGTCAGCAAATGAAGGGTTCTGTTCCTTGAGAGAATTCCCATCACTTCCTTCTAATGTCATAGAAGGATATTCTACTTCACCTGGCATGTTTACCATGTCTTCGTTGTACTTGAATCCTGCTGACGCTGGATATTGCTCTTCCTCTGAAGCAATCTTCTTAAGAATAGCCTCTCTCTCAGCACGTCTAGCAGCTAATGCTTGTTTAGTCATTTTGTTCACTCCATTACTTGTGTGCATTTTAGGCTCGGAATCTAATTCCATTTCATCTTCATCAATGTCCATGTCGTCTTCTGAATCCATATCTGAATCCATATCGTCTGAATCAGTATCCATGTCAGAATCATCTTCCATGTCCTCATCATCAAGATCAACGTCCATGTCCATATCATCTTCTCCGCCTAGAAGATTGTCGAGCGCTTTCTGCACTGCTTTCTGTGCAACGTCAACCATATCAGCGGGAACTTCTATTTCAAACGTAGCCATCTCTTCAACATCGTCTACTTCGTCTTCGTCATCATTTAAATCGTCTTCTAAATCATCTTCATCATCTTCGATGTCTTCGTCCATGTCTTCCATGTCTTCGTCATCTTCAAATTGATGCATTTCAATTTCTTCATCTTCTGTTTCATCGTTTGCGAAGTCTGCAGTCTCTTCTGCCCCACCGTCAAGATTGATCATTTTATTGACATGCATTTCGTCCATGCCTGCTTCTCTGGCAACTGACGGTAAATATTTAGCTCTTATTGCATTAGCGACAATGGCAGCTTCATCTTTGTTTAAAGATGCAGTTTTTACCATGTCATTGACACATGAGTTAAAATCTTCCTTGTCAGTAACTTGAAGTTCAGCAAGACGAAGCGCAGCTAATCTTTGTTGGTGATCGGCATTCGTCATATTTTCTTTCATTTTCTGCTGCTTCCCTTAATTAAAATACAAAATCTTGTATTACAAGAAACTGTTATTTTTCTTCTATTTTTAAATAGTTTTTACCTGCAAAATAGAGGAAGAATGGCTTCTTCCTCTATTTGTACATATTTAGTCAATCCAAGTGATATTTACATCAAGTTTTGATGGATTCTTCTTGTTTTGGCTTACAACTGTTTTTGAGTAGTTTCCACAATCATAACAGAATGTATTATTTTTAACCTTATGTGCTTCTCTATTTCCACACTTAGGGCAAATCATACCAATTGGTAATCTTTTTTCGGTTGTTTTATCAAAATCTGGCATTGCTGTTCTAAGATAAACATCGGAATCAACTGTAGCAGCCAATCTGTACATAGCTTTGTATGATGCCATTGGCGCCATAGCACCAGGAGCTCCCATAGGTGGAGCAGGAGGAACTTCAGTTGGTGCAGTTGCAGCACCTAATCCCATGTCTTCTCCCATGCCTAAATCAGGTAACTCTTCTGCGCCTTTTCCATTGCTTCCCATTGAGACAAGTTCAATCGATTGAAGAACCTTGTATGTGGTACCACATGCTTGGCAATCTGCATTTGATTCAGAAATGTTTACATCATCAGAGCCACAAACTGGACAAACTGAACCCCAAGGCTTGATTGCACCAGGCTCAGAGATTTGATCATTAGGATCAGATGCATTCATCTCATCCCCACCAGTCATAGCACTGATACCTAAATCTCCACCTGGAACAGCAGATGCATCTGGTGCAGGTTGACCAAGATTAGGATCTACAGGACCTGCAGGAGGAGCTGCCGGTGTCATGCCCGGAACTTGTGCATATTTGAGAAGAATTTGATTTCTCTTAGCTTCTCTTGATGCTTTGGCAGATGCTGTCATAACAACAACTGGTTCTTCAGTAATCTCGCCAACTGACTCATGTCCAGCATCATGTTCGGACATCATGGAATCAGAACCATTTGAAACATCAAATGATTTTGTTGATCTTGTTGAAACAGTAGCAGTTACGTCACCATTAGCAGTGACAATCAAATCTGTGAATGAGAAAGTATTTGGATCTACTGTAAAACCATGCTCTTGAAGTACAGATATAGCCTTTTGCTTGAATGTTTCTTCAAATGCATCATCAGAAGGATTAACGCCCTCTAAATCATCTTTTGTGCATACAAATCTCAAGCATTCAGATTTATCTTGAGTTACTTGAATACCAGCAGTTCTTTCTGAGGATCTTTTGATTTGAATTGCCTTAGTTAGTAATTTCTCAGCCAAATCATAATCTTCAACAAGTCTCTTAGCAGCTACAACAATTGATTTTGTAGGAATGTCAAAGTTAGTTGAATAATCAGCGAGCCAACCAATAACATTGTTGTCAATATTGTCAGCAGATGCAGTTCTTACTCCCCAGAAATCTCTTCTTTCTCTGGATCTAAGTCTAGCATCGGTGGAAGATGCTGTTTTAGCTCTGGTGATAGCAGCAATCATTTGTTTTTCTGGCATTGATTGCATACTGTCGATAACTTCACTAGGTGTAGTTCCAGTTTCTTCACTTGCCATAGCGCCTGCAGAAATGACAGACTTTATTGCTTCTTTGGATGGTAACTTTTCATCTTTATCAACAGCTGATTGAAGAGCAGATTTTAATTCTTCTGTTTTAGAAGAAGGAGCTTCAACATCTAAGCCTTCAGAAGGTACGCTAACGTCCATCATTAATGAACCAATAATGTTCATAATGCCTTCTTTGGTAATTGCGCTATCTTCTGCTACTACTGCGATTGCATCCGCCAAGTCTTTAGCAGTGATAGTTGATGTTACTGCATCACCAAGTTGCTTGAGAATAGCAGCAACTGAATTATCAGGTTCTACATCTTTGCTGAAGAAGTCAGCATTATCAGCTTCATCTGCTCTCATTTCACTTCCTGCAGCAGAGGTGCCAATCATTTCAGGCAACATTGGTTCTTCTGCAAGCATTTGTGCAACTTTGATGATTTTGTCAGGAGTTTCCATTGCAGAAACAACAGATCTACCAAGTGCATTAATTGTTGCAGACATAATTTCATGAGCAGATGCAGAACCTTCAGTTCTACTTTCAGAAAGTCTCTTTTCAATTACTTCTGTAGGAACGCCTTTAGCAACTTCAGCAACTAATTCTGTAAGAGTTTTCATAACTTCAGAATCTTTTACTCTATGTGCATAAAGTCCAGCTTCACCTAGTAAAATTTCTTTTACATCTTCAGCGCCTTTACCAGTTTGTTTGGATTCAAGTAATTCTTCTCTTACTTTATTCATAACACCAGTATTTTTGCTTTTGACACCATCTTGAAGATTGTCGTAAGTTTCACCAGTTCTTACTTCTTCAAGTTGCTCTTGTCTTGATTCAAGTCTTTCTTTGACATCAAGCAATGCAGTTCTTACAAAACCAGAATATTGATTTAATAATTCTGCAGCAACTTTAGTACCTTGACCATTCTCCATCATGTTAAGTTGAGATTCAGTCAAAATAGGCTCCCAGCTATTTCTCTTGCCGTTGGTAAATCCTGTGATGGAACCATCTGTAGAGAGAACAACTTTATTTCCTGCAGCATCTTCGACTTTAAAATCGATAGTTACAGCAGCAGCAAGCTTTTTTCTTTGTTCTGATGCGATTTTTGCAAAATGATCCATTTCGTTTCTGCCCTCCGCCCCATTATTTTTTGGCGTGTTATTTTTGATATTTTTGTTTCGTTCATTAGCTACTCTAATGACTGATTCAATACTGCTTTGAACATCTCTTGAATATCCAATAGAATTCTTAAGTTCTAAAAGACTTTGTGAAAATGACAAAACTTTATTTGTTTTCTCAGGTGTTTTATACCCATTACTTGCAAACACTTCTCTAGAACCATCATTTGATGCCCATACAAAATGAAGATCAGATGATGCTAGTGCTACACCGCCACCTACAGGAGATGTTTCTTGCGGTAAAGATAAATCCATTACTCTTCCAACATTTCCCATTGGAGAATAATTAGCAAGACCTACAGGCGCTGCAGCTTGTGGAGCTTGTTGAACTGCTTGTTGAGTTTGACCTTGATTTAATGGTTGTGGTCTTTGACCAGAACCAACATCAACACCATCATCAATCATGTCTTGCATAGTTGCCTGTAAATCAGACATAGCTTTAGTTACTTTTTGAACATGCGTGAGGTCAATATTGTCTTTTCTTGCAAACATGTTCATCACAGCAACTTCTAAGAAGTTTAATGCAAGGTTGATCATATCCAAGATGTTTAAACCACTTCTTGGATCAATACCCAAAGCATTCAAAATTGCAGCCACTGTAGAGTTTTGACTTGCTCCTGGACCTGCTAAAAGTTGACCACCAACCAAGTTGCCTGGCGATTGTGCCAATTTCAATGCAGTGTTTGTCGCAGACATTGCCGATCTTAAGAAATTGTCGTATTCAGATCTTAATTCTGGATTTACTGGAGCACCTTGATGAGCTAAAACAATACTTGATTTGATTTGTTCAGCTTTCTTTTCAAGATTTTCTGCTTGATTTAAAACATCATCAACATCATAAATTTCTTGAATTTCACAAGCTTCAAAAGCACCATCGCCTACACAAGAAAGCTCTATAAACTTTAAATTGTAGTTTTCTTCGTAAACTTTTTTGCCTGTAGTTGGATGGGTTTTACCCTTGTGTTTTTTTAAGCATTCACAATAATCTTTGACATCGTATGCTTTGTTGCCACATTTTGAGCATGTTCCGTAATCAACAGAACATCCCATAGACACATCGTGAATGATTCCAGTTCTGATATTTCTAGCAATATCAGGATATGCTTCTTCATCTACGAAGAAGGTACAATATACACAATTTTCTTTATCATCCCACTCTGCATAAACTACCATCCCTTTGGCTTGTTCAATGTCATCGTTTTTGTGATTTGTATAAATTGGAACCCCTTCAAATGTCTTATATGCAGGTAACTTTTTTCCTTGAATATCTCTTTCTTTTAAAAGTTCTTCTTTAGAAAAATAATCTCCATTTGCATTGCAAATGTCTGCATCTATAGCTCTAGCTCTGACCCAAAGAAGTTTAGCGCCCTGACGAGCTTTCATTTCTTTGACAATATCAAAGTCTTTATATTTTTCTAAAACATCTTTGGGATCTGCATATAAAGATTGCAAACCAATTTTTGCAGCCTCTCTCATTTGTGATGAGGCTGTCCTAAGCATATGCTCTCTGGCTATATTTCTATCTTGTTCATTTAAGAAACTATCAATTGTGATAGCTCCGCCTTTTGCAATCCTATACATAAAATTTCCTCTTTTATGCTCAAACTAATTCCTTTAGTTCTACCTAAATAATGTTTTTACCTGTAAAAATTAAACCCGTCGAAATCGACGGGTTTAGGAAAATAACTCCAAACAATAAAATTATTTATAAAACAATTTGCCCATTAGGTTGAAAATTTGATCTTTTCTTTATAGCATTTACAATAACATTTATACAATCTTGTGGATGATCATTTAATTCTTTATCTGTAAATCTGACAATAATCCAACCATGAGATGCCAAGTCGGTGTCTCTTCTTTTATCTCTTGCTATTTTTTCTGGGTTATTGTGCCAAATTTCACCATCTGCTTCAACACCTATTCTCAAAGCTGGGATTGCAGCATCAAGTTGAAAATCTTGTGTGTTTCCAGCTGAATATTGTGCATACAATGGATATGGCATATTGATTGACATCAACATTCCATAAAGTTTTTTCTCTAATGATGTAAACAACTGTGGATTGTTTGTCTGCATTTTCTTTTTAGCAGCAGTTCTAATGTTTTCATCTTCATCAACAGAAAATCTATTAAGTTCAATTTTAGCTTCATGATTTAACGGGCTAGAAGTGTCTCCGCCAAAGAAAGGCGTATACATATTTCCATACAACCCATCATATTCATCAGGTAGTCTTCCCAAGTAGCCTCTGCCATTTACAGGAACTAAAGACTTGATAAACCCTTCATGCGCAGCAGATTTATATCTTTTGCTAGCTAAACGTTTAGTTGTTCCATCAAAATGAATTTGCATTTTTTCATCAACAATTTCATTAATCATCGAAGATGCTAATCTATAGTTTTCATCTCTTGAATTAGCAAGTGGTGGCGCTAATCCTGGTGCGCCCATTCCTGACATATCAGGAGCTTGCTGTGCTCCAAAACCTTGACCTGAAACTGGACCTGATTGAATGTTCATGCTGAATTCAGGAACACCATAATTTGGATCCTTCATGAATGTTGCACCTTGTTCAAATCTCAATCTTTCAATTTCTTGATCGACATCTAAACCGAATGCTTCAATTAATGAAACATTTGAAACTACTCCATTTTGGTTGGCTGTTACAAGTGTTTGAAGTTTATTAGTTTCATCTCTTAATTCCAAAGAATTGAATTTGATTTTAGGATAAATGATTTCGTCTTGTCCTCTTTCGCCTTCAACTACAAATCCATTCCACTGAGAAACTGGCTTAAATATTTTTTGTTCTATCCAGTTAGCAACTTCATGTCTCCAAGTTTCAATTCTTTGCTCCATTGCAAGAAGACCAACTTGACCAGCTGAGTATGCAGGACCTTCTCCAGTTAATAACACTTTACTAAGCATCATTCCATCTAGAAGTTCATTTTCGATTAATTCAAATTGATTGGAGATATCATAAATTTTTCCACTAGCTCCATACCATTCTAAATCAAAGTTATGGTGAGTAACAAGTGTAAGGTTAGGGTCATTTGCCAAAGATGACAATTCATCTTGAACGCTATCAATATCTTCTTGAGATGCAGGACGAGTATCAGAGCCTATTTTGACAACCTTAACAGGAATGATTAATCTTTCAGCAATTATATATTGAGCCTGTCTAAGTTTATCTTTGTAAGTTAATGTTTGAAACAATGGTCTTACAATAGATGTGCCATAATCTTCCCAAGGATTAGAGCCATATTTAAAATGATGAATTGATATTGGGTTTAATTTGATTGGTTCACCCTTTTGTATCAATCTCTTTACACCATCAGGGATATTTTCATATACTTCTTTTGGGCTACGTTCTGTGACAATTCTTACTTCTTCTGCAGATGGTCTGTAAGAATATGATCCATGTTGATCAATCATCCCTGGAGATTTTAAAACACTGTCAGGATTTAGGATAGAACATGATTTCCAAGTGGCTCCGTCATGTTGACATTCTTCGCCTTTTTCATTGTCCCAGTTTGATCCAAAACAATGAGGGCAATCAATTGACATTAATACGAATGCATCACCCAATAAATAATAGACTTTGGAAATCTCCGGGAGCCATTTTTGGAAATTTAAAACTTCAATTAATTTTTCAAAATAGTCTTTTACATAAGTGGAAGAACACTCAAGTTTCCATCCTGAAAATGGATAAGTAGCATAAAAATTTATTCCAGCAGCAACTTTAGGTTCATTATTTTTCCACCAGTTTGCCCAAAGATATACTTCACGTCGAGCATTTGGAATCTGAAAAGATGAAGGAGTTAAGAACGGTGAATAAAAGTTAGGAGAAGTGGTTACTGAATTTACAGATGCTTGCCTTACATTAGGACCTGGACCTTGAGAAACTCTGCTAGTGGCATGATTTCTTTTTTCAGTAACATCACTTATTGTTGTTTCACCAATTACTGATTTTGCTGATGATTTGATAGCAGCTGCCAATGAAAGTCTATTTGCCATAACAAGTATTATACCAGAGTTTTATTAGACGGTAAATTGTCATAAAAAACTGAAGGATCGCCTTTACCAGAATTGTACTGTATGGTTCCTTCACCATTTTTCATACTCATCCCGCCTTTGCCCTTTTCAACTTGCAACATGTTTATTGAGTCTTCTTCGTAATGTCTTCCATTTTCAAGTTGACTTTGCAAAGTTTGAAATCTAGGGTCATTAGCCTCTATATCAGATTGTGGAACATCTTGAACAATTTTTTCGAATAATTGAGATTGATTTGTTTTGGAATCAATATAAAAGTCATCTAAAGATCTTCCTTGGTCTAAAAGAAACTTAATCATTTCTCCTGACATTTCAGGTTTTTGAGGATTTATTACTCCCCCGCCAATTCCATCTTTAGCAATTCTGTACCACATATTAATACTCTAAATTACTTTTTCGTTTATCTTCTAATAAGGTATCTATGCCAGCATCTTTTAACTTATTGACAAAATCTTCTAATTCTTCTTCAGAATAAAGATCATAATAATCTTCTTCTTCTAAAAGTGCTTCAATTGAAGCATCAATATCTTTGTCATTCTTGATAGTTCTTCTATCTTCTAATTGTTCGTTTTTTGGCTTGATATCTTTAGGATTATTGCGTGATTCTTCTAATTTTTCATCTAGTTTGACATCTTTTTTAGCTGTTTTATTTAAAAGATGTGAGATTGAATCTTCAGAACCATCTCCTGCCTCATCATTGATTTCTTTCTTGATGTCAATAGCATTTGAAGAAAAATCATTTAATTGTTTAGCAAAAGACTCATCCATTTCATCTTTGTGAGAATATAATGAATCTTTCCCAAGCTGTTCTTGTCTTGTCTTCATTAATTCATCACCAGATGTGTGTAATTTTTCAATCAATTCATTTAAAAAATCTTTTTTAGGCTCATTGGTTCTTGGCAATTGATTTTCAATTGTTTTATCAGTAATTGATTGAGCTTTCTTCACTGTCTTTTCAACATTTCTGTGACCTGAAGATTCTAATCTCTTTTCAATAGATTCTTCTGGAAGTGAATCTCTTTTATAACCTTTTTGATTTTTTTCAAATCTTGTTTCAAAAGGTATTTCACCTTCTGTTAATTTCTTAGATCTTTCGCCTTCGTTGAGTTCAAGAGCATTCGCTTCATTGTCAGGATGCTTGTGAACATTCAATCTTGCCATGACTTGTTCTTGTGGCTGGAATGATACTTTCAACCATGCTTCATATGCACAAGATACAGTGCCATCTTTTGCTAATCTTGAGTCAATACAATGATCTCTACATTTGCTGACTTCCATTGGAACAGCGCTTTTGTATCCTTGAAATATGCCTTTAGGGCATAATAAATAAGGTTCATTGAATTGAGTTTGTAAAGTTGTATATGCAACTCTTACATTTGAAGAAGGTGTAATTGATTCAAATTGATTTCTGATAATTGCAATAGCTTTTGAATAATTGAATGAATCACCTTTTAAGACATGATTTCTTGCTGTTTTGATCATTGAGGAATTATTAGATTCTACAACCTTAAGTAATTCATCAAGAGTTTCTAATGCATCTAATTGCCAAGACCCTCTAGATTTATCTTCTAGTTTGTATGCAACTTTTTCAAATTTGATAGCTTCAGAATCATGTCCTGCTGCATTTTGCAATGAATTGTATGCATGTCTAAGTAATGCACATACTTGTGAATTTCTAATGTTCATAAGCTTGTTCAAATCCGAGGAGACTTTAATGATCGCTTCATTTGGTCTCAATTTTCTCATTTTATTAATTTTGCCTGGACCATCCATTTCAAAAAATGCTTTGACCAAAGCGTCATCAATATCAAAATCTTTTTCCATTAATTTTCCAAATATTGATTCGGATGGAATAAAACTTCTTTTTGATATATGTTCTTGAAGCGAAGCTACTTCATCTTGTAGCAATTTGATCAAACCTTCTGCTCCAATTTTGCCCATTATTTTTTCAGCAACATCTGGGTTATGAGAATGCAATTTGATCTTATAGCTATCCATTTTAATTTCCTAAGCCTAAATTTTCTAATTCTTCTTTATCGAAGCCTCTATCAGTTAAAGCTTTTTTGATAGCAGATAGTTTTTGAGCAACACCCTTTTTGCTAACAGGATCTTTAAAGTCACCTTGTTTAGTATTTTTATCAACAACAAGTAAATCTGAGAGATACATTGTTCTCATTATCAATTCTGCTGTAGAAGACTTTGAATAATCTGGTTCAGCATCATAATCTAAACCTGCTGTGCGAATAATATTTTCGGTCTCAGCATGCTTTTCAAGCTCGTTCTCAATCTTATCTTTGATATTTTTTTGTTCTTTGATAGATTTTTCTTTTTTAGTATCACGATTTTTTTTCTTATTATAATCACGAACAATATCAACAGCTCTTTCAACTGTTTCATTGTTCCAATACTTAAGTTTTGCTAAAAAGCGAACAATATCATTTTTCTCAACACCATGATCTAAAAGTTTACCAACTTTACCCATCAAAACTCTGAATGGGTTACCTCTGGTTTTCTTTTTGGGTTTTATTGCTTGTTGAGCTGTTCTATTGTTGTACACGGCATTGCCTTTCACAAGTTTATTAACTTCTTCTTTGTATTTTTTTGCTAATTCAATTGGTGTAGGATCTCTCTGATTTAAATTGTCAGGATTTCTTGTTAATTTTCTTTTATCACCATTTAAATTTGAAGAATTTAAAATTTTTATAAGTTTTTCTCTTACCTCTGGTCTAGTGGATTCTGAAATTGCATTTTCAATTTCTGCACTTAAACCAATTGACATTGATTCATTAATTATTTTATCCATTAATGAATTAAATTTCTTCAATGTCAAACCCTGTTCTTGTTGTCCCTGTTGTTGTCCATTAAGGGGCATATTTGTAGCACCCACAGCATCAGAGGTACTTGGAGTAGAGCCTGGTGGTGGTCCAGATGGTACTTGTGAAATCTTATTCATTAGTCTAAATCGTCAAAATTCAAATCAATATTGTTATAAATATCTCTTAAAGTTTTAGCTGGCTGCTGTGATTTTTGTTCGAAAGATCTACCAGTTGCAGATTTGATTTCATTTTTTTCTTCTCTGAGCTTTTGCTGTGAAGCAATTCTCATAGATTCTCTTTGATCAAGTTTATCGGAATCAATCATCCCAAATTGTGATGAATATTCTGTATCTGAAGAAGTTCTGAGGATGGAATGTGCTCTAGCATTAACAGTGTTTGATTTTCTGATAGTATTGATTGCTCTATCTTCCCAATCTTTGTGTCTGGATGCTTTAGCTTCTCTTGAAGCTTGAGTTTGTGCAACTACTTGTTCACTGGTGTTTTCTTGACTATTTAAGAATTCTTGGGATAATGCAATCATATCTGGATTGAAAATAGATGCAGAGCCTCTAAGCATAGCATCCATGTATTCTTCTGAAGAGAATGCTTGCAAACCACTTGTTGTAGTTCTTGCATTTAATCCCTCATCAACTCCATAATCAGATCTTCTGATTGAACCAAAATCATTGTTCAATAAAGATTCTTCCATTGAAGAAGGTCTTAGATCTTCATACTTTGCTGCGCCAGAAATCTTTTCCCAGGACTTTTCAAGATTTGAAGCTTCTTTGCCCATACCCACTTGCTGTTTCGACATTTTAAATCTATTTTCGGTAGAATTTCTTTTTAAATCAGCATATGGATCTTCTTCAACGTCAACTTGTGCACCGACAAATTTGTTTTGAATGAAAGATGGTATATTGTCTATTTCTGATACTTTTCTAAATTTGCTCATGTTTATTTTCCTGGAATAATCTACAAGACAATCCCAGGAGGATAGAACTCCTGGGATGTTATTTCTTGAGGATTTTTTTTATGATTTCTTATCGTACTTCTTGGTAAACAAGGCTTCAATCCAATCTTGATCGCCGTAACCAAGGTCATTCTTCCAATAATCAATCAATCTGCTGTAATCTGCATCTGAAAGAGTTGCTTCCTTGACCATAGATGCAACAGCTGTTTTCTTAACTGATGTTGCAAGGTTGGATGCCATTACATTTTTGATGTCTACAGTATTGTCTGCAACAGGAGCATTATTACCAAGCATTGCATCCACATATTCTTGTGGAAAACCTTGAGCTAATGCTTTTGAAGCAAAGGCTTTTTTAGCATTAACTGGAAGATTAGTGATTGGTCTAAATCCAGATTCGGTATTTGTCTTTGCAGTCTTCACTTTTTGTGCAGCCTTTTCATCGTTTGCTACTTTAGTGACTAAAGATTCACGATATGCTTTTCTTTGAGCTAATTTTTGATTCTTTTCAGCTTCAGCTTTGACAATGGTCTCAACTTTGCTTGCTAATCTAACTCTTCTCTCATGTCTTGCAGCAAGGATTGCATTTTTAAGATCTTCATCGCCTGCAGCAATTGCAGCTTCTACTGCATCAGCTGAAAGCTGTGATGGATGGTTAAAAACAATACTTGAACTTAATTTGAGTTTCTTTTTCTCAGCTTCTGGTAAAGCATCTATGATATCCTGTACAGATGCATCTTTAGCATCTTTGACATCTTTTTTAGCATCTTTTTTATCATCATCATCTTGATCTTCAGATGCATTTTTATTCTTTTGATCAAGATATTCTTGCAATCCAGGATTAAGTTTGCCTGATGTTTTACCAGCTTCTTTAACTTCAGCTAGTTTATTGTTGAAATTGTCCCAATTGATGCCTTGAAAAACCATCTCTGAATCAAGTGGATCTTCATTGACATGTGTAGGGAAGATTCTATCTGCCATAATTTTAATAACTCCTCAAGAAATTATATTGTAAACCTTCTGAAATTTAATCTATCAAACCTTCAGAAGTTTTATTTCTCTATGTTTTTTTATCCAATATGAGTTTTTTGCCCTTCAAAATTAATTTGTCTCCAATATTAATTTTGAGTTTTTTGAATATGCCTTTATATGCTTCTACAACATATTTGACATCATCTGCGTCTGGAGCAACAAGTTTTGTGCTCTGTTTTTCTAAATCTTTAAAATCTAAAATTTCAAAATCATTATTTAGAAATGCCAAACTAAGAGAAAAATCTACATTATTATTCCAAAAAGAATGTTGACCTTTAGAAGGAAATGTAAAAAATACTACTTCCAATTCTTCTAAAGGTTCTGCAAACATCAATCCCTTAGTTCTTTTTTGATCGTTGTCAGCCATAAACCTGATTTCGAATTCATCACGGAATTCACTACTAGAGAGTCAAGTAGCGATTTTTTTAAATTTTGTATTTGATTGAACTACCGCTTTAGCTTCGTTTAAATCAAATTTATCTTTGGTTCTATTTTTTCTGAATTCATTTGTTGTTTCAGAACTAAGATAATGATCTCTAAGAGCCAATTTAGCTTTTTCAGTAAGCGAAACTGATCTTCCGTAACCAGTAAGTAATCCTGAAGTTTTAAGTGCTAAAAGATCATTATCTGTAATATCAGAAGGAACATGGCAAACTTTAGCTTCTCTATTATGAGTAAGTTGATTTGCAGCAGTGACAACTTCATCAACATTTTTGTCAATAGTCATAAGCATTTCCATATAACGATCACCAACTTTAGCAGCTTGCTTTTGTGGTGGTGGAGTTGAACCCATGAGTTGAATTTGGATATCTGATAAACCCAAATTGCTCATTGACTGAGTGTCAAATAATTCTGCGTGTAATTCTAAAGAATGAACTGGCTTAATTGGTAAAGGCATAATGTTCTCCTATCTAAGTGGAATTCTATTTTTCCAACCATTTCCATCATCTACATTTTTCTGATATGTTGCTTCAAATGTAAAGGAATCTACGTCTCCAGCCATTGAAGGACTAGATGCTAAATTGCCTGGATCTATATACGCTGGACCTGGAACATTATCTGGACCATGTAAAAGCCCTTCGATATTTTGTCCATCAGCTTCTCCACCCAAATCAAAATATTCTTTAGGAATTTTATTTGGTTTTTTGGTCTGTCTCCACTCATCACCCTCTTTAAATTCATCTTCCAACTCGTCATATTCGACAAGATAAATATTTGGGTTTTTAGTGACAGATTGTTCTACATAATATTGGGCTACTTTTTCAAAAATTAAATCAGAAGACTTGAAATTACCCTTACTATCTAGGATGTAGGCAATCCTTAATGTTTTATGGAGAATATTGAGATCCATAATCTTTGTGTTACTTAATTTTTCACAAATTTCCTGCAAATTCTTTTTTTACAACTTGTAATGCATTTTCAATAGTAGTGTCCATATCAAAATATTTATAATTGCCTAATCTTCCACCAATTAATAAATTTGGACAATTGACAGATGCAAAATTTCTATACTTTTCGTATTTTTCATTATTGATTTCATCATTTATTGGATAGTATGGATCTTCATTAGGAATGTTTTTATCAAATGTTTTTGAATACTCATAAGTAATTACTTTTTCATCTGATTTACTATTGTAAAAATAATTATGTTGAATGATTCTCGTAAAATGAAAATCCTCAGATGGATATGTCATCAATGCCGTGCCTTGAATGTCAATCTTTGTATTGTAACTACTATGTTTGAGTGTTCGGTATTCTAAATCTCCAAACATGTAATTAAAATATTGATCAATAGGTCCTGTGTAAATTACTTTTTCAGCCAAAGAGTTTAAAAAATCTCTATTTACAATGTAATCACATTCTAACCAAACAACAATGCCTGATAATAGTTTTTCAAAAATTGAAGTGTAACCATGAATCGGAATACCTTCGTAAACATGATCATCAGAATAATATCGATCATTTAAAGAAAATCTTAATGGTATTCGTTTAGCAATTGATGCTGGTAATAATTTTGGCTCTCTGCCCCATTGTTTTTTGGTGTATCCGTAGAAAAACATTTCGTACAAAGTTCTACCCATGGTGCTAAGACAATATTCTTCGAAATTTTGTGGATTTTCAAATAAAATTTTATCTGAATTAATTCTTTCTTTTGCTTGAAGTGGAGTGACAACATCATTCCAAACATGATGAATAGTAGATAAATTTATTGGCAAAGAATAGATTTTATTATTTACAAAAGCTTTATTTCTTAGAGTGAAATTATTAAATTCTGCAAATTTATTTATATAATCCCAAACATATTTTTTTGAAGTATGAAAAATATGTGGACCATATTTGTGTATATGATAATCTTCAAATGGTTCAGAATAACAATTTCCACCAATATGATTTCTTTTATCAACTACTAATACTTTTTTACCTAATTTATTAGCTTCATAAGCAAAAATGGAGCCGAATAATCCGGCTCCAACAATAAGATAATCATATTTCATATGATTATTTTACATATTAACTTGGGTTTGGTGAAAAGTGCCCATATAGTCCAATCCCATCATAAATTTCTTCAACACCCTTATCTTCTCCACCCATGTCATTATAATCATAATAATTTCCAGGAAAAGACTTGCCATGCTGATTGAAAATACTTATTTCTTTAGGATTCATTTGAATTTTTTTACCCATCTCTTGCATTGGAACAACATTAGCTTTTGTATCTGGATATGGATTTCTTAGCATGGTCTCTTCATTGTATCCCGATGTGTCTTGATAAGATCTGTTAGCTTGATTACCTTCATTTAAGTATTCTTCAAGACCTTCGAAACCTGCTAAACCATCTAAAACTTTATATTGTCCATCTGGAAAAGAATGAAATTGATATTCATCAAATTGATTATTTGGCTCACCTTCTGGCTTTACAGTAAACCTATTACGTCTCTTTACAGGATAGTCATAATCTTGAGGATCATGAACAAAACCATATTCTTTTGCAGTTCTGTTTGGATTGTTAGAAGAGATTACATCATGTCGTCTTTGAGGTTTTATTTGATCAGGAACTTTATCTTCGTATTCGTGAGCTCTTTTTTTGCTGTCATCAAAATGCCTTCTCTCAGCTAAACTTTCTTCCATTGTTCTTAAGTGTTCAGGTTTAGCATGAAAGTTTTCTTTGATATATGCTGGGCTATTTTTGATTAAACTTGATGCATGGTCTTCCAAAGATTTTTTGTAATTGTGAAGTTGCATTCTTAATTTTAATTTTAGTCTTTCAGTGGAAGACAATTCGTAATTAAGATCACCATCGGTATATGTGTGTTGAACAGAAAGTTGTTTCTCAATATTTTCATCATTTACATTATATTGATCTAAATAAATATGGGTTTTTGAAAGAATTTTTTCAAAACTGTCGTCTTCATCAACATAAATATTAAGCTCAGAACCACCACGATTGGTGCCACCCCTTCCAAAAGGGCTACGACCAGGAGAGAAAGGTGATCCATTACCACCACCACCTACGCCACCAAATTGTGCGGTTTTGATATTATTTGAAGACATAATGTTTTTTTCCATAAAAATTTATCTAAACCTTCCACCTAAATTCATCAATCTTGCATTAGGAAGTCTTATAATTATTTTTGATGTTAAACATTCATAAGATACAGCAGCTACAGCATCGCAAATGTCATCTTTGTATCCTGACAAAGACTCGATGTAATATCTTTTGCCTTTCCATTTCTTTTGTAAAAATTGAAATTGGATTTTAGCTTCTTGCACTTCATTAAGTGGTTGTCTTTCACCACGCATATCAAGATAACTACCACCTGAAATATCATACATGTCAATTCTTTCTTCTCTAATTAATTGACTTAATTCAGTGTAAATATCTTCTTTGTATTGTTTATTAAAATGTTTTTCAACAATATTTATTCCAGCAGTTTTCAATCTTATAATTGAAGATTGTGAATTCCATTGATCAACACTAACTTGTTTAAATCTAAATCTTTTATGAAGATCAATGACATAATCTTCAACTTCTCTAGTGTCAATTGGTTGATTTTTGGACATTGGATTCCAAAAGTGAATGTGATCAATAACTACTCGCTTAAGTGGTCTATTATCAGGACCTACAGTTCCATACATAGGCTCTGTATGAGCAACACACAATGCATAATAATCTGATGTTCTAGCAGGATCTAAATGACAATAATATTCAAACATATTGTCAGCATATTCTTTTCTTTTGACCATACTCATGCTACTGAACATAGAATTAATCAAATCAGCCATAAACATAGGATCTTGAGAAGATGCACCAAATTCAGCCCCATATTGCATTTGAAATTCTGATGGATTTTTCTTTTTTTCGTTATCTAAAAATTCTTTCCCAATATTCGGATTTGCTAACCATGTTGGCAATCTCATTATCAAAGTCGTAGGATCTTCAACTCTGTTTTCATGCAAGTCGTGCAATAACCCAATAGGTCCTTTGGGGTTTGAAAGCATCATCATCTTTCCGTCTTTTCCAAAGGTTGCAAGAGATGGCTTCAAATCATCATATAATGCGTAATCTAATCCTGAATCGGGATTATCACCTGCCATAGCAGCAATTTCGTCCATGATTATGCACCAGCAAGTTAGACCAACAAGACCTGATGCACTTGAAGAACCACATTTTAAAGTTAAAGAACCAGAAAATGGATTTAACCCTTGAGCAGTACGGCGTTCATTTTCCTTAATATCATGGTCTGTAAGGAATCTCATTTCAAGTTCAGTGTCTTTGCCAATAAATGGATTGAAATATGGCGAGGCTAGTACTGTTTGTTTGATTTTTGAGAAGATAGCATTCTTTGCTTGTTCTTCATTTTTAGCAACATTCAATAAAACAATTTGATCAAATTCCATTAAACCATATCTGGCTTGTGGATGACCCATAGAAATCAATCTGTACAGTTCATAAAGTGCAATAGCTGAGACTAAGAATGATTTTCCACTACGTCTTCCAAGTACCAGTACAAGTTCTTGAAATTTGTATCTATTTGTACATTTCTCGTATATTTGATGTCTTAGTTTGGAATCTATTTCATCAGAAAACAAAAGATCTTTTTCTGATTGAAAACCATCAATAACAGGTCTATCTGATAATTTATCTACAAGTCTGATTGCATCAAAGTTTGTAGCTTCTTCTTTTGCATCTTCATATCTTTTTATTCTGACATCATCATCTAAATTAACGCATTCAAGACATGGAGAGTTATCAACTGTAAAAAGTGGTTTTACTATTTTACCAAGTTTCTTTTTTCTTAAAGTATCTTCCTCATTGTCCTTGATATGTTTCCAAACGCACCCTTCGCATCCATTTCTTTCTTCTAAAGGAACATCTTGAATTTCTAAATTTTCATTTCCTTCTTGCCCCATATAAAAACACTTGAGAATCAATCTTTGCCAAGGATGTGGCTTCAGATTACAAAAATAAGGGTGTTCTATAAATGTTATGATGTCTACGATTTGATCAGGGTTAAATCTTGTCTTCTCTGGTTTTTTTGGAGGGGATATATCAGTTCTGGCACTTGGCAAAATGATATCGTCAAACTCAGATGCATAGCCAGTGTCTTTGAAGAATTGAGAAACTTCATTAGCTTGCTGCATAAGTTGACTTTTGAGGTCATGTTGCGCTAATTTCTGCGGATTTGGTTTTCTCATTAGTTGTCAGATTGAATTTTGCTCTTCAGGGTTTGTATTTCTTCCCTAATAATTCTTTTATCAGTTTCAGAATCCATTTTTTCATGGAGTTTGACAAGTACATCAAAAATATTTATAGCATAGATACCTTGATTATCTCTTGCTTCTTTTAGATATAAAATTTTTGTAATTAGTTTTTCAACCATTGCTGCTCTTTTGAGCTTCATATCATTATTTTTGGAACAATCCATTCCACGAACATCGTCAAGCTCCACAAGTAAAGCTGTAAGTGCTAATTGATGTTCTCTAAAAATCCAAGGAGCAATTAATTCTTCTCTTTGCTCATAATTCTTCAGACCTGAAGTTGCAATTTTCTTAAAATCACAATGCTGGTCCATGTGTGTGTTAACTTGAACCCAGTTAAGTTTTGCATCAAAATACTTGTGGAAAAAATTGATTACTGATTGTGGCTTTTTACCACTTTCAAGATATACATGTTCAGCTAAGTCTCTAAAAGCTGAAGTACAAAGTGAACATCTTGGTTCAATAAACTGAGGATATTGAATATCACTCATATTGTCAGGAGGAAGAGGAGATAAGGGTCTATCTCCTTCTTTCAAATCCTTGAACATTCTAGAAGGTTTATCTATTGTTTTATCTACAGCAGGAATGATAGCATCAACAATCTCTTCTTTATTATTATCTTGCATAATGGCTTTATACAAAGCAGAACAAGCCACTACTAGAGCGGCTTGTGCATTTTTTAGGATGAATACTAATCAGATAGCGCTCTTTTAAGTCTCAAATATGGAGAGACTTGATCAGCAGCAGAAACTATATACTCATCTGCGATGCCGAAATCTGCATAATTTCCTTTTGTAAATTTTTCACTTGTTGATGTTCCATTTGATAAATCTACTTCTGCTGAACCTTTTCTCATGCTTACAACATATTTATTTGAAGATGCAGTTTTAATTTCTGCACTTTCTTTTTGAGCAATTAACACTGAATTTAACAATGCTTCTTCTACCCAAGGTTTTAATGCTACATGCAAATGTCCCTTGCCTTGATCAGAAGATTTAGCAATTTCAGCAACTCTTTGCCAAAATCCTAAACCACGCTCATCAGCTTTTACGATTGAATATGTACCTGAACAAAGTCTTTTTACAAATTCTCTTGCACTGTATTTTTCAAGTGATTTTTCAATTACCGGAATACAATCTGCATATTTTGTTGGAACTATAGCGACACTAATAACTTCTTTTTGAGCAGATGTAGGCTCATTAAATAAATTAGAAGCAACTCTGTCTGCTAATTCTAAATCGAAATTGTCTGCAGCTAATAACTCTACAACTTCTGATTTGGAAAATCCTTGGCTAGCATATTTTTCAGCTTGGGAACTGGCTACAACAAATGCGCCATCACTAAGTGTACGCAACTCATTGCGCCAATTATAAATCATGTCATCGGATATGTTTTTTTCAACCACAGTGACTTCTCCCCTTTTAAATAAAAATAACCCTAGACAAGAATGTTGTATGTCAAGGGTTTTTGTGGAACATATCAATATAATACAAAGAATTATAAAATATATTCCATAGGTAATTATAGTTAGATTGTAAAATAATATCAGTATTATGTGGAATTTTAGCATTCATAAAAAAACTGTAAAGGCAATGGAAGCCTTTGATGTCTTAAGTAGTGAGGGTATCGATTGGACTGGTTCATTCCAGGATACATTTAAAAAATACAATTTTAACTCTCATGATAAAATGCCTACCGTTTATGACCTAATAAATTTTATTAAGTATGCTAAAAATACAAGAATCTTGGATATTTATTCAAGAGATAAAAATAAAGGTTCTGATCTTAGATGGTTTTGCAAACAATTAATTACGTTTGTAGTTGATCAGCTTAGGCACACTGGATCTCCAAACGCAGACACACTTATCATTACTAATTTCTTAGCTCAATGTGCAAAAAATTATGAAACTGATAATCCTTATAATAAAATCGAAATTGGCACACCAGTTTCAAGTGAAAAAGCAATGACAATGTCAATGAAAAATTTAATTTCAATGAGATACGAAACATTGAATTTATTAACTGCAAATAATATTAACATTGAAAATAGTTGCATGATGTACATCATGAGAGGTGACGATGTCAAAAATCATGGTGTTAATGCAGATGATTATGCTAGAAATCAGATAATAGAACGTGCAATTGATAAATATCCTAAACTTGGATATTTTAAATCTTTAGACAGTGTTTTATTTTATTTGAAAAGTGACATAGCCACAAAAGATAATTTGTTAGAAATTTCTGATTATCTTAAATCATTTTCTCTTTCTGGTTTGAAATTTACAGATTTATTTTCTTTTGTAGATGGATTGACAGGATCTAGTTTAGATGGAAAATCTATTAAAGATATTATTTATAATGTCCAGACTGATGATCAATTAGAAATATATCTTTATCTAAGAAACAAAGTGGTTAAAAATAATAATGATTATGAAATAACCAAATCTCTTTTAGAGATTGTTTATAAATTTTTATCTTCATTTTACTTAACTAAATCTAATATCGAAAAATTATTAAAAGATGATATGTTTGTTGAATATTGTCAAAATCAAGGCGAAAATATAAAAGATCTATGGTTGTATAAGGGTTTTTCAACAGTTGAAGTAATGCAAAACTACTTAACAAAAAATCCTGAAAAAATTAAGAATTTCTCAGAAGATGCATTGGCAAGATTAAACGCTACATCACTCCAAAATATTAATCAATCAGCAATTGAAGCTCAACAATCAATTTTAAAAGATGGACTGTCTTTATTACAAAATGCTATAGACACAAATGTAATTAAGAAACTAGATCCTTTTGTAAGAGATTTTAATCGTGATTACTCATCAGAATATAAAAAGCCTGAAAAACCTTCAAATGCATCTCCAGAAGAAATGAAAGAATATGAATTGCAGGTTTCTGCAGCAAAAATCTTTACAGAATGGCAAATTAGTTATTTAGACAGAATGGAGCAAGAAAGATTATTTACATCTATTTCTAAAGAAGATTTGGAAAAATATGCATCTAATATGATAATTCTAGAATTTGATGCAAATCAATTAAAAGTTTTTTTAGAATCAAAAAATATTACCAAATTTCAAATTCAAGGTGTAGATTTTGTAAGTGGATTATGGAGAGGTTTATTTGTACCAAGGTTTCCTACACCTTCAGGACAACCTGTTCCAGCAATTGTAATTAGAACTGATGCATATGACTCTTTAGAACATCATAAACAGCTATCAGAAAATTTAGGATTTGAAGCTTTTAGGTTTACAGAATCTACTAGAAGACATGAAATTGCACATGCATTACAATATCTTGCTGTTGGTGATGTTATGCTAATGGAACCGCAAGAATTAAATCCAGAGCTTACTGAAGGTGAAGCTTATATTATGGATCCGGCAGAATTGTATGCAAGAGTACATGGAGATATTCCTTATTTATATAATTTATTTGATTCTAGAATTAGAAATCTAACTGTTTCTAAAAAAATATATGAAGCTGCTAAAGAACAATGGATTCACGACATTGTTAATGAAAAAATACACTTAATGTCTGGTGGTACTAATCTAAGAAGATTAATGATGCAAGATGAAACACCAGAATTTAGAAAAGAAAATTTTGGTAAATTAAAAAAATCTGATGGAACAGAAATTGAACTACCAGACCCTCTTGAGGCTATATCAAAAATTCTTGCAAGGCAAAGAATAAAACTTGAAATGATTTTTCATGATTTATTTACAGTTGCTGATAAAAGAGAAAAAAGAAAAGGTTTGATTAGCAAAAAGAATAGACTTAAAAAACAATTAGAAAGTCTTCCTGAATACGAATATTTAAAAAGAATTAATCTCGAGAAGGAACTTTATGAAGCAGAAACTGATTTGATAAAAGTTGGTCAAGAACTTATTGTTGATGTTGAAAATGTATCTACTTCTGTTTTAAAAGGTTATTTGAAAGATTATTTTACAAAAATAAGCAATGCTGTAGCTGAAGGTTTATTAGGACCCGATGTCCTGAATGTAGATGATCCTGATAGACCTAAATCTTCAGAAAAACCATCCGTCGAACCTGAATTGCCTACAGCTTCCGATATTTCTGATATTACTGAATTTATGATTGGACAATCTAAACCAATTCCTGGTGGAAGAAAAATTGATGAAATTATTCCATCATTCATGGGCAAGGCTTTACCAGCTGATTCTTGGACTTGGGAAAAGGGGACGGATCCAAATAGTCCAGAAAACAGAAAAAGACCTAAGGGAAATTTTCCAGGAATAGAGCCTGTAAAGCCAATGCCTCAATCTAAAATAACTATTGATGCAGATGATCCATTCAAGACAGATAAAACTGCGTCAGTCTATAATCATAACAGATCAAAAAGATAAAAAATCTTCTCCCAAGATAACTTTGATATTTCCCAAGGCTCTCTGCAATCTTTTAGAGAAAGAACTTTGGGAAATATTTAGCTTTAACGATGCTTCTTCTTGATCTAAACCTTCAAAAAAATAAAGCTCAATTGCTTCTTTTTGTTTTTCATTTAACTTATTGATTGCAGAATGTAGTGAAATAACAGTTTCAATCCTGTTGAATGGATCAGTGGAATGTTCTTCAACAACTACATCGCTTTCATAGTCAGCATGATCTAAATATTTATCGACACAAGATCTATATAAGTTGATATCTATTCTTGTTGATAAAAAATATGAGAAATAAGTAAGATTTGGATTGTACTGATCAACTATTTTTTTAAGAACTAATAAAGATTCTTGAAGCATATCTTCTCGATATGGTGACAATTTCAATTCTTTTTGAATACATCTTTGTATTGCACAAATAAATAATGGCTTGTAGAAATCATATAATTCTCCTAAAGCAGAGCCATCATTGTCTTTTACTTTTGAAATAAGTTCATTTATATATTCGTAGCGATCTTCATACACAAAAATTTTATACACTAAGGATTTTATTAATCATCAAGAATAATGAATGATTTTTAGAGCCACTATTTCTCAAATCCTTAATTGTATATACTACTTGCTCAATCATGTATGCTATTTTAGCAACAGAAGGTGTTGTTTTACCCATCTGAATCTTTATTCGGATTGGATTCTGAGTTTTGATTATAAACTCACTAGGGACCCAATTTTCGCCCAAATATTTGCCTAATAAATCTTTACATTCTAAAATCTCTGCAACTTTATTAGCATCATAAATATTTTTTTCTTTACAGTCTGAAACTACTAATAAAAAATATAGCTGTGAAAGCAAAATTAATAGCAAACCTTGTTCGCCAATTGCGCTGCATAGATTGTTGCATGTATCGTACACATCTTCATTTTTATTAATCAAGTGATCAATAAATTCAAAAATATCAGTGTTGTTGTCAAAAAGAGAATTTTCAATGTCTTCAAGTTTTACTTCATTCTTAACAGATGCATGCTTTCTAAGTTCTTGAAATAATAAATCAAGATCGTAAACAATTTTCTCTTTCTTATTGCCAGCAGTTTTAGATTTTATTCTGTATGTTGGACAATTATTTATTATCCATTCATAACATGGCTGATCTATTTTTATATCTAAACTTTTTACTTCTTTGTAGCAACATCTTTTGAGAGATTGAACATCGCCAAACATCGGAAAAGAATAATCAAATATTTTTCCAGATTTTTTTATTTTTGAAATAAAACTATTTCTACCATCAAAACTTTCATCATCGAAAAACAAATGGTATTGGTTGTTGTTCAGTTGTCCTATGATTTTTATTTGATCATTGCTTGGATTATCTACTAAAAATAGTTTGTCTGAATCGAAAAACTTAGAGTAATTCTTTATTTGAGATTCTAAATTGAAGACACTTACAATTGTATATCCAGGATGACTGCTAGACAACTGTTGTAATGCCATTGGCTTTGAACCAATAAAAATAGAACTCTCAGATAATACTACGCTCATATCTACTCCATTGGGAACATTATATGATTGAAATTATCTGATTGCAAAATACATATTGTATATGAATTGAAATCATAAAATTTAGCACTTATATTTTCTTGATTTATGACTTCCAATATTTTCATAAAATGATTTGTAAGATAAGAAACATTCAAATCTTCTAATTCTTCATCAAAAGTAATCTTGTCTGCTGCACCACCAGAAATATCACCTGAACTTGTTAAGATAATTTCTTTATTTTTAGTTGATAAATTAAACAAGTGAGAACCTGAAATATTGTTTATGAACTTCAAAGATTTTAGAAATTCACTTTTAGATACATCTATTGTTGTGATATATTTTGAATCAAAAAATCTCTTGAATCCATTATGAACACTTTGGTATGAGTTTACTTCAAGATTGGTGCAAAAATAATTACCATTATTACGGATAATTAGTTTGTTTTTATGTATTGAAAATTTTGAATTACTGTCAACAAAGTTTAATGACAACTCAGCTTGATTTTTACTTAGTAAGAAGGACTGTTCATTTTCATATTTTTTGCCATAAACAGAAATTCTGTGCTTATCTGAAGATTGAGCGTTGAACTTATTTTCAGAAATAAAGAACATTATAGATGAATATGGGTGCTCTTCAAAATCTGGAGCACATGAAAATGATGTAAACTTGATAGCATTATGAAAACTAGTTGAGTCATATTTTACGAAATCAATATTATCATTTATAAAAAATTCATTAGATATTTTATTTTCAAGGCTGTCTGCTTTTGATGTTTTTAACGATACTCTGGTTTTTTTGTTTCCAAAAACCAATTGATTGTCTGACTCAACGAATGCGAATTGAATTTCATCAGTTGGAAAGTTCGTAAATGCATTTGTAAAAATATTACAATCTATAGCAAAATCAATAAAATCATCATCAAAATCACATAGGTAAGTATATGCTGCAGAAACACCAGTACTTAGGTATATGAACAACTTATTGTCATGTGCATGAAAAATAAGACTATCGCCATTGATACTCTTATTTTCACGAGTTGATAATTTCAGTTTATCAATTTTATTGAATAACTGAAACTTCTCTAAGTGCTCAGACTTTTTAAGTTTAAATTTCAATGTAACTGCCCCTGGAATTCAATTTCAATACCTGGATTATATTTCGTAATCTGATTCATAAGACAAAGCATAAATGAACCTTCATCATCAACAAAATGTAATTTACCATCTTGATACCAGTCCCAGCCATTTTCAATCTGAGCTAAAACATCCATTTTGTTTACAATTAATTTAGTGATTCCATTCATTTGGCAAGCAGTATTTACTTCATCAACATTTAGCCAATCTATTTGTCTTGGTCTACCAGTAGTGGCTCCATATTCTTGACCAACCTCACGCAGTTTTTCAAATCGCTCGTCGTGTTTTTGGTATCCTTTAGCTCCAACATAGGTAGAATAACATTTGATAACCCCGACAACATTCCGAACTTGCTTAAAATTGAAACCATTATTTAATACTGCTCCTACTCCTGTATTTGACGATGTGACATAAGGATAATCGCCAAAGTCAACATCAAGCCAATAACCTTGAGCTCCTTCAGCTAAAAATTTCTTTGGGGAAGAATAAATCAAACTGTGCATATCAACAAGATATGGTTCTAATTCAGGAACATCTTTGGCACGAATTCCAGTACGGGCATACTTGTCTCTGTAACAAGGTCCGTTTCCAGTGCGAGTTGTTCCAATTTTTGTGTCTTTGGAATCTTCGTCAATGTGTTCTTGGGTAATTATATGTGCGTTTTCTGCTATTTTAAGGATTGATGTGTCAAACCCAAATCCTTTAAGATACCCAAGTTCGTCAAATAATTTTTGCGTATTGATAACACAACCATTACCGATGACACTAGGAATACCATGCAGAATACCACAAGGAACAAGATGCGTAACAATTTTCTCTCCATTGAGGTAAATTGTATGACCCGCATTTCCGCCTCCATTGAAACGGATAACGTAGTCATATTCACCAGATAAAGCCATTTGATTGGCTATTTTTCCTTTGCCTTCATCCCCATACTGCATACCGATAACTACATCAACAATTGAAGTTTCCATACGCACATTCTACTTCATAGCAGAGATGTTAGCAAGAGTTGTATTTATTTTTTGTTCAGTGAATCGTTCTCATCCTTTTTGTATTGAGTGTACACTTCATTAGCTTTTTTACGAATTCTAGTAAGAGCATTATCAACACATTTGGGAGGAACATTTAATGAATTTGAAATTTCTTTGTAAGATGAATTCATTCCATATTCATTGAAAATTTCAGCTTCTAAAGGAGTTAGTTTATCAATTAGTTTCTTGGAAGTTAAATCATATTCTTCTCTTCCAATAATATCAAGAACTAAATCGCACTCAGGAGATTCATCATATGGATTTTTCTTTTCAGGAATAAAATCAGCCAAAGTTTGGAGATTTCCATCGTCACCTAAAATAATAGGTGCATCTAAAGAAATAGAATCATTCAACACTGAATTTTTCATTCTTTTAGCACTTGCGATTGCTGTTGCTAAATGACGTTTACAGACTAGATTGACACAAAAGTTTTTAAAAGTTGTATCTTTGGTTGGATCATAGGAATTAACAGCTTTGTAAACTCCCAACCGCAATTCTTGCATTACGTCTTCTCTATCAGCACCTACTATAAAGTAATGGTTGCAGATTTTTTTAAGATCAGGCTCAACCATTTTCAAGAGGTAATTAAAAGATTTACTTTCTCCTCTTTTAGCTTTTCTAACGATGTCTACTATTCTTGGGTCTTCGGTTGCCATTTTTTTCCCGAAGGCACTTTACTTTTTACAATACTATTTACGCAGAATTTTTTTTCGCGTACCAGTCGATTACTTTGAGAATTCCGGTAATTGCTACGATATCCTCAGAAACAGTTTGCCTTATATTACAAGATATGTTATACAACTGTTCCGTTAACTCAACTAAATAAGTACTAGGAACAGATTTGCTTATATTTTCAATCTCAACATCCTTGTCTACCTTCTTCATTCTTACCAATCTATACTTAAATGCTTCCATTAAGATATGGGATGAATCTAATATCAAAGAACCCAAGCTTCTCCCCTCTTGATGTGCAGTAGAAATAATTCTAAATGATTCGCTTCGATCACAATTAAGAATTGAATAAACTAAATCAAATGATAGTTGTTTTGGAGACATGACAAGAAGTTCTCTAATATTTTCTTCAGATATTTCTTGCAAAGATGCCTGATCTAAAATAGAAAGAGCTGTTCTAGCACTTCCATCTGCTTGAACGGCAATCAAATTTAGTGCCTCAATATCATATTTGAAACTTTCATTTGTGCAAACACCAATCATAATGTCTCTTAGATTTACATTTGAAAGCTTTCTCATTGGAAATATTTGAGACCTAGTAACGATTGCTCTTAGTATTTTGCTTGGTTCAGTTGTGCAAAAGAAAAATTTCACAAAAGGTGGAGGTTCTTCTGTAATCTTAATTAATGAAGTTTGAGCTTGAGTGGTAAGCATGTGACATTCATCTAAAATGAAAATCTTATACTTGTACATCGGAGACAACCGCGCAAGTTGAATAATATTTTCCCGTATATGATCAACACCATTATTTACAGCACAATTAATTTCATATACATCAGGATGAGAATCATTTGCTACAGATTTACAAGAATCACATTCACAACTCTCATTGCCTGAAGTGCAATTCATCTTCTTTGCTGCGACACGAGCTAGAGTTGTCTTTCCTGTACCTGGAGGACCTGAAAGAATATAAGAATGAGTAGTTTTACCCAATGCAATTTGTTGCTCTAGTATTTCAGAAGATTTACTTCCCAAAATCTCATTAAAGTTTTGCGGTCGATATTTATTATATAAACTCATTAGTCATCTTCCATAGGAATAATTAATGGTAATGGATCTGGAGATTTAAGTAAATCAGGCAAACCTTCTTTTATTTCCCAATAAGGTCCCATGCCCATATGAACAAAATATTCCACTATGAATCCATAATCCATTACATCAAAGTTTCTTATTTTACCATCACCTTGAGGACTAACAGAGTAAATTGCTTTGAAAATAATCCATTGTTTTTTAGTATCTTCCAGCAGGGACCATTTTTCTTGCCATACAGCAAAGCAGTAATCTTTGCCTCGTGTTTCTGGATTAGTATTTAATACTTGCCTTACCCAACCTTGGGTTACTCCACTCATGACATATGGCTTGGCATTTTTAGGTTCATAACCTATCATTTCAGCAAAATAAATTTTAGAGAGATCCACATATCCAATAAATGGGTGATATCTCTCTTGTAATCTTTCTGCTAAACTTTTATTTTCTAAAGATTCGGTATATTCAGTTTCCACGTTTTATATTACCATAAAAAATAAACCCATCGATTTCGATGGGTTTAAAACTTTTAGAAGCTTAGTTGAGTGACTGCAACAACTTGACCATCTTCATCTCTTACAGCAGATGGACCAGTGTCTACACATAATACATCTTCTCTATCAAAAGGAATAAAATCCATTGATATTCTGTTTACAATGTAATATACACCATTTTCTGGTTCAGGAAGATTCTCAATAGATTCAAATTGGGTTTCTACAATTGGAATATCAGCTACCTTACCAATAACTCTTTGTTTTGTTATCACTCGACACGGATTTTCTGCTCTTGTCAAAGTTCCATAACCTGAGATTGTAATGTCATGACCAATAAGATTGACAAACTTTTTAAATTCTGAATACATTTTATTTACCTCAGAGTACATTACTTTCCGGTACTTCCCAATCCACCCGTTCGAGACTTGTTTGCTGTTTGACTAAATTCTTCTACTACAACTAAATCATGTTCTGCAAGCTTGGCTACAACCATTTGTGCAATACGATCACCATGATTGATAGCAAAAGGCATGCGATTGTGATTAAAAAGAATAACTTTCAATTCAAAATCTTCACCATCTCCTGAATAATCACAGTCAATTGTTCCTGGAGTATTTAGAACTGTGATGCCATGCTTTGCAGCCAATCCAGAACGAGGTCTAATTTGAATTTCGTATCCTTCAGGAATGTTAACATTTAACCCTGTAGGAACAATCAATGAGTTTCCAGGGTGAATCATCATCCCATTGGTGTAATTTGGAATACATGCACATAAGTCATATCCAGCAGCGCCTTCAGTTGCTTTCTTTGGAATTATAGCTTCTTCACGAAAAGCCTTAATCTCAACTGTTGCACGTTTAATATTAGCATTTGTTACTAAAACTTGTCCACTTCCTGATGTAGCCATTTAAATACCTTCCACATTCTTAATCATATCTGCAGTTATTTCTCTATCATCTGGATTGAATATCAAAGATAATGGAGCTTCTCTAGATTTTAGAGCTATTGTGAAATTAATCAATTCTCTTCCAGCTAAATGTCGATCCATCCCTGTAAGTTCTTTGACATCATCCAAAGATAATGTACTCGTTAATGTAACATCTGATTTGACATCTTGCAATTGTAACCAAATGTATTGAACAACTTTTGGTTCATCTTCAGTGCCTTCTTCTTCTTTTAAGACTGCATCTAAAATCTTTACTTCTCTAACTACTGGTTTTCCCATAAAACGATTTTACCACAAAATAAATCTAATGTCATAAAAAAAGAGGGGATCTCTCCCCTCTTTTTTATTTATGACCCGCAGGCTTCACAATCTGGATTATCTAACCTACATTGAGGAGCATCTACCTCTTCTTCCATAGGCTTGATTTCTATTTCAATCTTCTTTTCAGTTTGTTGAATGGAAGAAACATCAATTCCCAATCCCTTTAGAGCTTGAGCCTTTGGTTTAGTTCTAAGATAATACATACCTGTCTTCAAACCAATTTTCCATCCATAAAAATGAGCAGATGAAAGCTTGGATACAGTGGGTTCAGCCATAAACATATTCAATGACTGAGACTGATCAATAAAATAATTACGATCCCTAGCCATTTCAAGAATTGACTTGCCTTTAATCTCCCAAACAGTCTTATATACTTCTTTGATATCTGCTGGAATTTCATCAATATTTTGAACAGAGCCATTGTCGATAATAAGCTTCATTCTGATATTGTCACTCCATATCCCAAGATTGACAAGATCTTCAACCAAATGCTTATTGATAATTGCATATTCACCGGAAAGTGTATTTCTCTTGTAAATGTTTGCAGTGAATGGTTCAAAACATTCATTGTTCCCAAGAATTTGAGCAGTAGAAGCAGTAGGCATAGGAGCAACTAACAAAGAGTTTCTCAAACCGTGTGTCTTAATTTCTTCTTTAAGTGCTGAAAAATTCCACATACCTGAAAGATCATTCTCAGTTAATCCCCAAAGATCATATTGCAATAACCCTTGAGACGCTGGGGATCCTTCGAATGAAGAATAAGACCCGTATTTCTTTGCTAAATCATTTGAAGCTGTCAATGCTGCAAAATAAATAGTCTCAAAAATATCTTTGTTTAATTTACGGGATTCATCTGAATCAAAAGCAATACCCATAATAGCAAAAGTGTCTGCTAAACCTTGAACACCTAATCCGATAGGACGATGTTTGAAGTTAGAATTTGATGTCTCTTCTGTTGGATAATAGTTGATATCAATTACTTGATTGAGATTGACAGTAGCCTGATAAGTAACATCAAACAAAGCTCTAAAGTCAAACTTGCGAAGCTTTTTATCCTTCTCTCTTACTTTACCTGATGGAATTAAGACATATTTAGGCAAAGCAATAGAGGCAAGATTACATACAGCAGTTTCATTCTTGTCAGTGTATTCAATAATTTCAGTACAGAGATTTGAAGACTTGATTGTTCCAAGATTCTTTTGATTGCTCTTATAATTACATGCATCTTTGTAAAGCATATAAGGAGTGCCAGTTTCAATCTGTGAATCAAGAATCTTTTCCCACAATTCACGAGCCTTGACAGTCTTTAAACCCTTACCTTCAGCTTCATATTGTTCATACAAAACTGTGAAAGCTTTATTATCTGGTGAATCGTAAGCATCGATCAAACCTGGCACTTGTTCTGGTGAAAATAATGTCCAGTTGCCATTCTGCTCAACTCTTTGCATAAATAAGTCAGGTATCCACAAAGCTAAGAACAGATCTCTTGCTCTCATTTCTTCCTTACCTTGATTCTTGCGAAGATCTAAGAAGTCATAAACATCTCCATGCCAAGGCTCAAGATAAACAGCAATGGATCCTTTACGCTTGCCACCACCCTGATCAACATATCTTGCTGTCTCATTAAAGACACGAAGCATAGGGATAATTCCATTAGAATGTCCGTTGGTGCCCTTGATATAACTACCTTTAGCGCGGATCTTATGAATGTTGATGCCAATACCGCCTGCTGACTGAGAAATTTTGGCACAGTCAGATAATGTCTTATAAATACCTGGAATAGAATCATCATCGACATCTAGTAAAAAACAAGATGACAATTGAGGTCGATTTGTACCAGCATTGAAAAGAGTTGGAGTGGCATGGGTAAAAAGACCTTGTGAAAGCATATCGTAAGTCTTTTGAACCATTTCTAAATTGTCACGCCAGATTCCAACTGCAACTCTCATGTATAGATGCTGAGGAGTTTCCGCTGCTTTACCATCAACTTTAAGCAAATAAGATTTTTTCAATGTCATGAATCCAAAGAAATCAAAATTGAAATCACGATCATGCACAATCATTGCATCAAGTTCATTTGCATGGTTTTGAATTACTGAATATACTTCATCAGATATCATTCCAGACTTTTCGCCAGTTTTAGGATTGATATATTCATAGAGCTTTGTGGCAACTCTGGAGAAATCTTTTTCTACATCCTTGTACAGAGCAGTAATAGCAATACGAGCAGCCAACTTACCATAATCAGGATGGGTAGTAATCATAGAAGCAGCAGTCTCAGCACTTAATTGATCAAGCTCTGTGCTGCTTACACCATCATAAAGACCAGATACAACCTTAGTGCTGACAAGATCTGGATCAACCATATCGTGCAAACTATAAGTTAGCTTCTTAATCCTGGAGCCAATTTTTTCAAGCTTAAGTGGCTCTTTTGTTCCATTGCGCTTTAAAATATCCATACTTAGAAATCCTCGTCAAATGAGATTTGTTCTTTAACTTCACCAACACCACTTTTGACATAGTCAGCCACTCTCTTCTCAAAGAAATTGGTTTTATTAGCCATAGCAATATTTTGCATAAAGTCAAACGGGTTCTCAGCATTGTATATCTTGCCAACACCAAGATCCATCAGTAGTCTATCAGAAACATATTCAAGATATTGCTTCATAAGATTTGAATTCATGCCAATCAAGCTCACTGGCAATGCTTCTGTGATAAATTCTTTTTCAATAACAAGAGCTGAATCGATAATCTCAATTAATCGCTCTTTTGATAATTTATTTTCAACATGATTATTGTATAGATGAACAGCAAAATCTGTATGCAAACCTTCATCACGGGAAATTAATTCATTGGAAAAAGATAAACCTGGCATTAACCCACGCTTCTTTAGCCAGAAAATTGAACAGAAAGATCCAGAGAAGAAAATTCCCTCAACAGCAGCAAAGGCAACAAGGCGCTCGACAAAAGATTCAGAACCAATCCACTTAAGTGCCCATTCTGCCTTCTTCTGAACAGCTGGAACGGTATCAATTGCATTGAATAAATAATTCTGTTCTTCTTTATCTTTGATATATGTATCAATCAAAAGAGAATAGGTTTCTGAGTGGATGTTTTCCATCATAATCTGGAAACCATAGAAAAATTTAGCCTCTGTGTACTGCACTTCAGAAACGAAATTTTCAGCTAAGTTTTCATTTACAATGCCATCAGATGCAGCAAAGAATGCTAAGACATGCTTGACAAAATGTTTCTCACCTTCATTCAATTTATCCCAATCTGTCAAGTCTTGGGATAAATCAATCTCCTCAGCTGTCCAGAAAACTTGTTGAGCTTTCTTGTAATAATCCCAAATATCATGATGCTGTAACGGAAACAAAACAAACCTATTTTTATTCTCTTCTAGTATCTTTTCCATAATTTTTGACAATAAAAAATATCTGAAGCAATTTATCAGATATTCTTATATACCTTCCTGTTATTTATCGTGCGGGTTATTTTTCTAATAGTCAAACATCTTCCAATGCTTCTGGTCTTAATTTGCGTAATATTTCTACCACTTCAAAAAGATTCTTTTGAGCAATGTTTCGTTTCAATAGATAGTTTACCATATCATCGACAACTTCGCTAAAATCTTTTTCAGTGACATTGCTTATATATTTTGCACATTTTATAAATGCTGCATCAAATATATATTGAGATTGCAAATTATTAGTTTCAAAAAACGTATTTTTCACTTTATTAAATGAAATATTAAATTCACCTTTGTACGCCATGGCAACACTTCTCAATGTAGTCCACGGAGTGTAAGATCTGTACTTTATATTCTGATCACCAGAAGACAATTCCTGAGTAAATGTTAAATCACTTGGTAGTTTTTCACCAATCAAAAGCTTCCTGACTAAATCTTTTTTGAGTTTTTCTGAGTCGTTTGAATTCATAGTAATTATCACCACTGCAGCGTAAAATTAGATTCTCATTTAGCAAATCTGTATCAGTCCACCAAACATGTTCTATCTTAGCCATTTGCAAGGCTTTTTCACAATTGGGGCAAGGTTTAGCCAATCTAAATTTGCCATGTCTATTAATTCTGATACTTAATATAATAAGATCATCCTCTATACTTGATAAATCTAATTTGGATATAACATCACATTCTGCATGAATATATGGATAGTTTTTCCATTTTTCAATGTTCCACATTCGTCCTATTCTCAAGGCACTTTTAGAACCAGATGTTTCGTTATTCTTGCCCCACACTAATACTTTATTTTTTCTTATGGCAAAAGCATAATGAAAACAAGGTTTTGATTGATCAGATTTCCAATCATCAAATGCTATTTTCAATGCACGTCTTAATGCCAAACTATTCATTACAATGCAAATTTTATGTCAATTGCGAAGATTCTGGTAGATATACCCTTTGCCTTTTTCCCCGCAATTTCTGCACTATATTCCGATTGTCTGCAAATAAGAACAGAGCCATTTGTTAACGATTCTACTTCTCTTGACGCTAATCTAAATGCTGACATGACTGAAGAGAGAGCAGTTGGTCCCACAGACAAAACTCTTACATACTCATGTTCTTTTAAAACATGCAAAATGCTTCTTGATAAACCTATAGGATCAGTTGGTCTTCTGGAATCATCAGGATCATTAGGATCTCCACCTCGTGCTTTGAGAATCCTAGGATCTGTAATTTTTGGTTTCTTTTCATTGTTTGCAATTTTGTTTACTGGTTCTTCAATTATATCCATTTTTTTATCCTTCTAGCCCAACTAAAGCCATCTTATTCTTTACATTTTCAAGTGCTTCTTGAAATTCAGTTAATGTACAATTGTAAACTTTAGGATCGTACTTAATATCCTTTGTACCGCTTAATGCTGAGTTGATAATTTTAAATTCAATTTCGTTCATGCTGTAACGCATTAGATTTTGGATTTTATTTTTGTCTTCTACATGATCATAATAACAATTTTCATCGTCATCTTCTTCAGACATGTATACACTCATTGCACGAGGTGAAATTGTTTGGTAATTTGGATAGAGTTCATTGAATTTTTGAAATAACATAGAAGAGTGTTTTGATAAAAAATGTTTCTTTAATGCTAAAAGAGTAATAATTTTTTGACAAACTTCGCAACCATTTTCTGTTTTATTATCACAATCTGGAAGACATTCAAATGTTCTTGGCATTTTGTGAGACTTGCAAAATGGACAATGAGAAATATTATCTAAATGAATATTAATATTTTCTAAATGAAGCCATAGAATTTCACTATGATGATTTAAGATGTGTGTGGAAAGTGGATTTACCCATTTTTCACAAATTGGACATTTTTGTGATGGATTTCTTTTGCCAGCATTGTCAGCTTTAACTAAATTGATATAATTATGTTGTAATGCGCCAATAAAATAATTCTTAAATTCACCAGAACCATCATAGCGAGACTTTTTTCTTGCTCCTCTTGGTTTCCAGTTTGACAAAACATTGCAGAAAATTCTAATATAGTCTTGAGCAAAATCTTCTTGAGAATCATATAAATAATGATATTGATTCCACCACTCTTGCATATGTAGCATAGGTGGATAAAGTTTACAAATATCTTTATAGTGTTTGTCTATTAGAATCTTATTTCCAGAAACTAATGATTTTTGATAACGTAAAATTGCTTGCTCTAAATTTTCTTGAACTTTTAGGTGCTTTATATCATTTAACACAAAAGAACCCTCCCCGATAATAAAAATATTATAGTGCTGGAGGGTTGATTTGTAAACTACTTTGAATGCTTGATGTCTTCTATAATCAACACTAAGCTATTTTTACCAGTAAATGTGTCAATTTCAAGAGTGTAAACAAGATCTACTACATCATCAACCTTAAAACTATCAATTAAATAACCTCTGCGCCAAGCATTTGCAGATATCCAAGATTTTCCATCTGTAAATTTAATTTTTAAATGCTTGCCTTGTGATAATGGTTTTAATTCTGATATTTTAATACCCTTGGTGAAAAATAAGGGATTTGGATTTTCAGCACCGAAAGGAGCCAATCTTAATAAGTGATTGTATGTTTTATAATTTAGATCACCAAACATGAGTTTTGAATCTACTTCAATCTCTTTTATATTTGTTGGATCACCAATAACATTTGATGCATATTCATTCAATGCATCTCTCATTGCTGGAATATTATTAATAGCAAGTTCAAATCCAGCTGCAAAAGCATGTCCACCACAAACAGTTGAACCATCTGCTCTTTTCTTAAACAATGCCCATGCTTTTTCAGATTTCAATGCATTCAAGATGTTAAAGTTTCGAGTGGAACGACAAGAACCTTTTGCATATCCATCAGTTTTAAAAGAACACACTAAAGTAGGTTTATTATAAACTTCTGCTATTTTCCCAGCAATCAAACCAATCAATCCTGGATGCCAATCATCTGCACCAAGTATTAGTATATGTTCCTTTTCTAAATCAAAGTTTTTTTCAACGTATGCTACAGCTTGTGCAATATTTTCTTCTTGTTGTTTTTGTCTTTTAGTGTTTGCATTATTCAATGTATTTGCTAAAGACTTTGCAATAAAATCATCTTCAGCCAATAACAAAGATAAAGCTGTTCCAGAATCAGCCAATCTTCCAATAGCATTAATTCTTGGACCTATTTGAAATCCAATACTTGTTGTGGTGACTTCCTTGACTCCAGCAACTCGTAAAAGTTCTTGTATTCCAGGTTTTGTACTTCTGCTTAAAATTTTACAACCATAGTCTACAATTATGCGATTTTCATCTAACATTGGAGCAACGTCAGCTACTGTACCCAAAGCAGCAAATTCAATAAGATCATCTATCAAACTCATAATATCCATCTTGCGAGTTTTAGCTAATCCGAGCATTAATTTAAATGCAATACCACACCCTGCAAGATAATCAAAAGGATATCTCTTAAAATCTTCAGTTTTATGAGACTTGAAATGTTCTCCAGGATAGTTAGGGTCATCTCTGTTAGGATTCACAACCCCAATACAATTTGGTATTTTTCCATCATCAGAAGGATGGTGGTGATCTGTGACTATCAAATCTAAACCACATTTTTTAGCATATTCAGCTGTTTCAAATGCAACAATTCCACAGTCCACAGACATGAGCAATTTAGCTTCACGAGAAATGGCTTCATCTACAGAATGAACTTTGATATCATATCCATCTTCCATTCTGTGGGGAACTTTATATTCAAGATTGGCTCCCATCTTTTTAAGTGCTGTGACAACAATAGCAGTGGAAGTGATTCCATCAACATCGTAATCTCCCCATACAAAAATCTTTTCCTGATTGTCAATAGCATAATTAATTCTGTCTACAACAGGTTTGAAATCTGGCAACAATGACGGGTTGTGCAAATGTTTGATTTCTGTTTTAAGAAAATCATTAGCATCTTCAAGATTTGTGATTCCTCTTACTGCTAAAACTTTGGCAATTGTTGCTGGCATTTCAAGATCAAATGCTAACTCGTCTACAAGACCATTATCAGCTTTTTTGAGTTTCCAAATTGTTTCCATTATATTTTTACCAATAAGTCCTGTTGACCAGAAGATATCATTTCCTTTATAGACTCATCTAAAAAAGAAATATCATACTTGCTAGCAAAATCATCAGGGTCCATACCTTTAGGCAATAAAACCCTATGAGCTTTTAAAGAGTATTCTTTAATTTTAGATAGTATTTTTTCTGATGCAATTTTACCAGCATCATCAGAATCCATTATCACTATAATATTATCGCAATATCTTGCTGCTAAAGCAATTTGATAATCTGATATAGAAGTGCCACACAATGCACATGTATTCTGATACCCATTATCGTAAAAACTATACACATCAAAGTATCCCTCTACTAAGATGATATAGTTTCTTATAATTGCTTCTTTTTTAGCATTATTTAGAAAAAATAAATTTCTTGTTTTTTGATAAGGCTCATTTATCCATTTGCCTTTATTCCATTTATTAATTCTGTCTTGACATTTTGCCGGTTCATGACTATATGAATCCCAAAATGATTGAACAGTCATTTCTGCTGCTTTTGGAATTTGGCGACCAGCTAGAGCAATAATTTTTCCATCAACATCACAAATGGGAACTATTAATCTTCCCCTCAATAATGGAAAATGATATCTAGAATATGATGGACAAAATCCCACTAAATTATCATCTACTATTCTTTTGGATAAATTTCTAGTAGCATAATATTCTTGGGCAATGTTACTATCAGATAAATTACGAGTAAATTGATTATAATATGCCTTGCGATCTTCCATCTTGTGATTATCTCACATTAAAGGAACTTTAGCAACTAACGTATAAAACTTAAACCAGAGTAAGAATCTTTTCTTTATTAGGAATTTTGTCATGGATTTAAATGAATATATTGATTTTATAATTGTTGCTGAAGAACTTGACAAGTTGGGAAGATATGCTGAAGCTGACAATCTTGTAAGATTAGCTCAATTTCCAAATATGAACCCACAAGGCTTTGGCGGTTTTGGTAATATGGGGGCTGGAAATGGCAATTTATTTACTCCACAAATGCAAGGAGCTGCTATAGGTGGAGCTCTTGGTAATGCTGCCTTTAAGAGTCCTGTTGGAACTGCAATTGGAACTTTATTGGGAAGTGAAATTGGCAGAAAACAAGGGAATGAAATTCAGCAAAGAAATATCCCATCTGAACAAAAAATTCAAAAATTAAAAGAAGAATTAATCAAATTACAGGCACAACCAGAACCAAGAAATTATGTCAAAATGCAAGAATTGCAAAGACAAATCACAACTGAAGAAAAAATTCTCAAAGACACTCAAGCTCTAAGAGCACAAAATCAACCTCAGCCAGCAACACAAACTGCCAATCAAACAGGATTACCTGCATCAGCATCATTAGACCAATTAAAAGCATACAACGCAGCAAGAGATGCTAAATCGTTTGATGAATTGCAAAAATTAGTAGCGAATTTCACTTTAGCAGAACAAGCTTTAGCATTTAGATTCTGGAATTTAAAATCTCAACAAGCAGCAACTCAAACTCCAGGGCAACCAGCTGGACAATTGCAAGCTACACAAATGCCACCTGCTGTAAATAATATTCTTATGAGTATGTTGTATGACTCAGCAATGACAACTCCACAAGCTATCTGGACAAAAATAAGTACTTCTGAACAAATTCCAGAAGGATTGAAAAGAGCAGCATTTGATGAATTCTTAAAACTTAGAAGTAATCAGATTTACGGAGCTCAACAAGCACAAGCACCTGTAACAGCACCACAGTTTACACCAGCAGAAGATGCAGAAATTAACAAATTAGTATCTCTTGCTTTCGGGCAAGAATCAGGACGAAAATTTAATTTTATTAAAAATAAATTCTTAAGAGATCAAATTACAAAACCAATCTACGATGAAGCAATTAAGAGACTAAGAGAGAAAGTTACATTATTGCAAAGTATGAGATAAAAGTAAAACAAAAATCCCCTCCGAAGAGGGGATTTTTTTATTCTAGCATTTCTTTTGCAGCATCATCAAACGAGATTCCATCATCGTCTTCTTCATCAAATGGATCTGTGATGTTTTCCAGTTCTGATGGTGGACCTTTTTTAACAGCAGCAAGAAGATCATCAAGTGGTTTTCCCAACACTTTAAGTCTTCCACAGATATACTCAAAGGCAGTGGTAGAATTGTCTCCACGAGTACGTTTTTCTGGAGAAGCTTGACTCATAAGAAGTTTTACAAATTCATATGGGTCTTTGGATTCTACTACTTCGCCAGTATCAACATTTGTATAAATAAACTTCTTGCGAACTTCTTTGATATATTCAAAGCCTTTAGCTTTTGCACGATAAAGAAATTCATCTACAGGATTGGTGTTGTCATCATCGGTAAACATGATCTTAAAAATACCAGTAAGACCAGGAGTTCCATAGCGAGTTTTCATCACTAGTACTTTTGATTTACCGCCAATGATTACATCTTGACCAGCTTCATCCTTTTTGGTTACCTGACCATTTGCTCCGTTGATTTTATTAATCCATAAACGCATATGGGTAAAGTAATTCATAGCATTACCGCCAGATGCTTGCTTTACCATGGAACCAGGCATTGCACCAGCACCCATATAAAGTTGGTTGATAAGAACAACAATAGTTCCAGATGTAGCTGTTTTAGCAGTAAGATCTTTTGTTAATCGCTTGACAAAACGAGCATGGAGACCAATTGTCTGTACTTGCTCCATTGATTTTGCAAGTTCATCTTGTGGAATCATTGCAGAAACAGAATCTACAATAATAACAGAATAATCACCAGTGTCTGCCATATACTTAAGAAGTTCGCCATACTTTTCAGCAGAACCAACATTTTCAACAAGAACAAGGTCTTTAACACTTACACCACAGCTGGTTGCACGTAAAGGATAGTATGAATTTTCAATATTGAAAAATGCACATTTTTTGCCTTGCTTTTGCGCTTCGGCAATAAGTTTGTACCCTAACCAAGTTTTTCCAGATTGTGATTCACCACAAAATTCAACAAGAGTGCCTGAAGGTATACCCATACCAGCACCCAAAATTGAATCAACTTCAAAAACTCCAGTTGGAATAAACTCAATCTCTTCGGTGTCACCAGACTTGATGCATTTTTCATCAATGCCTAATGACTTCATTTTTTGTTTCAATAACCGAAGCTGATCAGCGCTAATTACTTCTGATAAATTGTCTTTTGAATCTTTTGATTTAGCCATATAATCTCCTCAAAAAGGGGATGGTTTCCCATCCCCTTAGTAATATTAGTCGTTTAACCAGCCCATTGAATCTTCATCATCGTCGTCGTCATCTTCAACAACAACTGGCTTAGGAGCAACCTTAGCAGTTCGAGTTGGTTTGACAGGAACAACTTCTTCAACCTCATCATCTTCCACTACTGGAGCAGAGACTTTAGGTGGAGAAACTGTATATCCTGAATCAGATTTAGGCTTTGCTACAACTGCACTGGAAGATTCTCCCTTAACAAGAGTGTGCTTGAAAATCTTATGCAAAGGATAACCGTATGCAAAGAAGTCATTCCACTCAGGCATTGAAGGATCTGATTTACGATCAAGAGCATACTGTGTACGCTCAGTTTCGAGTTCTTCAGGAGTAGGCTCACCAGCTTTGCGTAGTAATTCAACCATTTCGTCATCTACTTCAACATTTTTGGATTCAAAGTAAACATCGTATTCGACAGACAAAGGTGGTTGTTTGCCAGTAGCTTTGGCAGTGATTTTTACACAAGGAGATAAACGGGAACCATAATGGCGAGAATCATCTTCGCCATCCCATTCTTCATCTTCGTAATTGCCTTGAGTCTTCTTAGCAATTTCAGAAAAGATAGCCTTACCCTTCTTGAGAATCTTTACTTTCCATGTGCCATCTTCTTGACGCTCAAGAACATTCTGTGCATACTGGGTTGTGAAGATATAACCCATCTTGCGCCAAGGGCATTGATCTGGATCATCATGTCCAATGCGGTTGAATGACTTGTTGACATCAGCATCTGGAAATGGAACCTTCATAGTCTTGCCACGAAGTTCTGGATCGTTGTTAGGATTAGGCACATATACCTTGTCGGTATATTCATGGAACATATAAGGATCGCCAACAAGTTTAAGACGACGAGTAACCTTAGGAGAGTCTTTAACAGACAGGTTTACAATAATGTCTTGTAACTTAGGGAAGGAATTCTGCTGCGGACGAGCAGGGTTGGAAGCAAGCATCTGAGATGCTGAAACACGTCGAATCATTTTCAAACTCCGTTCTGGGGAACACAGGTCCCTCTTCAAATATATTACTATATGTTGATGGCTTTTGCAACAGAAATGGAAAACTTATTTCATTCTTCCATTTCTAGTTCTTACACTAGCACTATCATTATTATACTGCTTTAACGATGGTCGATCCTTACTGTAAAGAGAAGACAAACCTTCATTGTTAAAGCTTTGATTGATTCTTGAAAGAGCTTGATGTTCTCTCATTAATCGATCCATTTGAGTTGCAGCAAAATCAATATTTTTCAATACTGCTTCTGTGTAACTCAAAAGTCTTTTGGCATGTGATAATGCCACCGAAAATGGACTTACTGTAAAAGTAGCTACTGCATCCTTATCAGGTTTAGTACCATTTGTCAACTTCATTGCTATTTCTCTCAAGTTTTTATGTGCTTGAAAGATCATTTCATAATGAGCATACACTATGGCAATGATTTCGGACAATCTTGTTCTATATTGTACTTGCAATGCATACATTGCAGCATGAGCTTCAAAATCAAAATCATGCTTGTTGGGAATTGAAATATCCCAAGTGGCAATTTCTCTTCTAATTTCAAATTCATTATAAACAGGCAAAGATGCAATTGCGAATTGCCATATTTCCACTTCTTCAGCAAAACTTTCTTCTGTAACTCCCTTGATTCTTTCAGCAATTTTTTTAGCAAAATCAGGGTCAGTCCAAGGAGTTATTTCTGGTAAAGGTTTCCATTCGAAATCAGCTAAAAGAATTGTGTCATCATTTTCTTCGCTTATATTTTCGTCATCTTCTTCTGTATATAAATTGCTCATAGCATTTCCTCAATCAAATAAATTGTCACTTAATAATGTATTGAATTTATTCGTACTTTTTGTTGGTTTGTCATTTACTTTATTAGACATTATTTGATCAATTGATAGTGAATTTTTATCAGCTAATCTTTTAAGCCTTGCAGCATTCTTTTCTTCTAAAGTTCTTTGAGTAACTATTTCATCCCAATGTACCATGAAGTCTTCCAGATATTCAAATTGTAAGATATCAGTTAAACAATCTAATGCATTATGTTCAGCCAAAGCTTGAATCATCATTCGGTTAGGTCTTGTACGATAGCAAAGATCCTTGATATCTTCGTAAGGTTGATTCTTTATGATATCTTCAGCACGAGCACCTACACCCTTGACTGCAGATAATGGAAGAATAATCTCACCTTTAGTGTTTACCATAGTATCAAGACCAGACTCATTAATATTAGGTTCCTTGACAACTATTTTATCAATTTGACATTCTCTTCGCAATATGGCAAGTTTATCTTCATCCAAACGGTCTATTTGAATACAAGATCCAAGCCATTCTGAAGGATAATAATATCTTAACCATGCAGTGAAATATGATAACAATGCATATGCACATGCATGGGATCTATTAAATGCATATCCGCCAAACTTTGCCATTAATTGAAGAACAGAATCAACTATTGTTTCATCTACACCCTTTGCGATACTTTTTGTCTTGAAAAGATTACATGCATCATCAAAGTCTTTGCCTGATTTTTTCGAAATAGCTTTTCTTAATTTGTCAACTTCAGTCCAAGTGAATCCAGCCATATCACGAGCCATTTTCATAGCTTGCTCTTGATAAACCATAATTCCATATGTCACACCCAAGTGTTGTTTGATAACAGGATGGTCATAATGAACACTTTCAGGGTTTTTCTTTCCAAATGCATATTGTGGAATAAAATCCATAGGACCAGGACGGTAAAGAGCAGCAACAGCAATCAAATCTTCAATATTAGATGCTTCAACATCTCTTAGAGCCTGTTGCATTCCCTTAGACGCAAATTGAAAAACAGATGCAGTTTTACCTTTTGCATAAATGTTCTTAAAAATCTTAGGATCTTCCAAATCGATATCTTTAAACTCTATCACTTTTCCATGCAATCTTTTGATGTGCTGTAAACACAATGAGATTTGTTGAAAAGCTGCCAATCCTAAGAAGTCATACTTAACAAGACCCATGCGTTCAACATTTTTCATGTCATATGCTGAACACAAGTTTCCTTTAGAGTTTTCAATAGGTGCATGCATAAATATAGGTTCAGATGAAACAAGCACACCACTAGCATGAACACCAAAGTTTGAAATGGTGCCTACAAGGTGAATAGCATTGTCAATTTCTGTCTTCCATATTTTGTAATAATGGACAAACTCAGAACTTTCTTGAATAGTATCTTCAATAGTAGATCCAGGCTTTTTGGATATAAGAGCAGATATCTTCAATGCTTCAGAATGAGTGTAATCTCCATGATGATTGGTAAATCTTTCACTAGATTTTAGACACCCAACCACTGCAGCTTTAGCACCATACCTGCCCCATGTTCCGATTTGTGCAACATGCTCATCTCCAAATCTGTGCTTGGTCCAGTCAATTACATCTGCTCTTTTAGAATCATCAATGTCTGTATCGACATCAGGAAGAGCAGCAATTTTGGAAATTCTTAAACCTTGTTCAGGCAAATCTTCCGTAATACCAAGAATAACAGAAGTCCAAAGTTGAGATTCATTAACTTTTGTTTTAATCCCCATTTTTGAAAGACTATAAACGTATGCACATAAACCTTGATTTTCTAAAACCCACAATTCTTTTTCAATGTCAGGTTCTTTATCAATATAGTCAGGATTTTGGCTCAACCAAATTTTAGAAACCTTCTTGAGTTTTTGAACAAAAGGCATTTGATCAACATGAGAATATTTCTCCATCCATTGATTCACAGGATATTCTGAACAATCAATCTTATATTGAGTGCCACGACCAGGATTGAGAAATCTTTCAAACATAAGATTCCAACGAACAGGATCAACATTGCAAACTTCTAAACAGAAATTTACCAATGACCCTACACCAGAACCACGAATTCCATAGTGAATGTCTCTACCTTTCATAAATTCAACCATTTCGCGTTGAATTAAGAAATAGTCAGTAACGCCCATGTGCCAAATCTGAGTTAGTTCATAATGTAACCGAGCTAAATACTTCTTATTTGCACCAAAACCAGCAAGTTTTAGACCATTCAAACATAGGTATGCCAAGTAAGCTTCATTATCTTTGTAATAAGGAAGCTTAGAGTTCTTGAATTTTCTGAAATCTGGATCATCAGGAATATTAGCTTTTGGAAGTAAGTGGGGAACATCCAACTTTAAGAAGTCTTCCACCATCTCGGAAATGAGAACAGAGTTTTTCAAAGCTTCTGGTGCACCAACACCAAACACTTTTGTCATGTCATCATAAGATTTCAAAAAGAACTGGTGAGAAGAGTATGCTTCTTTTTTGCCACCCTTCTTCTCAGCACCTGATCTGGAATCTCTTTGATCTCGCATTTGAATAAGAACATCGTGCAGTTCCCAATCAAGCTTATCTAAATAATGAACATCATTTGACGCAACAACTGGAACGTCATATTTTTTAGCTAAATCTAAAAGATGTCCCATGTTATGTTTCTGTTCTTCAATACCATGATATTGAAGTTCAACAAAATA